GTCCTCGAACACTTGTACGCAAAAAGTACGACCATGGTCGACTACCCTCGTTCACTATCGTCGACCATCATCGTGTAGTCGACCATGGTCATGGTATGGTGACCATGGCACACATGTAGTCGACCACTGTAGCGTAGGGTGGTACATGGTCATGTGGTGGTGACCATCGTTGTGACTGTATGTGACTGATCGATGGTATGGGACAGTGGACGGGTGGTGACGTAGCTTAGCGTGGTGTGTCGTGTAGTCGAGTATGTACGTGGCATGGCGATCACTGTCGTAGCTGGGTCGTTAACATGGCTAACGACATGACTTTGCTTGCTCATGCTAGCACGTGGGCTAGCATGGACCGATCGGTACACCGTTAGCAACGGTAACTAACGATCACATCGTCGCAGGTCAGAGGCTATGCTTGCTCATGCTAGCACTATGGCTAGCACACGTGGCCGTGCTCGGCAGCCGGCCAGCTAGCGCAACAGGCAGGCCGACCTGGTCTCGCCGACAGTGGGGCTCGATTGACAACAGGCCGGCAGTTCTTAGGGTCGACCATGCATGACTATAGCCATGGATAATCGAGAGTGGCGGGGGCGGCCGAGATCTCGTTACCATCCCGTTACCGTCTTGCAGCCATGCTGTTACCATATTAGTCGTTACCTCGCCTAACTATGTAACTCGGGATGCCTCTTGCGACTGATGTGACTCATGTTGCTGTTGTCCTGTTACTCCTGTGACCAGAGTCCGTTTTGTCCTAGTTCCGAGGCATTCGAACACCGTTCGAATTATGGTCCTGACCTGGACATTGGCGTATTCCCCGACACTAGCGTATTCTGAGAGCAGTGGGCAAGAGAAATCGGGCCCGCGCGCGGGCCCGCAGCGGGCCCGGGCAGGAGGGCCCGCCAGAGGGCCCCGGAACACTAGAAAGGGCACACCATGCCTGGCACCACTGACACCACGACCAATCCCTCCGAGACCAGCGCGCCGGCTAACCCGAGTCCCAGCGGCTTCTTCGCGCTGAGTGCGTTCGGTGCGGTCACCCTGGTCAAGAAGACCACGGTCACCATTCCGCCGGACGTTGCCGCCGCTCTGGCGGAGGTGCCCGGAATCCTGGCCACGATGGAAAGCACTTACAAGATCCATCTTGACCTGAGGGCCCGTAAGGCGGACGCGACAGAGCAGGATGCGGAAGACTTCCGCAATTACATCCGCGCGTATGCCGAGCTCCACAACCTCAACCCCTACCTTCCCAAGCACGCGCCGGCGCACTGGACGCGCAAGGATGCGGACAAGGACGCGAGTTTCCGCGTTACGGAAACCGACCCCGAGACTAACGCTCCCGTGGCCGGAACGATCACGGAGAAGAACGGAACCGTGGTTCCCGTCAAGTGGATTCCGGACAACAAGGTTGACCCCACGTGGAATGTCGGGCATGACATCCACTTCCGGCTGACCGTGAAGAAGCCGGCAGCGGAGAACGCCAACGGTGAGGTCACCGTGACGCAAGGTACTCCGCAGCCGGCGCGCCGGCGCACGTCGCGCGGTCAGCAAATCCTCAACCGCAACTAGCAGCGCAGCCGGCCGGCCACGCGACACGCGCGGCCGGCCGGCTAGGCAGCATTCGGGGCAATCGTCCCGCGTGCTACCTAGCCGGCAACGGTGAGGCAGGACACAGCAGGAGGACAGGACAATGGCAACCAGGGCATACAAGCCAACCCCTAGCGGTATCACGCGCGGTAAGTGCCAGCGATGCGGAAAGATCCTGGCACTCGGCGTTAAGGGCAAGCTCCACGTTCACAAGAATCAAGACGGCCGTTACTGCTACGGCAGCAAGCAACTCCCGTTGTAACTGTCCCTCCTATCCGGCATCGCTCACGGTGAGCGCTAGCGTCCGCAGCTAGCGTGCGAGTCCGACTCTCGCCAGTGCCGCGATTCCCCGTGTTCCTGGTCCTTATCCGGATCAAGCACAACGCTGAAAATGCGTACACCAGGAACACGGGGAATTCCACGTTTCACGGCTACGGGTACCTCAGTAGCGTAGCTCAGTCCGGCATGGGTGACCGTACCTAGCCCATGCCACCCAAGAGGGAGAGAAGATTTCGCCATGCTCACCATGATACCCGCTGATACTCTCTACGCAACGCTGGCGATCACGGCAGTCACGTACCCGCTTTTCCGGCGCGCCTACCGGAGTAACATCCGGGGCATCGTGGCCGAGATTTTCTCGCCTGTTTGCTACGCGCTGGCATTCAGTCCGTTCTTCGCGCTATCCGTGGTCATCACCACGATGGCCGTTCACGTCTGAAATTCGCAGGAACTGACTCCCCATGAGCGCACGCGGGAATCCCCCGCGTGCGCTCACGGGCATTCAGCCCGGTACTGAGCAGGAAAGGAGGAATCCAGGACGCATGGCAGGATCACTGCTCTCACAGTTCGGGGCGGTCACGCTAGTTGACAACGGTAACCACGTCGCCGAGCCCGGGAAGCTAGCGGAATTCCGGGAGATGGCGCTCGCCGAGATGGCTGCCCATGACCTGTCCGCATGGGGATTCCAGTTTGACCAGGCCAAGCGCCGGGCCGGCCAGTGCCGGTACGGCAGGAACGGCAGCGCGGGAACGCTGAGCTTCTCCGCGCTGCTCATGTCCCTGTGGATTCCGGAGCACCAGCGCAAGACCGTGCTGCACGAGATCGCGCACGCGCGGACGCCCGGCCACTACCACGATGCCGCGTGGCAGCTGGAGTGCATCCGGATCGGAGTGGAGCCGGACAGGACCTGGGGACACGACGGCGAGGCAGAGCTGGAGCCCCGGTGGGCGGGGACGTGCCCGGCCGGCCACGAAACCGGACGGGAACGCCGGCCGACTAAGCAGATCAGCTGCAACCGGTGCAGCAGCCACTACGACACGCGGTTCCTGTTCACGTGGACCAGGAACTACTGAGAAAGGAATCCAGGAAATGGACGAGGACTTCGAATCCTGGTGGGACTCCCTGCCTGATGACTCCATGCTCAGCTACTCCTTCCTGCGCATGGCCTACCTGGCCGGCGCGCGGAGAGCCACGCACTACGATCCCGCACTTGACCGTGTCTAGAGAGGAAAACCCGGAAATGACCGCTCTCCCGGACATGACCGACATCGAAATGGCGGCCAGCGATGCCGCCGCTGACGCGCTGTCCCTCCCGCACGGCAACCGGGAAGAAGCAGAGGCACTAGCGCAGAACGCCGCTTACCGGGCAGCCCGCAAATCCGGGGCAAGCCCGCTGGCCGCTGCCGTGCTTTCCCAGAAGGTAGTCGCTGAAATGCTCGGCGGCTGGGAAGCCATGGGACGGCTGATCCTGAACTGACGCCGGATCGTGGCCCCGGATTTCCCGTGACAGGGAAATCCGGGGCCATGGCCTTACGTGGCCATCAGGAACCGACAGGAAGGGAAATCGACCATGGGAAAGCACTCCCGGGACATCCCGGAGACGGAAGGCAGGCAGCAGCCGGCCGGACCGCTAGAGGAGATAGCGCAGCTAAGCATGCTGGACCTGCACTTCCTGCTGAACTTCATCGCGCTGCGGCACCCGGATGCGTACGCCGAGGCACGCAGCGCGCAGGAGGAGCTGGCCGCCGGCAACGCCGCATACCAGTCCCAGCACGGGCAGGCCATCACCATCAGCAAGGACAGCGAAGTCTGGGCCAGCTACGCAACCGCGATCCTGACGGCTGAGTCCCGGGTCACCGTGCACGAGGCCATGACCGGGGATGACCTGATCACGCTGATCACCAGCGCGCCCAGCAGCGAGGACGCGCTGAACGTCGCCCGCAGCGCGCCGGCCCAGGCCCGCTACGGCGCTGCCGACACGCTGCACGTCGACACGGCCGGCCATGGCGTGCCGTGGATCAACCGGGCCATCGTGACCGAGGCCAGGGCGTAGCCGTGACCGAGCTGGTCAGCCCGCACGACGTCCCCGTCAGCAGCGAGCCGCACTGGCGGGACGTCTACGCGCAGGCTGAGCGCCTGGAGCAGGAGGGGCAGATCGAGCCCGTCCTGCTGCGCGCGGACGGCACGCCGGACCCGGACAGCTGGGCCCACGCGGACGCGCAGGTCATGGCGGCCCGGTACCTGGAATGGCCCACGATCCTCATCACGAGGAAGGACACGTCATCGTGAAGCACCCCAGAGCATGGATAGCGGCCCTGGCTGTAACAGCCTGCCTCTTCGGAGTAGCCGCCACGCTGGCCGTGCAGAGCATGCCCGCCCCGCAAGGGCAGGTCATCTACCAGACCACGGGCACGAGTACCGCGCCCGCGTGCCAGGACCTGGCACGGCAGTACGGCGATGACGGGCTGACCTGCCCGTAAGGCACTGACTCGATTGGCTGAGCGCTCCGCACCGTAACGCACGGTGCGGAGCGCTTCCTTGTCCAGTCAGGGCAACCGAGAAAGGGAAACCACCATGAAGCTCCGGATCACCCGACGCCGCGCGCTACTGCTCACGGGATCGCTCGTCCTGCTCAGCGGCGCTACCGCCGGCACCACCTACGCGGTCGCGCAGTCCAGGGGGACAGCGATTCACCTGCCGGCCGGCACGTGCCGCGCGACCCAGCCGGTCTACACCGACAACACCGACCAGCTGGTAGGCACCTGGGTAGTCACGCTCAAGCCCGGCCAGGAGGTCTTCCTGCCGGACAGCGACGTGGCCACCTGCCTCCGGGACGGAACGCTGGACGTCGAGCAGCCGTGACCGGTCCCGCCTGCACCGGAGCCAACGACGGCTCCTGCCCGAAGCACCCCGCAGTCCAGGTCGCGCACCTGTCCGCAGACGGCTTCCCGGTCACCGTGGGCGCGAAATTCTGGGACAACAACCTGACCGTCGTGCAGGTGACCCGGGTCGCCGCCTGGTCCAACGGGTACGCGGACTCCGGCGAGACCCAGACCTGGCACAACACCACGCGCGGCGGCTCCGACACCATGTCCGGCACCATGCGCCAGTACGGCCGGCTAGCCCGGTACTTCGAGGGCAAGGACGCCGAGCTTCACGAGCCCGGCACCACGTACGCCAGCACGAAGCAGCACTGACCAGCCAGCCCTAGCGACCGCGCCCCCGCAACCACGGGGGCGCGGTCGCTTTGCTGCCCGGTCAGGGCAACCAGGAAACTACCGGAAAGGGCAACACCGTGAGCAACGACCGTACCAAGAACGGCCCGACTCCCAGGCGCAGCACCGTGCGCGCGGCCGGCGTGGCGAAGCGGCGCGCGGACCTGAGCGGCACGAAGCCGTGGGCGTTCCGCGTCCCGGACGCCGCGCCCCGCTCCCAGGAGGCGGAGGCCATGGCCAGCGGGCGCACCAGCAGGCGCGTCCTGCCCGCGCGCCGGACCGGACGGCGAGGGTGAGCGCGCAGGAGCTGAACGAGCGCGCGGACACCACGTACATCACGGTGCGCGTGTACCTGGACGAGGCGCACGCCTGGGACGCCCGGGAGATCGTGGCGCAGGCCCTGGAAACCTCGGCGGATGTCCTCGCCGCGTACGAGGTCCTGGGCGGCGACGACTCCCTGGTCTTCGCCAGCCTGCCGCTGACCTGAGCTGGCACGGCCGCCCGTGCGCTCCCGCGCCTGGAATGACAGGCGCGGGAGCGCATCGCAGCCCGGCCAGCCCGGGGAGAGCAGGAGAAAGGCAGCACAGGAAATGAAGCTCAAGCGCATGGATTACGTCATGTCCGGGATCGTCGCGCTCTGCCTGGCCGGCGGCATGGCGGGCACCGTGGCGATCCCCGCCGAGGCGGCCACGGCCACCGCGTGCACGTCCAGGACCACGCACAGCCACACGGTCAGCTCCCGCGGGAGCGTGTCCGACCGGTGGACCACGAAGGTCACCTGCGGCAAGGACTACACCGAGGCCGAGCACGGCTGGTCGCGCAGCTACACCGGGGCGTCATCCACGTTCCGCCTGGCCAAGGTGATGCGCTTCCCGTGCTGGACGGAGCACGAGGTGCGCAGGTCCGTGAGCAAGACGGGCATCGCGCACAGCACCGTCACGGACTCCCGGGGCTGCTAGCAGCTCCTGACTCCTCAGCCCTAGCGCCCCGCGCCCGCTCACCCGGGCACGGGGCGCTTTGCTGTCCGGTCAGGGCAACCAGGAAAACGAGAAGGGAAAGGAGGCGGGAGGAGCATGGGAGCAGGCAACGACCTGGACGTCACCTACGACACCGTGTTCGGCAAGGTCCGCGTCTACAGCGAGCCGGAGCAGCCGCCGCTCGCGGACTGGACGGTCACGGACCCGCGCAGCGGGCGGGTCCTCGGCTTCATCACCGACACCAGGGACGAGGCGGTCATGTCCGGCGTCCCGTCGTCGCAGAACCCCGTGGCTGACGATGACGAGGACCCGCTCAAGCCGTTCGAGTGCCACGACGGGCGCGGGCGGTACCTGAACCTGGCCTACCAGTCAGTGCAGGGAGCGGCCACGGCCATCGCCGGCAACGCGGGACTGCGGCGGCACCGGACATGAAAACCAGGATCGTCGGCTCCGGCGAGATCGCCGCGCAGCCCGGCCGTCCGCTGGACGCGGAGTTCTGGACCGGGCAGCGCAGCGGCGAGACCCGTGAGGCATGGCAGCGCAGGCAAGACGCCGGGGAGCAGCTGCGGGTAGCCGCACGGCACATGGACCTGGCGCAGGCTGCCATGGCCCGTGCCCGGGAGCTAATGGAAACGGAGGAGCCATGAGGTACGCGCACGTAAGGCAACGAGACGGCATCCCCTCAGCGGAGACCGTCGCCCGCTACCTGCCGTCGAACTACGAGGTAATCCCGGGAGAGCCGGGCGTCATCACGATCGGCGGTAACGACAACGCAGGCTGGACGCTGGACGAGTACGTCATCCCGCGCCTGATGTCCGGCCTGATCAGGGCGGAGGAGGTACTGCTGTTCCGGATCTACGCAGGCCAGGGCGGTGACCCCCGCGAGGCTGCGTTCCCGGACGCGGACACGATGGTGGATGCCTACCCGGACCTCGTCGCCGCAGAGGCATTCCACCCGCAGCGCCAGCAGTGGGAGCAGATAGACAGCCTGGTCGCCGAGATCAAGGCTGCACGCAGGAACTGACCCGGTTAGCCGAGCGGCACCGCCTCGCGCAAGCGAGCCGGTGCCGCTTCCTTGTCCGGTCAGGACACCAGGGAAAACGAGAAAGAGCAGGAGAAACGACGATGACTGAACTACAGCCCGCGGACACCACGTTCATCAGCCACAAGCACAGCGAGACAATGCGGGAGGCACTCGGCTACGCCCGAGGGCGCATGGACGCGAGCACGTCCGGCCCTCCCACGGCCGGCATCGACCGGTGGATTAGCCCGGAGCTCGCGTTCGCGCGTGCCTACGCGGACGCTCGCCTGGCAGACCGCGCACCGTCCCTGCGCAGCGCGTACGAGGCATGGCAGGACAGCGGCGGCCAGTCCGTCGAGCGCACGCAGCTGATCAGCAGCGTGGAGCTGCTAGCCCGGATCGCCGCGATGCCCGCCGCCACGGGCAGGCTGTTCGCCGCCAACCTGGGCGGTGGCTTCCGGGCCGAGAGCGAGCGCGCCACCGCGTGGGCCGCGAGCGACGGCAGGTGGCACTGGCAGTACCGCGAGCACGGAGCGCAGTGCTGATGAACTGCTGGCGCAAGGACTGCCCGAACCGCGCGGAGTACAACCTCAGCTGCGTGACCGGGCGCGGGAAGGTCGAGTTCCCGGGATTCTCCGGCGGGTTCTTCACAGCCCCGCCCCGCAGCAGCACCGGCACGGAAACCTGCGACCTGTCGCTCTACGCGTGCGAGGAGCACAGCACCCGGGCGCAGGTGCGCAGCATGCTGACCGCGCGGAACGAGGAGGACCGGCGCCTGGTCCGGCTCGGCCGGCAAGAGGAATCCCCCCTCGGCCCCTGGCGGGTCCTGGAATTCAAGCGCGAGCGACTGCCGCACTGACCGCTGACGGTCGCGGGCAGGGCCATCCGCCCTGTCCACGGCCGCAGGCGACCAGCCTGGAGCAAGAGCAGGGAAGAGACACGAGAAAGGCTCGTCATGGTAACCGAGTACCAGCCCCCTGAACTGGGGCCCCTCTCCGGGCTGCCCGCCGGGGCACCACCCGCCCTCACCGCCGCCAAGGAGGCGATGACCGGTGACCTGGTCTCCCGCGCGCATGAGTTTGACGCGATCGTGTGCGCGGGGGACTTCCACGGCGTGGCGCTGGCCGCCGTCGCCGCAGCGAAGCTGTCCAAGACGCTGCTCGTCGTGTGCAACCAGGCACGCGATGACGGCTCCCCGCAGGTCAAGGTCATCGGAGAGCTCCGCCAGGGGATGAGGCTCCTGTACGTGGACGACTTCTTCTGCCTCGGCGCAAGCTGGCGGCACGTCGCGGACTGGCTGGCCCGCTACGGCCACGCCACCATCGTGGCCACCTACGCGGCCCAGGTCCGGGACTACCAGCAGGTCGCGCCGCTGCCGCCCGGCGAGCCGGCCACGGGGCAGCTGTCGCGCACCCGGGACGCCCTCGTGGCTGACCTGCTGCCGCACGCGCGCAAGTTCGAGGCAATCGTGTGCGCGTGGGACCCCGAGGGAACGGCGCTGGCCTCCGTCGCCGCCGCCTGGCTGGGGAAGGCGCTGGTCATCGTGTGCACGCACGGGCACGAGGACGTGGTGTCCCACATCGTGACCATCGGGGACTTCGACCCGCGCATGCGGCTGCTGTGCATGTGCCCTCCCGGTGACGCGAGCCGGGCCGGCTTCCTGGGCTACCTGTCCCAGAGCTCCCGGCCGAACATCGTGGCCACCTACGAGGCCGCGAGCCGTGATTACCAGGATGCAGCCGGCGCGCAGCCGGACGCCGCCTGGGACGTCACGGCCATGATCACGCAGCTGCGCGAGCTGTACCCCGACCGCAGGGACGCCGTCCCGGCCCTGGCCGCCGGGCAGTAGGAGGAGACCATGACACCGCTACTGCGGATCAGCAACATCACGGCGCGCGTCATCGCAGCCGATGAGCAAGAGCTCAAGCGCGCGGCGCTGCGGCTGCACGCGCACACGGGAGTGCTGTTCGCCGGCATGCTCATCATCACCTTCCTCCTCGCCTCCGACATGGGGGAGATGACGATCCTCATCGTGTCCTGGTCGCTGTCCGGCTTCCAGGAGCTGGTCGACTACCTCGGGCAGCTGTGATGGCCCGGGTGCGGTGCTGGCTCCGGCGGGCACTGGACGTCCTGGCCGAGTACGGCTCGGCCTGGTACTACACCGGGAACCCGGCTGACCCCCGCTGGGAAGACCGGGAGCGGTAAGGCCAGTCCGGGTACTGGCGGCCGTGCGCAGGATCTCCTGCGCACGGTCGCAGGCACCCAGCCTGAAAGGAACAAGCAGAAAGGCACGTCATGCACGAGCACGAAGAGACTGTCCGCGAGATCCCGGAGAGCTTCACCCCGCGGACGCTGGCGAGGTTCATCGCGGACCTGATCCGCACCGATTCCCGGTGGTGGTACCAGCGCACATGGTTCGGCAAGTCCACCGAGATGGCGATCAGCAAGATCCTGGACGCGCTCCGGCACGGCAGCCACTCCTGCGGGACGACCGGCTGCGTCGCCGGATGGGCCGCGATCCTCACCGCCCCGCCGGGAGCGCTCATCGATGACGGCTCGAACGTCGAGACCGCAGACGGCGAGCAGATCGGCTCCGCAGACTACCTGGGCGCGCGGGCGCTGGGGCTAACGCTGGATCAGGACCTGTCGGACTGGCTGTTCCATGCCGGGCGCACGGAAAGCGAGGTGCTGGCCGCCCTGGACGCCATCGCGGAGACGGGCACGTTCGAGATCCCCGAGTGCGAGGACGACGAGGACGACGAAGACGACGAAGACGACGAGTCGTGTGACTGCGCTGGCTGCGCGGGCGCGGACGAGGACGAGGAGGACGACGAGGACGCCGAGGACGACGAGGAGGACGACGAGGACGACGAGGACGACGAGGACGCCGAGGACGACTGACCGCCCAGCCCGAGCGCCCCGTGCCTGATAACCAGGCACGGGGCGCTTTGCTGCCCGGTCAGGGCTAAGCGAGGAGAAGCGCACGAAGAGAAAGGCACGCCAATGCCAGAGTTCCTGGTATCCATGGACATCGCATTCCCGGACGGGATGCCACGAGAAGAAAGGGAGCGGCTGCTGGCGGCAGAGGCAGCGGCTGCGAAGCCGTACCTGGACAACGGCTCCTTCGCCCGCGCATGGCGAGCGTACGGCGACCACGCCGGCAACCACGGCCACCTGGCACTGTGGTCGGGCAGTGACCAGCTCACCTCCGCCGGGCTCGCTGGCACGTACGGCAGCTTCCCGCTAGTCAAGGGCGGATACACGCGCAACTGGCAGGTGACCGAGCTGCTCGCCAACCCGAATGACCCCGCCAGCCGGACGGCGCGGGCCCGCGAGGCCATGTGGGAAGGCTACGCGCCGGTCGCGCTCACCTGGGACTCGCTGATCACGTTCTTCGACACCGCCAGCACCGTGCGCACCCATCACGGTGAGCTGCCGGCCCTGCGTCCCGTGGGACCGGGCATCACCGTCCACATTCACCCGGAAAGCGGCAACCCGCGCGCCATCCACTTCATGGCTGACGACGTCAAGATCGCCGAGATCGGCCCGTCCGGGCCCGCGCCGGACGGCATGCACGAGGACAACGTGCCCGGCTACGTCAGCTTCCTGGCCGAATGGGACGGCAAGCCCGTCGCCAGCCAGCTGTGGAAGGACCAGATCGCGCAAGACAACGGGCTCCTCCCCGCCGTCGGCAACCGCCAGCTCACCGAAGGGCGGTAACCGCCATGACGCCCCGTGAGCACTACGCCGAAGCCGAAAGGCTGCTGGCCGAGTACGCCCTCATGACCACGGATGCCACCGGCAACCGGACTACGGGATACATCGTCACGCCCCCGATCCTGACAGAAGCCGGCGTCCACGCAACGCTAGCGTGCGCACCTGACGGAGGGCAGTAAGCCATGATCTTCACCCTCTCCGTCGCGCTCGGCCTTCCCCTCCTGCTCAGCCTGGGATTCACCGTCCTGCTGTTCCTGGCGCGCAGGCCCAACCCGAAGATGATGCGGATCACCATCCCGGAGGAGGAGACCTACTACCGCGACCTGGACCACCCGAACAGCATCTTCCGGCTCTAGCCCGTGAGCATGGCGCTCCGCATTCAACGGTGAATGCGGAGCGCCTTGCTGTCCGGCTAGGCAAGACAGGAAAGCACGAGAAAGGAAAAAGAAAATGACACTGGCAGGAAAGGCAGACCCGGAGGAGAAGGTAGCCCAGCTCCTGGTCCTGGACTTCGACGGCGTCGTGCACGAGCACGACCACTGGGAGCCGCACTTCGGCCGGGTGGACGCCACGCTCATCCACATGGCGCACGCCAGCGGGCACGTCGTCGCCATCGTCACCGGCAACAAGCCCGGCAAGGTCGCCCGCGCACTGCACGCGCAGAACGTGCGGACCAGGACCGACCCGCTCATGCGCCGCAGGAGCTGGGACGGCGGCAGGGACGGGCGCACCGTCCTGGTTACCCATCGCAAGCTGGACGGCACCCGGCTGTTCGTGGACGACCGGGCGCTGTGCTGGCGCTACGGCGACAACCCGCTGCTGGTCATGGCCGCGCTGGAGGCCGCACTGGCGCAGCGACCGGTGATCTGAGATGACCACGTGGAAGGCAGCCAACGGCCTGCCTGCAAGGCCCGTCGTCGCAATCGTGTCCTGGCTCCTGAACGGGCTAGTCGTCGCGCTCTTCGCCAGTCCCGTCCTCGGGGGTCTCGCCTTCGCACTCGGGCAGGTGACCTGAGATGACCATCCTGAGCACCGATGAGCTAAGCCGCTTCCCGCGCGAGGCCCTGCGCGAGATGCGCGAGCACGCCACCGCCATGCGGGAGCTGACCGCCCAGTACGTCAACGCCGGCCCCGGTGGCCTGTGGGGCCGGCTGGACCGGCTGATCTATGACATCGACAGCCGGGAGAGCGAGCTGGACGACATCACCCGGCAGCGGCGTGCTGCCTTCGGAGAGATCAAGGACGCACTGGCGGGCAAGCCCCTCACCGGGGACGAGCACCTGTCCGGGTAACTGACCTGGTTAGCCGAGCGCCCCGTGCCTGGTCACTCAGGCACGGGGCGCTCCCTTGCCCGGTCAGGGCAACAGGAAGCAAGAAAGGAGAAAGGACCATGCACTACGACGTCATCATCGTCGGCTCAGGGGCCGGCGGCGGAACGCTGGCCAGCGTGCTAGCAAAGACGGGCAAGCGGATCGCCATCATCGAGCGCGGAGGATTCCTGCCCCGCGAACCGGAGAACTGGGACGCAAAGGAAGTGTTCGGCAACGGCCGGTACGTCAGCAAGGACACCTGGCGCGATAAGCACGGGAAGCCATTCCAGCCGCAGGCGCACTACTACGTAGGCGGAGCCACCAAGTTGTTCGGCGCAGCCTTGTTCCGGCTGCGCCCGCGTGACTTCGAGGCCCGCCAGGAGACAGACGGGATCTCCCCTGCGTGGCCGCTGGGCTACACCGACATGGGGCCATGGTACGACGAGGCCGAGCAGATGTACTCCGTCCGCGGGCACCACGGTGAGGACCCCACGGAGGGAAGCTGGAGCAGGCAGTACCCGCTGCCGGCCGTCCCGCACGAGCCGCGCATCCAGCAGCTGTCCGATGACCTGACCCGGGCGGGCTACCACCCGTTCCACGCGCCGGCCGGCGTGCTGACGGCTAAGGGCTGCATCCTGTGCGGGACCTGCGACGGGTTCGCCTGCCAGCTGGGAGCCAAAAGCGACGCGGAGACGGTCGCGGTACGCCCGCTGCTGGGGATGGACAACGTCACGCTGATGACGAATACGAGAGTCAGGCGCATCATAGCCCCCGGAGGCCAGGCACGCTGGGTGGACGTAGTGCGCACGGACGAGGACGGCGAGAAATACCGCGAGCTGCACAGCGCGAACATCATCGTGCTGGCGGCCGGCGCGGTCAACAGCGCCGCGATCCTACTGCGGTCAGGACTGGCCAACAGCTCTGGACAGGTAGGACGCAACTACATGTCCCACCTGTCGCAAGCGGTCATGGCCATTACTCCAGAACCGAACCCGACCGTCTTCCAGAAGACGCTATGCATCAACGATTTCTACAACGAGGGGTTGGGCTGCATCCAGATGCTGGGAAAAAGCTCAGCAGAAGCCATGAGGGGCGAGTCCCGGCTGGCCGCGCTGGCCCCGGGCTGGTCACTGGAGAAGGTCGCCGCGCACGCGCTGGACTTCTGGCTGTCCACCGAGGACCTGCCCCGGCCGGAGAACCGGGTCACGCTGGACGCTGACGGCACCATCCGGCTGTCGGTCACGCAGACGAGCCAGCGCGCGGCGCACCAGCTGTACGCGGCCACCAAGAAGATGCTCTGGGCTTCCGGCGTGGACGCGCTGTTCCTGCGCAAGATGATGCCGCTGACGGCCGTGGCCCACCAGGCGGGGACCCTGCGATTCGGCACCGACCCGGCAACATCCGTTCTGGACCCGTTCTGCCAGACCTGGGACGTGCGCAACCTGTACGTCACGGACAGCTCGTTCATGCCGTCCGTAGGAGCAACGAATCCTGCGCTGACCGTCATGGCCAACGCACTCAGGCTAGGCCACCACCTGGCCACAGACGTGCTGTGACCAGGTGGAGTCCCACGCCTGCCTGGCCCCGCCAGGGCTCACCTGACCTTGCCTGGCCAAACCATACCGCATACTCCCTCCATACTACCGCAAGATACTGAGAAAGGAAAAACCCATGGCAACGGAATTCACCGCCGGAGAACTGGCTGCCTGCCTCTTCGAGGAATACGGGCCGGAGGGAACCGGGGAGATCACCGGGAAGGTCAACCAGTGGCTGGCCCGCGGAGACGGCGTGGCCGTTTTCCAGAACCACGACTTGTCTCACCGGGACGCCGGCGACATCCGGATCGCCAGCTACGGCAGCCCGGCCGCCTACTTCGGGACGGACGGGCCGCCCGTGAGGCTACCGGACACAGCGCAGCACATCAACTGGCGGTACTCGCTCATCGGGACGTACCGGGGCGAGCCGCTTCCGGTGCCGGCTATCGAAGAGGGGGAAACGACATGAGCATGGCCGACACAGCCGAGTACCAGCTATCCAGCCTGGCGGAGGCGATGACGACCGCCCTGCGAGAGGCCGAGAAGAGCGCCGAATGGCGAAACCCGGCTTACCGGGACGGCTACGCCGCCGCCCTGGAGGAGGTCGCTGAATCCATGGGCCTGAAGACCATTACGTCCTACCACTACCCGTAAGCCACCACCTGACCTGGTTAGCCGAGCGGCACCGCCTCGCGCAAGCGAGCCGGTGCCGCTTCCTTGTCCGGTCAATCACGCAACGAATCACACAGAAAGGAAAGGGAAATGATCGAGTGGACCCTGCGCAAGCGGATTCAGGTAGGGCTCCTGGCACTGCTCGTCCAGTGGCAGGCCATGAAAGAGGCACTGCGGCCAGGCGACCCGTACCTGGACCCGGATTACGTGTCGCCAGCGGTGCGCCAGGCTGGCACGCTGCCAGGCCGGGCAATCTCGTGAGGCTCTACACGAGCCTGTCCGAGCAGCAGGTCCACAGCGCGCTGAACCGCGTGAAGGCGGCCGGCCTGGCAACGCCGGACATCGTGTTCACCGCATCGTTCGCCACGCGGCCATCGCGGACGCACGCCCGCTCCGTGCAGGTGCAGCTCGGCACGCTGGACAAGCACTCCCTGCCGCCCGGCACGCGAGACCAGCACGGCAAGGTCCTGCGAGTGCGCCGGTACAAGAACAGCGGCAACCGCGGCGCGGCCAGCGAGCGGGCACGCGGCGAGGCGGTGTGGGCGGCAACGTGGCATGAGTGGGGCTGGTTCATGGCGGAGATATTCGCCGCCGACCCCGGCGCGCGGTTCGGCGCGGCCACCGGTCCCAGCTGGGGCTACCGGGACGCGGCCGACTTCCACGAGAAGACCGGGAACCAGTTCAGCGAGCTTCCGTCCGTGCCTGACCGGTGCCAGTGCAGTAGCCGGGTCGCCCCGGAATGCCTGGCGAACGGCAGGTCGTGCGCGCCGCTGATGCGCGTGCCCCGGCGGCAGCCCCTCAGGCCGTCACCGGAGCAGCAGGAGCGACCCTGGCACGGGCTCACGGAAGAGCAGGCCAGGGAAGCACGCGCAGCCATAGCCGAGGTTCGCGAGACCCTGGCCAGCGGTCACCAGCCGCAGGCATGGTCTGCCATTGACCAGGCGGACTGGGAGGCTAACCGGGCCGCACTCAGCGCGCACGGCGACCCGGACTACGTGTCGCCGGAACTGCGCCGGGCGCGCGAGCAGCTGAAGGAGAACGAGAAGCTGTTCACCGACCGCTGGGACGACACCGTATTCGGCCCGGCTTACTGACCGCCCAGCCCGAGCGCCCCGTGCCTGGTTACCAGGCACGGGGCGCTTTGCCGCCCGGTCAGGGCACGGCAAAGAGAGAAGGAGAAGTGGGCAAAAGCGAAGTGCTGGCGAAGTACGGGCTCCCTGCCGTACCGGAAGAAGGAACGGGCGACCGGAACCTCCATGTCTTCCGCTCCGGGGAAGAAAAGCTGCTGATAGCAGAGAACGTCACGCTGGAAAGCGCGCAGGAGTACTGCTCCCGCGAGGACACGCACGGCAACGGGTGGTTCGTCGCCTTCAACCGCGCCTGAGAGAAGAGGAAAGGCACATGGCAAAGGACATTCACGACCTGTCCCGCGAGGACATCCTGTACGCCCGTGACGTGGACGAGCGAGTCACCGGAATCCGGGCGAGGATCTTCCTGCTCCTGGCCGGCGGACAGGATGACGGCGCGCTAGACGAAGTCGCCGGGCTGAGCGAAGAGCTGAGGGAACTGCGAGACTTCCGCGCGGCCATCGGCAAGGCTGACTCCGTTGTCCGCGAGAGCTACTGGGCAACGTACGCGAAATACCGCAGCCACGATGCCTACGGAGAAGCCACCGAGACCCCGTACTGGCGAGCGAAAAGGTTCGCCCGGGATCTCCAGGACGGTCTCCTGGAAACCTCCTACGAGGAAGTGACGCTGAATGGCGTGACATTCCTCTGCAATGGCGAGTGACGAAAAAGAAAGGGAAAATGAAATGAAAAAAGAAAGTCGCGGCGCAAGCTACATTATCCCCCGGTTCGTGCAGTACGCCGGGAAGCCGCATGGCACCGAGCCGGACGGCAAGAAGGGGCACCTGCGGGCACGGTTCCCGGACGGCGGCAGGTCGAGCCTGTACTACCACAGCCACGGTGGCGTGATCACGGAGATCGTGTCCTACGGAAGCCACTTCCCGCTGGGCCGCCTGATCCTGAACGAGGACGGGTCACGGAAGCTGTGGGTACTGAACGGCGACTGGTGGGGCCGCGGCGGCTTCGGCCGGACCAATAACCACAACGCCATGATGCGCGAAGCCGCGCAGCAGTCCGGCACGCCATGGGTCATCGTGCCGTTCTCCGCGCTGCGCGAGGCGGGCATCAGCATGGAGACGATCGTCCCCGTGGAGGTGCTTCCCGAGCGATGGACAAGGGAGGATCACTCCGCGATCACGCTGGACGGCGTGCCGGAGAGCCACCGCAAGCAGCACACCTGGCGGGACGCCACCGGAGCGGTAATCACGCCGCCCGTCGCGGATGACGGCCGGAAGGCATACCCGGACTCGGCCATCGGCGGCGGCAGCGGCTGGCACGTCAGCCGCCACTCCGCGCTGAACGGCCATCAGAACTTCCCGGTACCCGGCCCGGAATACCAGGCGCCGCTGGAAGACCACTACCAGGAGATCACGCCAGGCGCGGACGGCCTGTACCACTGGACCGAGCAGCGGCACTGGCTCGGCGAGTCGGTGTTCCGCGCCAGTTACACCCGCTACCTCGGCCGGGACCAGGGCCATGAAACCCGCAGGCACGCCTACTTCCTGTCCGCGTTCGACACGAACGAGCCTCGGCCGCTGTACTTCCTGGCTGAGCTGCCCCGCGGTGCCCGGCCGCAGACGGTAGCCGCGGCCCGGGAGGCACTCAAGCCGCCGGAGGTCCTGGCAGCCGAGGCAGCGGGCCGGGCCGTACTCAGGCAAGGCGACGTGTTCGCCATCGCGCGGCCCGGGATGATGACGCGAGACCTGCCGGGCCCGTCCCAGCGAATGACACTGGTGCTCCAGGTAAATCACCGCGTCACCGAGATGCGGATGCTGAACGGCCGCACGTACGCGAGGGGCCGCTTGTACCACGTCCGGCGTCCGGCCGAGCACGCCACGATCCAGCTCGGAGACGGCAAGACCTGGCATGAGCTTGTCAGAAATACCGTCCCCATGCACCAGGCGGGGAACTTCCCGCCGAGTGTCCGGGCGTGGTCAATGGGCGGGCGCGTCGATTAACACAGGAGCAGGCCCGCTTCCCCGTACTCAGGAAAACGGGCCTGCTCTCCGTGCCTGCCGCACCAGCCCATGTCCTGCCATGCCCTGCCCAACCGCATACTAAGACTCCAAGATACCACGTCACTGCTGACACGGCAGTCCGAGCGCCCGGTCCCCCGCCAGGGACCGGGCGCTTCACTGTCCCGTCAGGGACGAGGCAAGATACTCTAAGAGACAGAAAGGGCAATCCCGTGAGCGCGGTGAAGAACGACCTAGTGGACAAGATCATGGCCTACGAGGACGGGGAGATGAGCGATGACGAGATCATCGCCTTCTTCCAGGAGCTGGTGGACAGCGGCCTGGCCTGGGAGCTTCAGGGGAGCTACGGGCGCACGGCGTCCATGCTCCTCCTCCAGGGGCACGTGAAGAAGCCGGAGGCAGGCGCATGAGCGACGGCAAGATGTTCGAGTCCCCCGAGGCCGCGCAGGCGCACCGGGACCTGAGCCGGCAATGGCCCACGCAGACGTGGACTACCGAGCAGCTGCAAGAGGAATTCGACGTGCTGGGATTCCAGGCGCCGTACGTGGTCGTCTCGCGCAAGTCAGACGGCACGCTGGGATCGCTGGAGTTCACGCACGCGCCCAGAGTGTATTTTAACTGGAGTGAACACAAAGACCAGTGAGTGGCTCCCGGTAGTCGGGTACGAGGGACTGTACGAGGTGAGCGATCAAGGGACCGTACGGTCCCTTGATCGCATCATCTGGCGCAGGTCACGGAAAGGGAAAACGTATCCGTGGACGCGCCCCGGCGGGATCATCAGGCAGTACCGCGCCTCATCCAGTCCGGTGAGCTGGCACAGGAATTACTGGCAGGTGACCCTCACCGACGCGGACGGCATCATCCACCACCACATGGTGCACACGCTGGTCGCTCGCGCTCACCTTGGCGAGCGCCCTGCGGGCATGCAGTGCTGCCATGGCCCTGAGGGAAACCTGGTGAACTGCGTAGCCAACTTGCGCTACGGAACGCCAGCGGAGAACCAGGGGGACCGGGTACGTGACGGCACTGCGAACGCAGGCAGCCAGAACCCGATGGCAAAGCTAACCGAGAAAGACGTATCGCAAATCCGGCAAAGACACGCGGCTGGAGAAAAGCAAAGGATGCTAGCTGACGAATTCTGCGTGAGTAAGGCGACTATTTCCATGATCGTGAACAGGAAGAGATGGAGTCATTCATGAAAAACAGAGTGTACTTCGGCTGGCAGGAGCACACGCCGTGAACGAGGCTGCCCTGGCCCCTGACGTCGGGACCACCTTCACCACGACCCGCGTCTACCGGTACCAGCGCTGGACGTGGCGGCCTTTCCCCTGGTACCGCCAGCGGGAGATATCGGACGTGCACAGCTACCGGGTGGACGCCTGGCTGCGGCGGCGCCCGCCGCGCCCGGCTCCTGCGGATGAGCAAGGCGCCCTGGCGCGGGAGATCCTGGATGAGCTGCTGGCGGAAGGCCGCATTGACCCTCCCCGCGGGGCAGGGCCGGACAACGTTCCCCTGGACTTCTGCCTCCGCGAGGAGGCGGAATACGTCGGAGGCGTCGGCGTGGCGTGGACTATCGTCCGCGTCAGCGACCTCGTTATCACCGGCACGGTCGACTGGCCGCCGGAGACCCTGGAGCGCGAGCGCGAGCACGCTATCCGGCTGGCCGGCCAGCAAATCTGGTAAGGAGACTGACCCGGTTAGCCAAGCGCCCGTGCCCTGGGAACAGGGCACGGGCGCTTCCTTGCCCGGTCAGGGCAAACAGGAGAAAACAAGAAAGGAAACGGCACCGAAATGCCAATGAACGCCGAGATCAAGGACCAGTGGGGCGCGTGGCTGCTGGAGCACGCGGACGAGCAGGGCACGGGCGCGCTACGCCAGGAGACTGACGCTGGAGGCAAGTTCTGCTGCCTCGGCGGCCTGTGCGACCTGGCCGTGGCCGCCGGAATCGTCGTGCGCACCTTCAATGAGGCCACGCGCAAGTACGGCTACTACGTGGAAGGAGAGCTGCACCCGGAACCGGAGACCGGGACGCTGCCCCGGGCCGTGTACCAGTGGGCCGGCCTGCCGGACAGCAACCCGGTGGTCTCCCTCGCGGACAGCCATCGCGCGTCGCTGGCCGAGCTGAACGACCAAGGCTACCGCTTCCCGAGTATCTGGCGGCTCATCAGCGAGCAACTGTGAAAGCACGAAGGAGAGGGAACGGCACCGCAACGCCAATGAACCCCGAGATCAAAGCCCGGTGGGGCGAATGGCTGCTGGCGCACGCGGACGAGCAGGGCAGGGGCGCGCTGCGCCAGGTTACCGAGAGCGGGAAGGAGGAGTTCTGCTGCCTCGGCGGCCTGTGCGACCTGGCCGTGGAAGCCGGAATCGTCGTGCGCACCCTCAACCCGGAGAACGGGAGGTACCGCTACGCCACCCCGGACGGAACGGACTGGGCATACGCGCTGCTCCCCTCGGCTGTCACCAGCTGGGCCGGGCTGACCCTGGCTAGCCCGGTGGTGACCATGGCCGGCCGGCCGGAAGGCCGGAACCAGGACTCGCTGGCCAGCCTCAACGACACCGGAACCACGTTCCCGGAAATCTGGCAGCTGATCAACAGCCAGCTCTGACCGCTGGCGGTCGCGGGCGGGATCTTCCCCCGTCCGCGTCCGCAGGCGACCAGCCTGGGAAGATATACTGCAAGAGACAGAAAGAGAAAGGGAAAGAACATGGCACGCAAGCCACCGGTCGTCATCGTCCGCAAGGACAAGAGGACCCGCAAGGGACTGCACCTGCTCGCGTTCGTCGCTACCGGCGGCATGTCCGCGCCGGTCACGGCCGCGCGGGTCGCCGCCAACGCCGGGTACAACGCGCGGACCCGGAAGCTGGCGAAGGACGCCAGCGAATCCTGAGAGAAGAAAGAGGCAGGCATGAGCGACACGGGGGCTGGCTCACTCCAGCCAGCCCCACGCTCGCCGGCGCACGATCATGCCGACCAGGACATCCGTTACGTCATAACGCCTGGCCACCGACGCCTTGCTCTCGCCCGCTGCCACGCGCCTGCGGATATCACGGACGCTAGCTTCAGTCAGCTTGGCGCTGCCCTGCCGTTCACCCCGGGCGCGCTTACCTCCGAAGGGCACGAAATCACGCCTGTTAGCCCACTGCTCCCCAGGCGTAGCCCAGCGGAGCTGCCCAGGCTCATACGGCCCGTCCTTATCAACGCGGTCGATAGCGCAGCGCTGCGGGCAGCCCCCGCAGTACCCGTGCTGGCAGTTGCCGACCTCGTCCTGAACATAGCGCTCGTACGCAGGGAAGTTCCCGATCCACGGCTCGTAGACGGTGATGCCCCGGGCCCCGTAGTTATGCCAGTCCTTGTCACCCGGGTTCCGGCAGCGGCCCTGCATGCCATAGAAGGCGTGACGCAGCGGATGCGCCTCGTGCCGCGCCCGGTCGTACTGCGCGGAGTAGTGCTTCCTGCACAGCCCCCGGGCAACCTGGGGCTCCGAGCACAGCTCGCATGGCACCATGCCAGCGATAGTATCCGAAGAAGAAAGAGGAAACCATGAGAAGCATATGGTCAGGCACAGTTTCGTTCGGCATGGTCGTCATCCCGGTGAAGCTGTACGCCGCCACCGGAGAGCGGGACGTCGCCTTCCACCAGGTGCACCAGGCGGACGGGGCGCGCATCCACCTGCGCCGCATCTGCTCGGCTGACGGCGCGGAGGTCCCGTACTCCGACCTGGCCAAGGGCTATGAGCTGCCGGACGGGACGGTGGCCGTGCTGACGGACGCCGACCTGGCACGCCTGCCGCTGCCGACCCGCAAGCAGGTCGAGGTGCTGAGCTTCACCGCCGCGGGGCAGGTCAGCCCGCTGCTGTCCGGCAAGAGCTACTACCTGGAGCCGGGCCGGGGCGGGACGCGGGCGTACGTGCTGTTCCGCGAGGCACTGCGCAGCTCCGGGCGGGTGGCCGTCGCCAAGGTGGCCCTGCGGCTGCGGGAGTCCCTGGCGGTCATCCGCGTCCTCGGCGACATGCTGGTGCTGGAGACGCTGCTGTGGCCGGATGAGGTGCGCTCGCCGGACTTCGCGTTCCTGGACGAGGACACGCAGGTGCGCAGCCAGGAGCTGGCGTCGGCGGCCATGCTGATCGACACCCTGACCGAAGACTTCAGCCCGGACGCCTACCACGACGGCTACCGGGAGGCACTGGAGCAGGTCATCGAGGCGAAGATCGCCGGCGGTGACGTGGTACTGCCGCCCGGGACCTCCGCTGCCGAGCCGGGCACCGGGGCGCCCGCTGACCTGGGCGACATCCTGAAGGCCAGCGTGGCGGCGGCCAAGGCCGCGAAGGCGGCGAAGGCCGCATGAGCAGGGCATCATTCGTGCCCTGGTGGTGCTGCGACGGCGCACCGGACTGCCCCGTCAGCCTCCTGCTGTGCCGGACGACCTGGACCGAGCAGGACTTCAGCGGCGAGGAGGCCAGCTGGACTGCCGGTCCGGAGAGCGCCCGCGGGCAGGCCGTCCCGTGAAGCGCAAGCCCCGGCTGGTGACCTGGAAGCACGCCGTCCGGGATTACTGCCGCAAGCCCGGCGAGACCTGGCACGCCCTGCTCGCGGCCACGCTGTGCGCGCGAGGTCATCACTGCCCCCCGGAGAAGGGGATCAGGAAGTTCGATGGCGGCCGGTGCCCGCTGCTGTGCTGCCACTGCCGGACGATCATCGGGCACTGGTGAGCTCCGCCGCTACTGAAAGGAAGAGAACCGTGTACTGCACGTGGACAACCGGCTCCGCGCTCGGCCAGCTCAGCTGGGAGCCCACCGAGCGCAGGGCCAGCGCCGTGGCCTACCTCCGGGACGTCATCGAGAACGCCGGCCCGGACGAGCTGAGGGAACTGGCGAGACGGCTGCTGACGATGGCCGATGAGGAAAGGATGCCATGAACGAGATGTCACTGGAGCTGAACAGCGACCTGGCAGGCTACCTGCGTGAAGTTAAGTCGCTGCGGCACGCCTGCCCGCTGTGCCACGCGCCGGCCGGCAAGCGATGCCACCGCGTCGTGCTGCTGCCGGGAACGTTCTTCATCCGGCGGCGGCTACGGCACCCGCACGAGCAACGCACCGCGCTGGTACTCCCGGTCTGGCGCAAGGGCGACAAGGACCCGGTAGCGGGCAGCCCGCTGCGCCACCCCCGGGCCAAGGCGCTGCTCCTGCTGAGCGGCGCCAGCCCGGACGTGATGACCGCGGCCCTGCTGGCGCTCACCGACCGGGACCCGCTGCCCGTGCTCACGGCCCTGGCCGACGCCATCGAGGCGCAGGAGGAGGAGGAGGGACGATGAGCACCCTGCACCGCCCAGGCCCGGCTCCCTGCGAGGTAGACGACTGCGATAACCCCGCAGTCCCCTGCGAATGCGGGGCCGCCCACTGCCCGGGTCACCCGCATGAAAGGGAATGGCGCGTGCACGGGAATGCGCTGATCGCTGCCCTGACCGGAGATCGCGGCTACGCCGTCAGCGAGCTGACCTGTGACCGGGGCCTGATCCCGGTGATCACCGGCCTGGACCACTGGCAGGCCCTGGCCATCGTCGCCATCCTGGTCCACCCGCACGGAGACTGAGAAAGGGGACAAGGGAATGGGAATGGGAATGGGAATGGGAATGGGCTATTTCGCTGACGAGCTTGGCGGCTTCTTCGCCGACGAGCTGGGATTCCACGATCCGGAGAAGGCGGCCATGCACGCCGTCATGATCCAGGGCGGGTACTCCACGCCGGTACGCGAGGCGTTCCGGATGCTCAAGGACCGCGGCGCGAACCGGGAGCGCGCCCTCGCGTGGCTCACCGCCGGGGGGTACGACCCGGACGGCCCCGAGGACACGGCCCTGGCCCGCGAGGCGGACGAGGCCAGGAAAAAGTAACTGAGCACTGGCGATCGCGGGCGGGAATTTCCCGTGCGCGGTCGCAGGCACTCAGCCTGAAGAAGAGAAAGAGAAGAGATGGATATCTACATTGCACTGCACGATTACCCGGACGGGCATAAATCCGGCGTAATAGGCGGCTTCTCTGACGAAGAGAAGGCACGCACCGCCTGCCAGGAGCACGAAAACGGAGTAAACCCGCTGACGTGGAAGGACACGTCAGCGGAGGCACCTGACGGCTGCTCGTACGACATAGTCCTCGTAACCCTGGACGTCGCTACCTGAAAGGAAAGGAAAAATGCCACGGAAACTTGAGATCAGCATCACGCTCGGCGATGACGCCATGATCACGAAAGACGACGTGTACCGCACCGTCACCCGGGTCGTGGAGCGCATGGAGGACGACATGGAATCCTGGGCAGTCATCCCTGATTTCCGCGCCCTCATCCTGGACGCCAACGGGAACAGCGCCGGCTGCGTCACGCTGACGGGAGGTGAGTGAGATGAAGAAGGCAATCCTGGTCACAGTCGAGGCCCCGGACGGAACCGATGAGGCAGGAATCCTCAGCGCCGTCGAATTCGCGCTTGATGACGCCGCCAACTACGGGAACCACGACACCTCCGAATGGACGGACGTGGCCGTGGCCTCAGCAGGGCCTGGGCCATGGGAGCCGGGCGGCATCCTGGGCCGGCTGCGGAACGTCGCAGACGACTACGAGTCAGACACCCTGGACCAGCTCCTCGACAAGGCCAGGTTCGCCTGGCAATGCCGCAACCGCCTGGAGGAAGGCCACGCGTGCGGCTACCGCAGCCCCGTGGAAGACGGCACCTGCGGTAACTGCGGCGCACCGCGGCCGGAGCGCAGGGAAGGAGAAGCCTGATGGCCAAGGCATTCGGCGAGTGGCTCCGCGATAACCCGGGCGGGACCCGGGCAGGGCACGAGGATTACCTCAGCCTGCTCGCCCGGGTCGCCGCACTGGCGAGCCAGGGAACGACCCTGGCCTACACCCGCGAGCAAGTCTCCGCGGCCCTGAACGCAGCCGCCAGCCTGCTATCGGAGCACGAGGGTGAATCCAGCGAGACCATCGCGCAGGACGACATCCTCAACCTGGCCGTCAACAGCGTCATGCACCTGCTGGACCACCCGGGAGCCAGCCTGGACGAGATCATCATCGCCCAGTACGCCGGCACCGATATCGATGGCTACGACCTGGACGAGGGCGAGGAAATGCCGGAGAAGGGCAGCGCGCGGTGGAACGAGCTGCTCATCGCCCGGGTACGGAGCTGGGCGGGGGCGTGCCCGCACGAGGACAGGAGGCACGGCAATGACGACTGACGCCACGCGCCTGCGCAGCGCGGACGGGCACTCAGCCCTGGACTTCACCCGCCTGGACGCGCAGGAGGCGCTGCGGTTCATCATGGGCATCGCGGCCCTGCGACTGGACAACGAGGGCACCACGGCTGACGGCCGGGCTTACGTGGTGGAGAACGACCGCGCCTGGGAGACCTACAACGACCTGGTGACTGAGGCCAGGGCCCTGCTGGGCTGGGATGCGGGCAGGCCCCCGCTGGACCACCCGGAGTACCTGGAGCCGCCGGAATGCGAGGAGGACGAGGATGACGGCCCCGAGGCTGACTGACATGATCGCGGGCACCGTCACCGTCACCCGGGCCCGGTCCTACCGGGGGGAGCGCGTCACGCTGGAGTTCTCCCGGCTGCCCGGCCGGGTATTCGGCCCGTACTACTGGGGCGAGGCGATCACGGACCTGACCGTGTCGGCGCTGCTGCCCCGGCTAGCCGCCCGGAACCTGGTCCTGGACGCCCTCACCCAGGGCGCCGCCACTACTGAGACAGGAGAGGAGGAGCGATCACCATGACCCCGCCCGCCGCCCCCGCATGCGCTGCCTGCGGCCACGTGCACAGCAGCACCGCGGAATGCAGCTGCGGCTGCCCTGGCTGGCAGCCCGCACGGTAACTGACCCCGCTAGCCGAGTGCCCCGTGCCCGTTTCCCGGGTACGGGGCATTCCCTTGCCCGGTCAGGGTTATACTGCAAAATACCAAGAAAGAGGACTTTGCCCATGAACGAAGACGACTTCACCGCCCTTGACCTGGCCATAGCACGTCATATCGCGGCATTCGGCCTTCCCGGGATAGCGGCAGGCAACGAGGGAGAGGACAGCTCATGAAGCGCATGATCTTCCGGGCGAACGGGCACCTGCTCAGCGTCCCGGACGGCCAGGTGATCATGATCATCGAGGATGACGGCTTCGGCCGCGCGTTCTCCCCGGAGCTTCCCTTCCCGTGCCAGTCCTGCGACGCCTCCCCCTGGCTGCGGATTGCCGGTGACGCCGCCTGGATGCAGGGCCCGTGCCCGTACGCCGGCGGCATCACCACGATCGTCACGCTGGCGGTGCCGTCCGGGAAGCTGATCGTCAGCGACAGCCTGCGCCCGGTCTACGACTGGCAGGCCGGGGACCTGACCGTCAGCTACAACTCCCTCCTCGGCCAGCACCAGGCGATGGTGGCCATGGAGCGGGCCGGCTGCGCGTTCGGCCCGGTCGGCAACACCTCGCCGGGGCTTTTCAGCACCGGGGGGGACTCTTACGCCATCGCCAGCCTGGACTATTACCCGGGCGACGGCGAGACCGGGCTCTCGCAGGAGGAGGCGACCCCGCAGGGCTGGACGCTGCTGGCAAAGACCTGCACTGACCTGTGGGCTTACAGCATCGCCGACTTCGAGGACTGGGCCTCGCGGGGCGGGAACGCGCTGGCACTCGGCTACGGCGACACCGTCATCAGCGTGCCGCCCGGCGACTACCAGTTCACGCACCACACCGGGGAACGATCCTTTGACTCCGGCGCGGACGGCACCGTCATCTACGCGCACGTCACGCGCATCAGGGAAGGGAACTACGCACCATGACAGAGGAAAACGAGCCTGTCTCCGACACGGGGAAGCTCACCGGATCGCAGGTCCTGGGAATGCTCACCGGCAGCATGGAAGGCCCCGCGGCGCGATTCCGCGTCAGCCGCCCGTGCTATGACAAGCTCCGGCGCTGCCCCGGGTGGGCAGGCGGCGGCCTGCGCTACGCCCGGGTCCGGCGCTGCGACAGCGGCTACCTGAAGACCTATGACGAGGACGGCATGCTGCCGCTGTGGCGCTGGCGGCTGTACCGCTGCCCGAAGTGCCAGGTCGTCGTGCTGCCGTACATGATCCGCTGGCTGGACTGGCGGTGGGTGTCCTACCGCGTCACCCGCAGCTGGCAGGAGCTGGCGTACCGGGCGCAGCGCTGGCAGGAAGAGGCCAGGGAGGGCGCGGCGGAGTTCCCGTCGTACTGGCAGCAGCGCTGGCCGCTGCCCGTGCGCGCGGCGCTGTTCCCGCTCGGGTTCGCCGTCTCCAGCGTGGCCTGGTTCCTCACGGACGTCGCTGACCGGCTGCTGCCCGGGGCCATCGACGCCAGCGCGTACTGGTATAACCGGCGCACCCGGAAAGACAACCGGAAGGCGAACGAAAAGCCGGGAAAGGAGGGGGAGAATGGCAATCAGGTTTAACTGGGTGAGGGGCACCGAGAAGATAGCGCACGTCCGGACAACGTGGTCCCTGACCCGCGAGGACGTGGCCAACATCCTTATCGCGTGGTACATGCCGCGCAGCCACGAGGAAATGCAGGAGAAGCGCCCCGTCGCCGAGCTGGAGCACGCCATCCGGGAACTTCTCGCCACGGAGCCGGCAAAACGCCGCTGGTGGGCCGATGAATACCAGGTCATATCCCCCGGAGAGCCCACCGAAGAGGAAGTCAGGGCCTGGGGGATGACGCAGGCGCTGCGGCTATGAGCTTGTTCACCTATCAGGTAACGGCTGCGTTCCGCGTGAACGTCAACCGCCCGGACAGGCGGGAGATCGTCCTTACCGTCCGGGCGCTCAGCAAGGAGTCAGCGCTTTTCCTGGCCGGATGGAAACTGCGGCTGGACCTTGACTCACGCACCGAGGGAGTCGTCCCTGAATCCCTGTCCCTGTCCGCGCGCAGGATTCCCCGGCACGTCACGTTTTCACGAGGAGAAGGATAATGGCCGTCAATGAGATAAGAAAGCAGCCGAAGTTCTGCTGGTGGTGCTACTCCGAGTCGGTCCAGCGCGCCGTCGCGGGACTGCCCAGGTCGCTGCGGGCCGCCGTGCTCGCGCAGGCGCAGGCCCACAAGGACGACGGCGGGGTGGTCCCCACGCTGTACGAGCACCGCCAGCACAAGGCGGCCCAGGCCCGGGAGCGGGCGCAGGCGGCAGCGGAAGCCGAGGCCGGCCAGCTCCCGCGCGAGGACACGGAGGCCGCGTCGTGAGGGGCTACACGGTCATCTTCGATTACGGCCCGCCGGGTGGCGAGAGGAAGAGGTTCACGATCTGGGTCAAGGCCCGCAACAAGGCGGAGGCCGCCCTGCGGGCCGGGGCGCGGTTCACCCAGGAAACGGGGAACGCGCTTCCCCCCGCGGTGCAGGGCATCAGCATCACCGGGCGCAGCCTGCACGGGTGGTCCTGATGGACTACGAGGCCGCGAACCTGGCCGCCGCGTGGCGCAACGGGACCATCGACCTGGAAGGGCTGATCCAGCTCGCGGAAACCGGGTTCTTCAACGAGGAGGAAGACGATGCCAGCCAGGCGCCATAGGGCCAGCCCGGCCACGGGCCGGGAAGGGCCACCGCAGGCCACCGCCGTCCTGCACTATGACCAGCTGCTCGCGCAGCTGCCGAAGGAGACGGTCGCCGCGGCGCTGCTGGCCGCCTTGTCCTTCCACGAGCCGGAGCAGCATCACGGATGGGACGGGACGTGGATGACATGCCAGTGCCGGGACAAGGGCGGCCAGCGGCGGACGTGGCCGTGCCCGGAGGCCCAGGCGGTCATCGACACCCTGTCCGGGGAACGGTCATGAGCGGCGACCGGCAGCCGTTCGGGTACTCCGGCCAGTCGGCCACGTGCCTGTGGTGCGGCCGGAGGCTGCGCCGGACCACGGTCCTGGACACCGGGCGCATGGAACGTGAGGGCCTCAGCTACGCCGTACGGCCCGCTGCCGGCCTGGGCGCCTACGCCGATGACTGCTTCTGCGGGCTGCGCTGCGGCTACCAGTTCGGCCTGCGCCAGGCACAGCTCGGCGGCAGGCTTGAGAGAAGGGAAGGATCATGAGAGAGCAACCAGCCATGAAACCGTACGTCGTCTGCGACTGGAAGGAGGCCCGCGTTCCGGGAGAATCCGGCACCGGGGTACAGGCCATCGTCCTGGGTGACTTTGACACCGAGCTGGAGGCCGCCGAGTTCATCTCCACGCTGCCCGAGCGCCTGAGCGGGCGCTACAGCCTGGACGGGCCGGCAAAATGAGGTACTACCTGGACCGGGACCGGGAGCGCCCGGAGTGGGTCATCTTCGAGGGAACCGCCCCGGAGAACGGGGTCGTCGTCCTCACCCTGCCGGACTACGTCCCCCGGGGGGTAGCCGAGCTGATCCGCGTCGCCCTGTCCCGTGCCAGGGCGCAGGGACGGCGCGAGGTGGCAGAGGAAGTCAGCCATCACGCCCAGTCCCTCCGGACGGCCCCGGAATGACGGCCAGGACCGCGGCTGCCGCCGTGGCCCTGGCCGCCGCGGCCATCGCAGTCGCCGGGTGCTCCAGCGCGCCGTCCAGGGCGCTGGCCCTGCCGTCCGCGGTCCCCGCGCCGGGCACGGTCACCGACAGCCTCGGGGCCTCGTGCCCGGCGGCGGCCCTGACCGCCGCGGGGCTGTGCCCGGCAGACGCTAACCCGGTGGTCACTGACGCCCGCGGCGTCAGCTGCCGGGCCGGCGAGCTGGCGCAGGACTGGTGCCCGGGTGACGTGCCGTCCTGGCCGCCGCCCGCCCCGGTGCCGGTGCCGGAGACGGTCACGTTCATCGTGCGCGGCGGGCCGGCGGCCGTCTCCTACGGCGCCTACGGTGACGCCCTGGCCGCCGGCTCGTCGCCGATGACGCTCACGGAGCCGCTGCGCCCTGGCGCGGACGGGTACGTGCTGTCGGCCCTCACGCAGGGAGCCGGGCCGGTGACGGTGACCATCGCGGTGGACGGGGCCATCGTGGCGTCGTCCGGCTCCGGGGACGGGGGCGCCGCGCTGGCGGAGGCCGTCCGCAATGGCAATAACTGGGAATCCGGCCTGGGAGGATGAAAGAAGGAAAGGGAGATGCAAGAAAAGAAAGAGGAAGTAACCGCCGCCATCCCCGTGCGCATGGCCGAGCGCATCACCGGAGAGCTAGCAGATATCATCCGGCAGCGAATTGCGGAATTCACGCCCGTGACTAACGGGTACGAGGCCGTAATCCTGGCGTACACGATGCGCACCTTCATGGTGCTGGCAGAGCTGGCCGCGCAGCTGGACGGCTTTGACGTCAAGCCCCTTCAGGCCAAGCTCATCGCTGAACGGAACAAGGCGCAAGATGCCGGATTCTGGATAGACAGCTCCATTTGGGAGTAAAAACGCGGAAAAGCCCGCTCTCAGGCCATGAGAGCGGGCTTTTTTCATGCCTGGGGGGTTTTCCCGCTCAGCGTCACCACGAGCCTGCGCTCCCTGCCCTGCCGCTTCCTGGTTCCCGCTCACCGGGGGAAAGCGCGGCGGCGCCTCGCCATTCACGGCCTCTTTACCATTCACGGCCGGAATCTGCCGGAACCGGAGGTTTCGCCGTCGCCAGGGAAGGCTGCTCACCTGGCCGCAGCCCCGTTCTCTCCTGGATCTTGCGCTTAGCGCGGTCGGTGCTCATGCCGTGCTTGATCTCGTTGCAGAAAACCGGCTTGCCGGCCGCCACGCTGCACGTCGGGCAGCGGTTCCCCGACCCGTGCGCCGGGCGCAGGTTAGCCAGTGACAGGGCCAGGTCCGGGCGCTCCGTCACGGGGATCACGTGATCGACCGTCCGCGCCCCGCCATGGCCGCACAGGTGGCACACGGTGCCGTGCGTCCCGAACACGCGCATCCGCAGCAGGTCCCACGCGTGGCTGCCGATTCCCGGGGGACGCGGCACGTCAGTCCTTCTCGTCCTTGCACTCGTCCTTGCCCTTGCGCTTGCCCTTGCGGCGCACGGTCTTGCGGCCGAGGTACAGCCCGGCGATGAAGACGGCGAGCATGGCCCAGCCGGTGAGCGTCACGAGAACCTGGGCCTCATCCGGCTAGCCGTGACGGGATCATCAGCGCGGTGCGGGGCCGCGTCAGGGTCACCCGTGCCGTGGTCCTCCCGGAAGCGCTCGAAGGCCACGGCAAGCTCCCGGAGGTCCGCCGTGTACTCCGGGTCCATCCCGTGAGCGTCCGCAGCGTCCGCGTAAGCCCTCAGGGCCGCGGGGGCAGCAGGATCGCGCGCTCCCAGGACGAACCACGGCCACTCAGGCACCGTGCCGTCCCGCCGCGTCACCAGGAACTTGTTCTGAGCCCAGAGCCTCATGGCGTCATACCCTACGCGGTGAACGCCTGCCAGGTCGTGAACGGGCTGTTGCCCGCCGCCTGCACGCGGGCCCAGTACCTCCCGGCAGCCGGCAGGCTCATCGAGGCGTGGCTGAGGGTCGTCACCATCGACACGGTGACCTCGCCCGGCTTCCCGGCCGCGTCCGCGGCCACCTGAACGCGCCAGTGCGGGGACAGCGGGTCCCCCGGTGCCCAGGCGAGCGTCACCAGCGGGCGCACGACGGCCGTCAGGGCCGCGGGCACCGGGTAGGCAGGGGAAGGCGGGGGGATGACGGGCGGGGGCGTCACGGGAGGCGTCACGGCCGGGCGCGGCCATTGCCCGAAGTCCGCCGTCATGGATTCGTCGGCATCGCAGCTGGCGCCGCCCACCGTGACGCCCAGGTGCTGGCGGATGCTCGCCCGGGGGTCCCACTGGCCGCCGGACCAGGCCAGCGCCTGCCAGGCCCAGGCCGCGTGCCCGCCGTCCAGCGCCCGCTTCACCGGGTAGTAGCCGCCGTAGATCCCGGTCCGGGGCTTGCCGATCACCGAGGCCGCGCCGTCCAGGTACGCGTTCACCTGCGCCTGCTCCCCGGGGGCCACGTCCCAGTCGGCGGCGAAGTACACCGGCAGGCCGGGCATCCCCAGGCCCTTGGCCACCGCGTCACTGTGCTGCGCGTCGGCCACGCCCTGCACGCGGCCCTTCAGCATCTGCCGCGCGGCGTACTCGAAGACCAGGCCCACCTTCAGCCCGGCGGCCAGCAGCGCCGTCAGCTCACCCTTGAGCAGGTTCTTGCCGTTGGCGTCGTTGGCGGCAGCCGGGCTGGCATAGCGCATGACGAACTCAAAGCCCGCCGCCTTGATGGCCGCCGGGGACGGGTGCGGGAAGTTCGCGTAGTCAATGCCCTTCGCCACGGCTGCCTCCCAGGAGCCAGGGGCCGAACTGGCTCCCGGGAAGGGCCTCAGCCGTCAACGACGTCAAGATACCACGCGGCCCCCCGGCCGGGCCGTCATCAGCTTCCCCGGCGCCCGCTCGCGCTCACGCCACGGTCCCGGCGGCCACCTCGCCCGGGGTGACCACCGCGCCCGGGGTGACCACCGCGCCCGGGGTGACCACCGCGGCGCGCAGGTAGGACTCCACCGAGTCCTCGCGGATGCGGAAGCTGCGCCCGAACCGCACGGCGTCCAGCGTCCCGTCCTTCACCATCCGGTAGACGGTCATCCTCGACACGCGCAGCGCGGACGCCACCTCCGAGACGGTGACGAACCGCAGGGCGCCCAGCGGGATATCGTCCCTCATGGCACGAGGGTATCACTTTGCAGACGCCTCTCCCCAGCTGCTCCCGCCATTCAGGTCACACAGGATGGGAACGCTGCCGGGTCCCAGTTATTGCTCACTTTGCAGACGCCTCTCCCCAGCTGCTTCCGCCACTGAGATCACAAAGTATAGGGACATTCCGCCAGGTCCATGTCATCGCCCTGGTAACTTGCCGCGCTACGTCAACAGCATCCTCTTTAGGAACCGAGCAGACTATCTCATCGTGGACCATCACCCGTAGCAGCGGCCACAGCGAGCGGTCCAGCCGCAGCAGGCACTCGCCCATGATGTCCCGCGCCCCGCCCTGGCCCATCAGCGCCGGGGCCACGGTGTAGGCGCGCTCCGGGTCGCACGCCATCCGGCGGCCGAAGCCGTTGTCCAGCACGTCGCCGGCCTTGCCCGCCGCGCGGATCTCCTCGCGCCAGGCGATCAGCACCGGGAACCGCTCGGTCATCCCGGCGATGAACTTGCGCACCAGCGCCTCATCGAGGCCGTTGCGGATCATCCGGTTCGCGCCCAGCCCGTAGTTCCAGCCGTGCCCGATCGCCTTGGCGTCCTGGCGCTTGATGCCCACCTGCGCGGCGATCTCCGCGTGCGCGTCCCGGCCCGGGGCGAACAGCGCCATGTAGGCGGGGTCGCCGCAGTGCCCGGCCATCGCCCGCATGTCCACCTGCTTGAGGTCGAAGCACAGCAGCACGTGGCCGGGGTCGGGGACGAAGATGTCGCGCTCGGCATGCCGCCCGCCGTGCTTGCCGAAGACGGTCAGCCCCGGGTTGGTCACCGACCAGCGCCCGGACGCCTGCCGGAAGCTGTTGCCCGGGTGCACGCGCCCGTCCGGGGCCAGGCAGTCCGCGGCCGTCTGGTACACCGTCCGCGTGCCCACCACGATCTTCACGCACGCGATCAGCTGCCGCAGCGGCTGCGGGCAGGCCGGGTCAGCGGCGATGGCCCTCAGCTGCTCGTCGCCCACCGCCGGCTTGCCCTGCTTCGGCGTCCGCGGCACCGTCACCCCGTAGCCCTCCAGCACGCCCGCCAGCCACTCCCTGCCGGATTCCGCGCTCAGGGGGGAGTCGAGCTCCTCCGTCACCTCATGCCGGGCCTTGCCGCGGCCCCGGGCCAGTGTTCTCGTCAGCGGCAGGCCCCAGCCGTCATGCAGCAGCCCCAGCGCCGCGGCCTTGCGCTCCTGGCCCTGCGCTATCCGCTGCTCCAGCAGGGGGACGTCGACCAGGAAGCCGTTGAGCGTCATCCGGCCCGCCAGCGTGGCCAGCTTGTGCTCGCGCACGGTGTAGGCGTCGTTGCCCAGCATCGCGGACACCGCCGCCGTGGCCGCCAGGTCGCCCTCCAGGTACGACAGGTACTCCGGGTCGTCCAGCGGGATCTTGTCGTAGCCGCCGTGCCTGCGCTTGAGCCGGGCCAGGTCATCAGTCTTGCCCGGGATGCCCAGGCGCTGCGCCACCGCGTCCAGGCCGTAGCCGTCCGCGGAGTGCCCGCCCTCCCGCGACCGCGGCGGCCACGCCTGCCGGGCGATCAGCTCGGTGTCCTTCGCCTTCGCCGCCAGCGCCTCGAAGTCCGCGCCGCAGTGCCAGGCCAGCGCGGGCAGGTCGAAGCCGAGGATGTTGTGCCCGGTGATCTCGCCCGCCGCGGCCAGCCGCTCCAGCAGCGCGGGCGCGCCCGTGATGACCGGCGCCCCGCCCGCGGTCAGGCTGCCGGCCAGCCGGACGTACCCGCGCTCGTCGTGCGGCCGGTAGGTGAACAGCTCGTCGGCGCTGCCGCCCTCCAGGTCGAAGGCGACGGTCCCGGTGGCCGTGGAGGGTAGCTGCGGAGGGTCTGCGGGGGGCGTGGAGGGTTGCGGAGGGTCTGTGGAGGGTTCAAAATGCGTTTCCGCAGGTGGGGGAGGGTTGTGGAGAGTGTGGAGGGTTGGATGGTATTCACTTACGTGTGTGTGTGTGTGTGTGCGTGTGTGCGTGCGTATAACAGGCGATAGGGTATCCACACCCTCCACAGTGGATAGTTGTGGAGGGTTTGACCTGGGGTTTTGCAGTGTGGAGGGTTTGCCGTCAACCCTCCACGTACCCTCCACCAGACCCTCCACAGGAGCCGTACCCTCCACCGTCGCGGGGGGTGCAGCGGGCACCGCGGGAGTTGCAGCCGGATTCCCGGCCGTGGGCACCGTGGAGGGTACGGGCGCAGCGAGTCCCGCGGAGGGCAGTGTGGAGGGTACGGGCGCTGCCGCGGGCACCGCGGAGGGTGCTGCCGTGGGCACCGTGGAGGGTGCGAGGCCGCCGTCGTAGCCGCCCAGGCGGACGCGCAGCTGCCGGTAATTGGCGTCGCGGCGCTTCTGCGGCAGGTACCCCAGGTCATTGAGGCGCAGTCCCCACGCCGTCATCTTGGGGATGTCATGCGGGGCGACGTTGACCCGGCGGCACCAGGCGACGAACTCCTGGTACAGCTGGCCCGCCTTCGTGCCCGCCTCCCAGTGCTCGCACTCCTCGGTCAGCCACGCGTACGCCAGGTCCTGCGCGGCTGCCGCGGTGTCCGCCGCCGCGCGCACGCACAGCGGCGCCCGCTCGGTGGAGGCCGACTCCGGGTCCGCCAGCCACGCGGCGGCCTGCGCCATCATCATCGCCAGCACCGCCGGCGCCTCCGCGCGCCAGGCCGGGCCGGCCAGCGGGCCGATCGCCGCGCGGGCCGCGCGCACCGCCTCGGGGTCGCCCTCGCACGGGATGAGCCGCACCCGGCTGCGCACGGCCCCGTCCGTGAGCTTCGGCTCCGACCCGGGGTTGGCCGTCAGGATGAGCGTGTGCGTGGGCTTGAAGGTGATCGGGTTCTCGGCCATCCGGTTGCCGGTCAGCTCCCCGCCGCCGGTCAGCTGCTTGAGCCGCTCCTGGGCCTGCTGCCCGGACCGGGGCGCCTCATCGATGAACGAGCAGCGGCGCCCCTTCAGCGCGTGCACGATGGAGGCGTGGCTGCGGTCGGCCGGGGCCAGCAGCCGCGGGTCGGCCGCGTGCGCGTAACTGCCCAGCACCGACATCAGCAGCGCGATCACCTGCGTCTTGCCCCGGTTGGTCGGCCCGAGCAGGATCGGCAGCGCCTTGTCGCTGTACCCGGTCAGCGTGACCGCCAGCACCCGGACGGCCCACGCGCGCACCTCCGGATCTGGCCAGACGGCTGCCAGGAAGGCATCCCACAGCGGCGTCGCCCCCCGCCGCGGCGCGCACCCGGCGCTGTGCATGTGCACGGTCTCCAGGCTCAGCGCGGCCTGCACCGGGCCGCTCCCGCAGGCCCGCAGGTCGTAGGGGTAGCCGCCGGCCCACAGGATCTCGGCGTCATGGTCCAGGCCGGCCATGTCCAGCGAGCACGGGTGGTGCCCGCCCATCACCTGGGCCGTCATCTTGGCCGCGATGGCGCCGGCCCCGGCGTTGGTGCCGAACCGGGCGCGCCGCTTGGCCTGCTCGTGCGGCTCGGTGCCCTCCGGGGCTCCTGAGTCACCGCGCGGCAGCAGCCAGAACATCTCCTCCACCGCCCAGCGGGCCTGCTCGCCCGGCCGGGCCTCCCAGCGCAGCGGGCCGCGCAGCAGCCAGGTCCCGGCGTCGGCGGCGTAGCGCAGCCCGGGGTAGGTGCGCATGAGGATGTCGCGGGCCAGCACCGAGTCCAGCTGGGCGGAGGTGGCGAACAGGTGCGCGCCCCAGGCGTGCCTCGGTGACCACTGGGCCGGCGCCTCCAGCGCGTCGTCGGCGCTGGCGTCGTCGTCCAGCGGGGCGGCCAGCGCGTCCCAGCCCAGCGGCCGGGCGTCCATGCACGGGTCGGCGTACGGGTCGGGGATCGCCCGGCCCGCCGCCTTGCGCGCGGCGGTGAACAGCATCCGGTCGAACTCCCCGCCGCGGTTCTCCGCCCCGGTCAGCTCCTCCCAGCGCTGCTCCAGCCAGCCCAGCACCGACCCGGCCCCCGCGTGGCCCTCCGCGCCGAGGGCGATGACGTGGTAGACGTGCCCGGTCATCGCGTCGTGCCGCGAGCCGGCCGGGGCTCCTGCCAGCTCGGCCGCCGCCGCGCGCCCCGCCTCGTCGGCTTCCGCGCACGGCATCCGCTGGTCTGCGAGCAGCCAGTCCAGCAGCGCCCGCCCGCTGGCGGGGTCAGCGGGCGGCGGCCCGGCAGTGGTGGCGCCTTCCGCCAGCCGCTTGGCCCAGGAGTCCGGCAGCAGCGGGAAGTCGCCCGGCCGCGGTACCTCCCCGTCCATGGCGGGCGTGCCGTCCGGGCGGTACCAGCGGTAGCGGGCGCCGGCGCCGGCGTGCGGGGACGGCGCGACCACGGCGTAGCGGTGATGGCGCTGGATGACGTCGATGTCGGCGCCGCACCGGGTGGCGTAGCGGCCGGCGGGCACCCGGAAGAACATGATGCGGGACAGCCCGGGCCCGGCCGGCGTGCCCCGCGCGGTCGAGGACCAGGTCGGCGGCAGCGCGCCCAGCTCCGCCTCAAGCTGCGCCAGCGTGGCGGCGCCGGCCTTGACGGTGCCGTTCTTCACGTAGTCGTCCACGTCGATGCCGATGACGCCGTCCGGCATCCGCAGCGCGACGGAGAACCCGGACATCCCGTTGCCGGCCCAGCCCACGATGTCCTCGGTGGTGGTGTCCGTCCCGGTGGCCCCGGTGAATCCCGCCGGCGGGGGGAACTTGGCGTCCGGCGGGACCGGGATCACGCACGGCCAGCCGGCCAGGACGTAGTCCGCGGCGGCACCGGAGAACACTCCTGCCCCGCCCGTCGCGCTCATGTGGTGGCTCCGCTCACGGCGTGGTCCTCCCCTGGCAGGGTGCGGGGTGTCTCGCGCCCGCGCGTGAGCGGCTGCGCGCTGGTGATGTTACGCGGTCAGCGCGGCGAGCAGCTGCGTGCGCTCGTCCTGGGTAAGGCTGTCGATCTCGGCCAGCAGGCGGGCCACGCGCAGCTGCGAGGCCGCGGCCAGGGCGCGCTCGTCCTCGCTGCCGTAATGCCTGGTGTAGGCGGCCTTCTTCCGGGCCAGGGAGACGAGCGGGGGCGCGAGGAGCGACATGGCCCCGAACGTACTCCGCGTGCACGAGGCGGTGCAAGGAGAATCGCAAGGTTCCCGCAGGTCTGTTGGGGTCGTGGTTGTCGACGCCAGGCGTGTGCTCATGACCAGGCAATCAGTATTACTGTCTGTAAAAGTCTTTAACAAGAAGTTGAGCAGGGTACGCTTTGCGGTCATGGCGCAAGTACTTACTCCTCAAGGCGAAGACTTTCCCCGCTGGTACCAGGATGTGATCGCGAAGGCCGAACTGGCCGACAACGGGCCGGTGCGCGGGACCATGGTGGTACGCCCGGCCGGCTATGCGATCTGGGAGCGGATGGTGGCCGAGGTCGAGGCGCGGATCAAGGCGACCGGAGCACAAAACGTGTACTTCCCGCTGTTTGTTCCGGAGAACTACTTCGCACGCGAGGCGGAACACGTGGAGGGCTTCAGCCCGGAGCTCACCCTCGTGACACACGCCGGCGGCAAGGAACTGCCCGAACCCGTGGTCGTGCGCCCCACGAGCGAAACGATGTTCGGCGAAATGATGGCCAAGTGGATTTCGAGCTATCGCGACCTGCCGCTGCTACTCAACCAGTGGGCGAACGTGGTGCGTTGGGAGATGCGGCCGCGGATCTTCCTGAGAACGTCTGAGTTCCTCTGGCAAGAGGGCCACACCGCCCATGTGGACTTCGCCGACTCCCGGGCGTTCGCGCGCCGGATCCTGCACGAGGTGTACCGGGACTACATGGTCAACGTACTCGCGATGCCAGTCGTTCTCGGCCGGAAGACGGTGAAGGAACGCTTCGCCGGGGCGACCTGCACCTACACGTTCGAGGGCATGATGCGCGACGGGAAGGCGCTGCAGATGGGTACCGTGCACGAGTTCACCGAGAACTTCGCGCGCGCCTTCAACATCAAGTTCACCAGCGCGTCCGGCGGGCAGGAGTTCTGCAACACGACGTCATGGGGCAGCTCGACGCGGATGGTCGGCGGCATGATCATGTGCCACGGCGACGACAACGGTCTGCGGGTGCCACCCCGCCTCGCCCCGATCCAAGCGCTCGTGGTGGCCGTGACGGCCGGTGAAGGCGTCGTCGCCACCGCGCACAAGCTGCGGGACGCACTGCGTGATGCGGGCGTCCGGGTCAGCTTGGACGACCGGGTCGACACGCCATACGGGCGCCGGGCGATTGATGCCGAGTTGAAGGGCTATCCGATTCGGGTGGAGGTCGGTCCCCGCGATATCGCCGAAGGCCGGGTGACGGTGGTGCGGCGAGTCAGTGGCACGAAGGAGCCCGTCGTATTCGACGATGTGATGTCGACGGTGGTCGCCGCATTGGAGAAAGATCAGCAGTCGCTGTACGACGAGGCGTTGGCCTACCGCGAGGCGAAGACCGTCGACGTGTCCACGGTGGACGAGGCCATCGAGGCGTCGGCGTCTGGTTGGGCGCGGGTGCCCTGGGACCGCGTCGGACTTGACGGCGAAGCGAAGGCGAACGCTTCCGGGGTCTCCGTACGGTGCCTGTTCCGTCCGGACGGCGGCCTGCCGGACGCCGACGACGAGCCGGGAATAATCGCCATTCTCGGTCGGTCCTACTGACGCATCCACTCCCGGCCGGCATTTCGCGCCGGGTGCGGCCGCGAACCACCCTCCCGCTGCGGTGCGGACTCGACTTGTACGCTCTCCCGCCAGGTACCACAACCGGGCGCGGACGAGTCGTGGCACGGTGGCGGCGCCGCCCGCCAGCAGCGCAGCGCCCGGCAGCGTCTGCGAGCCGTCCGGCAACTGGACGTTGTGGACGGCATCACGGGCCTCGGTCACGAGCGCGCCGCCCCGTCCTTGCGCTGGCCGGTCCACGGGAGCGCCAGGCCGTCACCGTCGCGGCGCGGGACGACGTGGACGTGCAGGTGCATGACCGTCTGCGTGGCCGCCGCTCCCGCGGAGGTGATGATGTTGCACGCGGTCAGTCCCATGTCCCGGGCGAGCTCGGCGGCCAGCCCGGTAGCGCTGCTCGCGTCCAGCGGGCCCTCCAGCGCGCTCGGCACGTGCTTGCGGGAGACGACAAGGAAATGACCTGGCGTGACCGGGTTGCGCGGCTGGAACGCCACGCTGAACTTGTCCTCGTAGTCGAACTCGCCGTTGGCGACGCGGTCGCAGAACGGGCAGTCCGGGCTCTTGCCAGGCATCGCGGGGGTCTCGGTCACGGGCTCTCCCCGGTGCGGCCCGGCGAGCAAGAGCCGGCCGACCCGCGCAGCCTGGCTGCTGGTAATGCTCTCCGGGGCGGTGGCCAGGACGCCGTCAGCCTCATCCTCGCGGCGCGCGGCTTCAATGTCGGCCATCAGCTCCTCGTCCGTGGAGCCGGGTGCCCAGCGGCGACGCGGACGGCTGACTGACTTGTCAGGAGTCCCATGCATCTCGCCAGCATACCGTAAGATACTTCAGGACCCGGAGCGGCAGAGAGTATGATGCGGTCTATGACGGAGACGGTCACGGAAGAGGCTTACCGCAGGTATGTCGCCCTGGCTGAGGAGCATGCCGACGAGCATCCAGGCATGGAGCCGAGGACGGTGAGCGCAAACATCGCAGCAGAAATGGAGGTACCGCAGCTTCGCGCATTCGCCATCTCCATGCTGACGACCTTCGTGGTCAGTCATCGCCGCCGACTGGCCCGGGAAGCTGAGGAGCGTGCCGTAAGCCTGGCAGTCAAGCGGATGCAAGAGGCCCGCGCAGCTGAGCAAGAGCGACAGCGGCTAGGACGTGAAGCTGAGCAGGAACGGGCACGTGAGTATGAGCAGCAAGCTCAGGAAGCTTCCCAGCGGCTGACAGACGACATGAACTCCGACAATGCAGAGGTGGCCGCGCAAGCACGAAAGTTCCTGGAGCAATACCAGGATAACCCCGGTTTTCCGCTCTCTTACAGGAGGGCCATCGGTGCCTTGCGGGGCCAGCAGGAGCAGGAAGTGAGGGACCGGGAACGCGAAGAAGCGGAGCGGGAGCAGAAGAACCGGGAGTCGAGGGCGGGCAGTGAAGAATTCTTCCAGTGCCTGTATGACGATCCTGCTACAGAAATCAGCTGGTTGCACACGTATTTTCCTGATTACTTCAGCGGTTCGACCTTCCCAGGAAGCCTGGCTTTTCACCGCTGGTGCGCAGGCCGGTTTGACGGGTGGTTTCAGCAGGTGCGGGAGGACATGGCAGTTCTTACCGAGGAGGCTCGCCGGGATCGGCTGGCTCGCAACGAAGTTAACCGAGAGGCGAGCAGGCTCTGTGAAAGGCATGGTCGTCGTGAATGCACCGGGCAGCTAACGGTGAAGGGGCAGAAGCCCAGGGATTGCCATCGCGCGAGCGTCGCAGGCGGTTTGTGCTCTAAGCACGGGGTAACAGCGCTTGAGAGCTGGACGCCCGACGACTGGTGGCTAGCTCAGACGTTTTACCCTGGAGGTCCCGTTAAGCTTCGGACAGATGAGCTCATCGCTGACGTAGCAAGGAAGACCCGGATCGAGGTAACGGAAGAGCTGCTCAGCACCCGGTTCGCGCTCGGGGACGGCACGATGGTTACCTGGGGAACGGCTACGATTAGCCAGCATCGTCAGCGGATAGAGATGCTAGCTAAAAACGCTGCTGGCATCGTTGAGACTGCTGGTCGGCATAAGGCAGCAATTTACATGTGCGAAGAGGCTGAAGTCGACCGGCTAGATGATCTGCCCTCGGCAGCCTAGCCCCCGTCATCATCTCCAGGTCATCCTGCCGTGAGTGCCGCGCCGATGGCAGCCACGACGCAGAGCACGGCCAGCAGGCCGCCGAGGAGGTTCACCGCGTCGCGGAGCGCCTGCGTCCACATCCCGCGCGCCAGGACGAGCATCACCGCGCTGGCCGCGCCGGAGATGACCGCCAGGGTAATGTCCTGCGTCACTGCGCCATCAGCTCCGCCAGCTCACGGGTGACGAGGCGGCGCTCCCGGGCGCGCTGCCCGCGCCGGCGCAGGCGGCTTCCGCCAGTCCCGCGCCAGGCGTCGTAGTGCCGGTGACCGCAACGGCTCCGGCCGCAGTCGCCGGGACGCTCGTCGTGATTGCGACTGTGCGCCGCCGCCAGCATCCGGGTCATCGTCACTGCGCCATCATCTCCGCCAGCGTTAGCGCGCGGGCCCGCAGCAGCGGCAGGAGGACGCTCACCGGATCGCGCCCGCCCAGGATCGCCAGGTACTCCTCCCGGGTCACGCCGACCCTGTCCAGGATGAGCACATGGGCCGGCCACTCCTGGTGGTATCCCGCGAGCGTCCACGTGCGCTCCGCGCCCCCCGCGGTGATGATGGCATGCGCCTGCTCCCGGGTGACGGCCAGCCCGTCCAGCCAGGTCCGGTTCACGAAACGGCTGCCGGGCGGGCTCTTCTCGATGTGCAGCGTCCAGCCGTCGCGCGCCCGCGTCACGGTCATCTCGCCATCATCTCCAGCAGGACCGCGCCCCCGGCCATGACGGCGCGGCTGGCTTCCGGGTCGGCCAGCGCCCAGCGGGCGTGCTCGCGCATGCTGTACGCGGGGTCAGGGACGCGCCAGCCCGCGATGCGCTCCCAGAGCGCGGCCGTGGGGATGACGGCGACCCGGCCGCACATCCGGCAGCGCGGCCCTAGCCCGTCGCGCCAGCCCAGGAGCATCGCCCCGGTGCACCCGGCCGCGCGCAGCAGTCGCTGCGCGTACTCCTCCGGCACCGGGTAGCTTCCTGACGGCCGCGGGCCCGGGAGCAGCAGGCGGTTCACCGGCTCATCATCTCCGCCAGCGTCAGCGCCCGGGCCCGCAGCGGCGGCCACAGCACGTGCCGCGGGTCGCGTCCGCCCCGGATCAGCTGCGCCTCTTCCCAGCTCACCTCGATGCCGCCGTCCACGCCTATCGCCGGCCAGCCGCCCGGTGCCTGGAACACCCGCAGCGCGGCCCGCTCGCCGGGCGTCACGTTTGCGACCGGCCCGCGCAGCGCGAACCGGACGTACTTGTCACGGCCGCGCAGCGGCTCCACGGTCAGCGTCCAGCCGTCCCCGGCGACGGGCAGCCCCCAGCCGTCCCGGGCCAGCCCGTGGCGATTACTCACCAGGCCGTGCCGCCTGACCCGGCGTGCCGGACGGCGTCACGGACGGCCATGGCCCAGGACCCGTAGTCGCCGCCGCGGCAGTTCCGGTTCCGGCCCTGGTCCCAGTGCGGGCAGGCCCAGCGCCACAGCCGCACGCCGTCATAGCGCAGGCCGGTGCTGCGCACGCGTGCCTTGTGCCTGGCTGGCGCGGCCGTCTCGTCATCAGCTCCTTCCGGGTCAGCGGCCGGCCAGCGGCCCGGCTGAGCGGGCAGCACGTACGTCACCGGGTCAGCGGCCGGCCAGCGGCCCGCCGCGAGCAGCGCCGCCCGGTGGAAGGCCCCGTTGCGGGCGCACGCCCAGCACGACGGCCGCGGGAACGGCATCGGGTGCTCCGCGCAGTCTGCTCGCTGCGCGAGGACGACCCGGGTGATCTCCTCGCGCAGCTCCTGCTCGCTCATGACGTCAGGATCAGCGTCGCCGGCCGTGACGTCCTTAGCGACGTCAGCGGCGATGACCTCGAACTCCCCGCCATTTAGCAGGTCGGTCATCTCCCGGCCCCAGCCCTTGCCCCGGTAACTGGACAGCGCGGTCGCCGCGTCCGCCAGCGTCCCGCCGTATACGGTGACCGTGACCAGCAGCGTGCCCGTCACCTCATCCGGTGCCTTCTCGTCATTGCGGTTGCTGCCCTGGTAGCTCACGGCTCGCGCTCCCATCCCCCTGTCCCCTGCACTCGCTCAGGCCCCCGGTAGATCACGCGGCCCTTGCTGGTGCAGACCTCCGGCTCGCAGTGGTCGCACGGGCTAGCCGGGGAGCAGGTTTGCTCACAGTCGTGGCAGTACAGGGAGGACCAGCCGTTGCCTGCATACGGATCGATGCCCCCGTGACCCTTCATGCCCTTAGTGCTCATGTAGTCCAGGATAGCAGTCTTAGAGTATCGTGGGGTATCAGTCAGTCCATGTAAAGAAGAAAGGGAAGCCTGATGCCCCCAGCGAAGGCCACCACCACGGGCGCGATCTCGCTCCAGCGGCTCGGCCGCTCCATGATCCGGGTGCCCGTCCAGGGCCTCACCCCGCTCATCACCAACAAGTTCAGCGCCAAGGCCCAGCAGATCATGCTCGACCGGCAGATGGGCAAGCCCGTCGAGCGCCAGCCGAAGGACCCGGAGCAGAACTTCCGCGACGCCCAGCACCTGCTCCCCGGCGGCGCCCCCGCGTTCCCCTCGGTCGGCTTCAAGGCCGCCATCGTGGACGCGGCCCGGTTCTTCAAGGGCTCCAAGCTGCCCATGACGGACCTGCGCCGGATGATCTTCGTCAACGGCGAGCCGGGCACCGACCAGGCGAACCGCACGCTGCTGGTCCCCGTCTGGGGGGAGTGGACCGGCGAGGAGTCGGCGCTCGTCCCGGCCACCGCGGTGATGCGCCAGGACTACGCGCGCAACGAGACCGGCGTCGCCGACATCCGCTTCCGGCCGGAGTACTGGCCGTGGTCGGCGGTGCTGGAGGTGGTCTGGGTGCGCAACTCGCTGACGCTGGAGTCCGTCATCGCGCTGGTGGACGCCGCCGGCTTCGCGGGCATCGGCGAGTGGCGCCCGGCCAGCAAGGAATCCAATACTGGCTCCTACGGCACGTTCCGGGTGCCGGACGACGCCGAGGTCAAGGAGATAGTCCTGTGAGGGATGAGGTACTGAAGGCCCTGAAGGGGCTGGAGGACTCCCGCGGCAAGCTGCACGCCGATGAGGTCGTGGCGGCAGCACGGCCGGAGGACAGCGCGCTGCACGGGCTGTTCACCTGGGATGACGCCATCGCCGCGGCGCAGCGCCGCCTGGAGGAGGCCCGCGGCCTGATCCGCAGCTACCGGGTGGCCGTCGTCCGCGAGGTCGCGTCCGGCGGCCAGCGCGCGGTCATGATGCGCAAGTACGTGGCCGACCGGATGATCGGCATCCCCTCGCCGCCCGGCACGTACTCCAGCGTCACCTCGCTCACGACGCAGGAGCAGGGCCTGATCCTGCTGCGCATCCGCCGCGAGGTCCGCTCCATGGCCCAGCGGTACCGCGACTACCCCGAGTTCTGGCAGGAGCTTGCCGAGGTCATCGCCGAGCACGAGGCGCAGGTGAAGAAGGCAGCAGCATCCGGCTGAAAGGGATGGACATGGCAAGGCGGGGTCCGGCGAGGCTTGGTGCGGCAGGCGAGGCACGGCATGGTGCGGCGTGGCGTGGTCCGGTCCGGCAGGCACGGCATGGTGCGGCTCGGCATGGTCCGGCCCGGCGGGGTCCGGCCCGGCAGGCAAGGCGCGGCGTGGCAAGGCTTGGCTAGGCGGGGCAGGCACGGGAGCAGCAGCATCCGGCGCAAAGGGATGGACTTGGCAAGGCGGGGCAGGCACGGTGTGGCGCGGCAAGGCGCGGTGCGTCATGGCCCGGCAGGCATGGCGTGGCGTGGCTAGGCGCGGCTCGGCACGGCCTGGCAGGCATGGCTCGGTTCGGCGGGGTGGGGCGTGGCTTGGCAGGCAGGGCATGGCGCGGAGCGGAACGACATGGCTCGGCAGGTCTGGCCGGCACGGGAGCAGCAGCATCCGGCGTAAAGGGATGGACGTGGCATGGTGCGGTGCGGCAGGGCCAGGCGCGGCAGGCGAGGCACGGCACGGCAGGGCGCGGCGCGGCAGGGCAGGTAGGGCTTGGCACGGGGTGGCGTGGCATGGCAGGCAGGGACCGGTAAGGCTCGGTGCGTCATGGCGCGGTCAGGCAGGTCAGGCTCGGTGAGGCTAGGCCGGGACCGGCAGGGACGGGAGCAGCAGCATCCGGCGTAAAGGGATGGACGCGGCAGGGCAGGGTCCGGCGAGGCCAGGCGGGGCAGGCATGGCGAGGCTGGCCAAGGAGAGGCATGGCGCGATGTGGCGAGGCCGGGCAGGCACGGCAAGGCACGGCGAGGCAAGGTCTGGCAAGGCAGGCATGGCTCGGGCTGGCATGGCCAGGCGGGGCTAGGCGGGGACCGGCAGGCAGGGCGTGGCTTGGCACGGGGTGGCGCGCGTCGGCGCGGCAGGCATGGCGTGGCCTGGCTGGGTCAGGCGCGGCGCGGCAGGGCAGGCGAGGTCAGGGCCGGCACGGCTAGGCACGGCTGGGATCGGCTCGGCAGCCGCGGTGAGGTTAGCCATGGCCAGGTGCGGCGCGGCAGGCACGGGAGCAGCAGCATCCGGCGCAAAGGGATGGACACGGCTAGGCACGGCAGGGCATGGCGAGGTCTGGCGCGGCAGGTGAGGTTAGGCGCGGCAAGGTCTGGCATGGCGGGGCAGGTGAGGTTAGGCGCGGCGAGGTCTGGCGTGGCCGGGCAGGCACGGGAGCAGCAGCATCCGGCGTAAAAGGGATGGACACGGCGGGGCAAGGCGGGGTGACGCAAGGCCAGGACTGGCAGGCATGGCATGGCTAGGCTCGGCAGGGCTCGGCTAGGCAGGCATGGCTAGGCTCGGCAGGCCCCGGCGCGGCACGGCAGGGCAGGCGCGGCATGGCTTGGCTAGGTGAGGCGAGGTCCGGCAGGCATGGCTAGGCAGGGCAAGGTCTGGCGTGGCAGGCATGGCTAGGCGTGGTGCGGCTGGGCTAGGCTCGGCTGGGCAGGCAGGGCTTGGCGTGGCGCGGCTGGGCAAGGCTCGGCAGGCGTCGCAAGGCTAGGCAGGGCTGGGCGCGGCCCGCCCCGGCAGGAATGGCTCGGCTAGGACGGGCCTGGCTAGGCAGGCACGGGAGCCCGGCGCCGTTTCACTCGGTGCCGGGCCCTGTTACCGGTATCTTGGGGTCTATGACTGACCTGACGGAGACCCTGTCCGCGGACCAGCGCCGCGCGCTCACGCAGATCCTGGCGTGGCATGAGGCCGGGGGCTGGCCGCCGCTGACCCTGGGCGGGCTGGCGGGAACCGGGAAGACTAGCCTGATCTGCTGCCTGCCGCAGTTCCTGCCTGATATCCGGATCGCGTTCGCCGCCTACACCGGTAAGGCGACGTCCGTGCTGCGGCGCAAGCTCCCCGGTGACGTCCCCCCGGATCATGCGTCCACCCTGCACCGGCTGCTCTACCGTGCCTGTGAGGTTACGGTGTGCACCGAGAGTGACACGGTAATGAAGGAGGCGGACGTTCAGTGCCGCGCGCACGCCGGACGGGGCTGGGAGTGCGCGGTGCGCCGCCAGCTGAGCTTCACGCCGGCGCCGGAGCCGCTCGCCGGCATCGGACTGGTCGTGGCCGACGAGGCATCGATGATCCCCGAGCAGCTCTGGAAGGACCTGACCGGCCATGGCGTTCCGGTGCTGGCGGTCGGCGACCACGGCCAGCTGCCGCCCGTCCGCTCGTCCTTCAACTTGATGGCCAGCCCGGATATCCGGCTGGAGAAGATCCACCGGCAGAACGAGGAAAGCCCGTCTGGCATGGCCATCCTCACCATGGCGCGGTGGGCGCGCGAGCAGGGCCACGTGCCGCCCGGCTGGTACGGGCCGGATGCGGTCAAGCTGACGATGGCCGAGCATGAGTCCGGGCTGGCCGGCCTGCACCCGGCTGAGGCGGACCTGATCATCTGCGCGACTAACGCCGCAAGGACAGCGCACAACCAGCTGATGCGCGCGTGGCACGGCCGGTCCGGGCCGCCGCAGGTCGGCGATACGGTGACCTGCCTTCGCAATAACCACGCAGAGGGCCTGTACAACGGTCAGCGCGGGACCATCCTGGCCGTGGGAGGGGTAACAGGGCCCGGTAGTGAGGCCACATTCCAGGCTGTCATCGAATGCGAGGACCTCCTCCGCCCGTGGTCGGGGACGGTATCAGCGCTGCCGTTCGGTGACCCGAAGTTCCAGGCATCCTGCGTCAGGGACCGTCATGTCGCGCTCTTTGACTATGGCTACGCACTCACAGCCCACAAGGCACAGGGAAGTTCGGCCGAGAAGGTGCTGGTCATTGAGGAGGGCTGGCCGGCGCCCGGAACTGGCGAGCGCAGCCGGTGGCTGTACACCGCGGTGACGAGGGCGGAGCGGTCACTGACTATCGCCGGATGGTAAAGGTAGTCTCTTAGAGTATGATGTGAGTGAGAAGCTACCCCTTGAAAGGGATTCCGTTGGCAAAGAAGGTCATCTACCCCGAGGCTCCGCCGCAGAACTACGAGGACACCATGCTGCCGGTCGGCATACTGGTGTCCGCGTTCGCCACCTTGCGCGGGCCGCAGCGCAACCGCCCCGAGGACAGCGTCAGGTACCTGTCAACGCTCAGGGCGAGGGCCAAGGCGTTCCAGGACTACAATCCTGTGCTACTGCGCCCGCGCGTCGTGTCCTACCGTTCTGACAGCCACCAGTACTGGACGCTGGACGGCAACGCCTCCAACCACTGGCTGCACGAGAAGTTCGGCCCGAACCACCTGGTCCCGTGCCGGGTGCTCCGCGGCCTGACGCTGGCCCAGGAGAACCGCATCTTCCAGGACCTTCAGCGGCTGAAGAAGGTGACGCTGACCGAGGCGGCCCGCAGTGACATCGAGTTCGATGACGGCAGCCTCGCGTTCACCGTCAACCGCATGTTCGAGGAGCAGGGCTTCACGATAGGCCAGCGGACCGACAGCGCCACCACGATCGGCATCAGCGCGGGTACCTACGTGCTGGCCATCGGCGGCGAGCCCCGGCTACGGGAGACGCTGCGCGCCCTGCGCGAGTGCTTCCCCGGTGACGACAAGCGGCGCACGAACGTGACGCTGGTCAAGGCGGTGGGCCTGGCCCTGGGCAACGCCGAGCTGGAGCACGAGCGCCTGATGCGGGCGATGAAGGCGGCCGGCACCTGGGAGCTGGCCGGCGCCGCGCAGGGCCGCGGCTCCGAGCACGCCGTGCTGGCGAAGATCCGGGCAGCGTATGACAAGGCGGAGTAGCCCGCGCGCATGGCAGGGTCAGTCAGCACCGGTAACCGTCGTCCCATTCCTCCCAGAAATGCCGGGCGCACACGTCCGTCCCCGGCCGCGCCATCGAGTGGAACCGCACCGGCTCACGGCACCCCTTCACCGAGCAAGTGCCCGCCCAGCACGCGGCCAGGAAGAGAAGCGCCGATACGCACACGGCGATGAGTACCCAGCCCCACCCGGTCACCTGCTGGCCGGGCCGGGCTGATGGCAGGGACACTGGGCCGGTGCCACGGCTTCACGGGCCGGCCCGGCGATCCCTCTTGCTACCACCCCGGCCCCGGGATACTGCCCGTGTGGGCATCCGACCTGGCTGCCTGGGTCATCGTGGTCCTGATCATCGGCGTACTCGCTCTCGTCGTCCGGAAGATCGCCAGGTACTAGCCCAGCATCTCGGCCAGGGTCAGTGGCCGGGCTGCCAGCGGCAGCGGCCCCCCGGTCGTTGCCCGCCATCGCGTGAAAGCGGCCTCATGCAGGCAGCGGGCCTTGGCTGCGGTGATGATCCCGGCCAGGTACAGCCTCGCCAGGAGCTGCACGTAGTCCCCGTGGCTCACGTGCCCAGCATCTCCTGAAGGCTCAGCGGCCGGGCGCGCAGCACCAGCGGCCACAGCCACTGCCGCGCCCCGTCCGGGCCGCGCAGCAGCACGTCCAGCGGGCTGGCCCCGCCCGCGATGGCGAGCATCTCCTCCGCGGTGACGTCGATGAACTCGAACAGGTAAGCCTCCGGGTACCGCATGACGCCGTCGTCCCGGGTCCGCATCACCCCGCTGCCGCCCCGCGCTAGCCGGACCGCCCTGGCCTGCTCGCCGCCGGTAACCTCCAGGGCCAGCTGCCACCGCCGCGGCCCGCCCGGGTAGTCCCGGACCTGGGTCAGCGTCCACGGCTGCGGCCGGGGGGCATCGTAGGTAATTCCTGGTGGCCGCATGGCGTGCGCACTCGCTTTCCGTTGTCCTGCGTCACGTGCCTAGCATCTCCTGAAGGCTCAGCGGCCGGGCGCGCAGCACGATCGTGCCGGGCGGCAGGGACGCCCTGTCCTGCCGGGCCCGCACCTCATTCAGGGTCATCACGCCGGCCTGGCGCTGGAGCTGCCAGACCGACGCCCGCAGTGCCGCGACCTGGCGGTCCCCGGCTTCTTGCCGGGCGGCCTGGTCACGGTGGACGGACACCAGGAAGCCCGTCAGGTCCCGCCAGGAGTAGCCCTCGCTCATGCGCCCATCATCTCCTGAAGGCTCAGCGGCCGTGCCCTGATCCGCGGCGCCAGCGCGGCCACCGGGTCGGTGCCGTCTACGATGGCCGCCGCCTCGTCCATGGTCAGCTCAATGTCGTCCATCACCAGGACCGGGCCAGGGCCGTAGCCGTAGTGCACGCTGGCCCGCGGCGGCGCGAAGTGCCCCAGGCGACGGCCGGTGATGGCATCCGCCTCGCGGGGCGTCACCGTCAGGCCGGACAGCACGTACCGCACGTCGGTGGTCACGCGCGGGATGAGGTACTCGGAGTAACAGGTCAGCGGCGCCTCGTACTGCCAGGTCTCCAGCGTCCAGTTATCGCGCCGGGCCATCCCGTTCCGGCTGCCGTGGAAGGTGCGGGCCAGTCGCCAGCCCGGCCAGTCCCAGCTCATTCCCTCATCATCTCCTCCAGGGTCAGCGCGCGGGCGCGCAGCGGCGGGGCCAGCATGGCCAGCGGGTCGGCCCCGCGCCAGACGCGCACCGTCTCCTCCGTGGTCAGCACCATCTTCATCGGCCGCAGCGGGCCGTTGCCGTGGCCCAGGTGCCAGGGCAGGTCCCCCGGCCGGTGCCGCATGACCTGGCTCGCCTGCCCGGCCGTCACCATCAGGTTCTCCAGCACGTACAGCGGGCGCGTATCGCCGAAGTGACCGTACGGGGCGGTGCCGGCCCGCAGCGTCCAGCCGTCCCGCTCGGCGAGCGTCACCCCGGTCAGTGCTGCCGGCAGGACGTCGAAGTCAATGGACCAGTCCGGGATATAAGCCACGGGCTGGCCGAGCAGCGCGCCCGGCCCCGTGCCGAGGTACATGATCCCGTTCCTGCCGGTGACGCGGGTCACGTGCCCGTCATCTCCGCCAGGGTCAGCGACCGCGCGTACAGCGGCGGCATCAGCACGTTCAGCGGGTGCCTGCCGCCCGCGATGGCGTGAGCCTCGGCCGGCGTGACCTCCAGGTGCAGGAGGAAGAAGCTGCCGAACGGGTACTCGTGCTCAACGGTGAGCACGGCCCGGCCCGTGGTGATGGCGCGGGCCTGGCTCCTCGTCACCCGCAGCCCGGACAGCGTGCAGCGAACCGGGGAGGACACGGTCCCGTACGGGAAGGCGCCCTCCCACGCCGCGTCCAGCGTCCAGCCGTCCCGGGCGGCGAGCATCTCGCTGCACGTCATGCGCCCGTCATCTCCGCCAGGGTCAGCGACCGCGCGTACAGCGGCGGCAGCAGCACCGCCATCGGGTGCTCCCCGGACAGCATGCGGTCCGCCTCCTGCGGCGTGACCTGAATCCGGGACAGGGACAAGACGGGGGTGACGTTCGCGCCGTACTGGTGCATGAAGGTTCTGGTAATCCAGCTGCCTGCACCCCGACGCCATGGCCGCGGTCGCGCCGACATCAGCCGCTCGGCGTCTCCGGGCGTCACCGGGAGGTCATGCAGCGTGAAGAGTACCTCCCGGTGCCCTGGCGACATGACGCCCATCGAGTGCTCCCAGTGCTCCTGCGCGGTCAGCACCGCGCCGCACCGCAGCCGTCGTTTCATGACTATCCTGCTCATGCGCCCATCATCTCCCTCAGGGTCAGTGACCGGGCCCGGAAGCGAGGGGTCAGCACGGTTACCGGATTTGCCCCGTCCTGGATTGCGCGGGCTTGCTCCCAGGTGAGGCTGACGCCGTGCATGATCAGGCACTCAGGGCTTACCCACCACATGTGCGATGACCGGGCGGTCATGGCCTGGAGCTGCGCGTCCGTTACCGTCAGCCCGTCCAGCTGGTACACGTGCCGGAGCTGGTACACGTGCCGGAGCAGGCTGCCGCTCCGGGGCCAGCGCCACGCGCTCAGCGTCCAGCCGTCTCGCTGCGCCAGCACGCTCATGCGCTCATCATCTCCCTCAGGGTCAGTGACCGGGCGTGCAGCGGGGGAGCCAGCACCGTCAGCGGGTCGCGTCCCAGCAGCCCGATCGCGTGCGCCTCCGCCCGGTCCAGCTCCAGCGTCATGACCCATCCGCCGGGGACGGGGACCCGGAACCAGGACCCGGTCCGGCCGCAGCGGTACAAGATGGCGGCGCACTGCTCCTGCGTCACGGCCAGCTCGCGCAGGATGAACGCAGCACAGGGGAAGTCAGGAGGGGAAGGCGGGCCTGTCTCCAGCGTCCAGCCGTCTCGCTGCGCCAGCACGCTCATGCACCCATCATCTCCGCCAGGGTCAGCGGCCGGGCCCAGGTCCGGGGCAGCAGCACCGTCAGCGGGTGAGCGCCGCGCCGGATGGCCATCGCCTCAGCCTCGCTGAGCAAGATCCCGCTGACCATCGCGAGCCCGGCCGTCATCGCAAGCCCGGCTGCCATGGCGGTCAGCCAGTACGGAGCGTCGTCCCGGACGGCGGCGGCCCGCTCGTACTGCGCCTGCGTCATGACCACGTCGTCCAGCGTCCAGGTGACGCAGTGCAGCCGGGAAGCACTCTCCCAGGACGGCCACCAGCGGTCTTCCTCGTACGTCAGCGCCCAGCCGCCCCGGAACCCTATCCGGCCCCGGTGCCTGCTCACGTGCCCGTCCGCTCGCGCCAGCCCGGCTCGTCATCCTCGTCGTCATCATCATCCTCGCCCGGGGAGGACGGCTCAAGGATGATCACCGCGACGCTGGCGGGCAGCCCGATGAGCGCGGGCAGGAACGCGATCTCCAGCACTGATCCCCTGGCGACCGCCTGGGCTGCCAGGATCACGGCCGCGAGTGCCGCCGCCACGCCGGCCAGGCCCGCCACTAGCCGCCAGGCGCTCACGTGCCCGTCCGCTCGTGCCAGTCCGCGTGCTGCGCCCGGTTGTCGACGGGCGGTGGCTGCTCGCCGGCCACGGCGACGCTTCCCTCTGCGGAGGCGGACAGCCGGAGGTAGGTGATGGCGCCGCAGCGCGGGCAGGAATTCGAGGTCAGCACCATCCGGAAGCTGCTCTCCCCGTCAGCCGGCATCATGAGAAGCCCTCCAGTTCTTCCAGCGACAGTGACCGGGCATAGAGCGTGCCCGCCTTGCGCGAGAGCGGATCGGGCATGCCACAGTCGTGGATCATGGCAAACAAAGCATGCCTGCACGCGTCGGCAGCGTGCGGCATGCCGTGGCACTGCTCCAGCAGCCCTGCCGCCTTCAGCCGGGCGTCGGTTGCCCAGGGTTTCACTTCTGCTGCGCTGCGCCAGTGCCACCTGGCGAGCCGGTCCAGGTCGCTGATCACCTGCCGGGTGGCGGTAGCGTTCGCGCCCCTGGCCCCGGCGCCGCGCCCGGTGATGAACCGCTCGCCGGCGCAGATGATCCGGGCCGGCCCCTCGCTGGCCTCCAGCAGCCAGCTCGCCAGCGGGTACGCGCCCGCGGCATTGCACTGGAAGACCAGGGGACGCTGCCCCGGCCCGGAGCACAGCCACGCGATGCCCGTGACAGGGCCGGGGTCGACGCCGAGCACGCAGGTTACCGCCGGCTGCGGGCCCTGGGTTAGCCGGCGCAGCAGGTCCTGCTGTGCCGCGGTCAGGGCAGGCCCGGCCCGCGGCGCTTCCTCAGTCACAGGGCGGCCACCCCCGTCATTTCGTTCCCCGGCCGCCGCAGGCGCTGCACGTGCCCGTCCAGTCGCAGTTCCGGCAACCGTCCCCGCCGCAGGCGTTGTGGTCCCCGGTGCCCTCGCACGCGGTGCACTTGCCGAAGATGATCAGGGCCGGTCACCTGCCCCCCGGTGGGACGACTCCTCGCCCGGGCCCTGGCCGGCCTGCTGCGCCCGGATGCCGTCCAGCACCCGGTGCAGCAGCGGGAACGCGGCGGCGTCGCCCAGGCCGTGCCCGTCCCCGTCGCCGTCCAGGTTCTCCAGGATGTGGCGGCCGATACTGAGCTGCCACCCCGTGTCATCCCGGGACTGGAACGTGGCCAGGGCGCGCAGCAGGTCGCGCAGTTCGCCGACGTTACCGCAGCAGGGCTGCACCTCGCTGTCCTCGCCCTCGCTGGCCAGGTGCAGCCATTCGTCAGCGGTCAGGCCGTACAGCCACGTCCTCGGTCCCGCGCCGGCGAAAGCCGTCAGCGCAGCCTGCGGGGTCTGCGCCTCGCACTCGAACCGCGAGTTAACCTGCCCGTCAGCGCTGGTCAGCACGATGGTGAACTGCCTTGTCACGGCGCGTACCGGCGGTACCCGGCCGCCTTCACGTCACCGGGGAACGGCTCCGGGTCGGCCGGGCCGGTGATCCCCATCGCCTCCAGCTCCGCCAGCTCCTTGTAGCCGATGACCAGCACGTCCGGCCTCCCGTGCGCGCGGGTGAACGAGGTGCGGCCCACCGGGTCGTGGCGCTCGGCTCCGGCGTGCGTGCCCAGCCCCCGGGAGGCGTTCGGGGTCATGCCCCGGGTGCCGCCGCGGGTCTCGAAGCCGCTGACCGGGGGCGCTGCTCCTCCCGCGGCGGCGGTCCAGGCGGGCGCGTGCTGTTCTACCCAGGCGGCGATGCCGATCACGCCGCAGCCTGCCGCGGACCCGGTGGCCTGCTCCGCGACCGACCCGGCCGGGTCCCCGAAGACCAGCTCCCGGGAGGAGTCGTCCCCGGTGCGGAAGCCGGCGAACCGGTACTCCCCGTGCGCGGGGATGACCAGGCCCTGGCTGCGCTCCAGGGACGCCTCCTCCTCGGTGATCAGGCTCATGCCGTCCACGGCGGCGAGCACCTCGATGCGCCGGGTGCCCAGGTTCCGCACCGCGATCAGGTAGCTGGCCCCGGCGGTTCCGGGAATGTAGGGGTAGCCGTCTGCCGGGCGCTGGTAGAAGGGCAGCCGGCGCCCGGCGCAGATCACCTCTGCGGTGATCGTGCGCTCCGGGCTGGTAAGGGATGTTCCGTGGTACATGCGTGCCTTTCTGACGGTCGGGCCAGCGTCTGGGCTCGGTGAAGTCCCCGTGCCGGGCGGGCTGATATCCCGTCCGGCACTGGGACCCTTCCTAACGGTCAGGCCAGCGTCTGGGGCTCGGTGAAGTCCCAGTGCCGGACGGGGCGGATATCCCATCCGGCATCCCGCTTGGCCTGGCCGGCTGCCAGCGGGCCGTTGGAGTACGAGGCCCCGTGGGAGGAGCTCTGTCCCATCATGTGCTTCTCCTTTTTCTTTTTCTTTTCTCAGGGTCGCTTTACCCTGCGCTCGCAGTCCTGCGAGCCGTCGCCGTCGCACAGGATGCTCACGTCGGTGTCCCATAGGTAGCCTGCGCCCACGGGGACGTCGGTGTCGATGCCCTTGAAGAGCTTCCCGCACCACCAGCAGCGCTTGTCGGTGATCACGGCTGCTCCCTGCTCGCCAGGGTCGCCAGCAGCTGCCGCATGGCCGGGGACTGCATGAGGGCCTGGCACCGGGCGCACAGGTCCTCAGCGGCGGGGTCCCCGCAGTTCGGGCACTCGCCTTGCCAGCGGAAGGTCGTGCGCGCTGCCGCGGCGGTCTCCGTGAGGCGCCGCTCAGCCTCACTGAGCGTCAGGCCCCATCCCCCGGGCGAGGTGAAGCGCTCTGGCTCCTCCCCCTGTGCCGTCACCACCTGGTAACGGCCGAAGCCGGGCGCGAGCGGGTCCCGGAGCCGCGACTTGACGAGCCGCAGGCCCTGCCGCCTGGCCATCCTGCGCAGGCGGTTCACGCGGACCTTGACGTCCTGGGCGCTGGCGGGCACCGTGACCCTGTCCTCCAGCTGGCCCCGCAGCAGGGCGAGCAGCCTCACGATCATCGCCACGGCCGCTTCATCGCCGGCGATGTCCAGGTCAGTGACGATCCGCGTGACCAGCATCGGCCAGAAGCCCGGGTGCGTCTCCTTGGCTGCGCTGATGCTGGCGATGAGGGTCATGGCGCGGCCAGTGTCACTGAAGCTGATCACGGTGCCTCCTCCGGCGGGCAGGTGCAGTAGTCCGCCATCCCGCCCGAGCAGAAGGAGCACTCGCCAGGGCGGGCAGCCCGGTTCGGGCGCAGGTGCCGGGTGACGTAGTGCCGCTCGGCGGCGACGAGCAGCTCGCCCAGGTCCCAGGTGACGGCAGCGATGACGGGGCCGTGCACGGAGCACGACAGCCGTATCCAGGCCGGGTCGCCCGGGACGACGGCCACGGTGAAGTCCGTCTCCTCGTCATCCGGCCACAGCCTGCGGGCGACGGCCCGCTCCTCGCCCGTGATCACGGCCCTCTCCTCTTCCAGGCGCGATGCGGGCGGGTACCGCCCCGTGCATGGCGGTCATGCCAGGCGCTGTCCCGGCGGTCGCAGTAGTCACCGAGCGCGGCAGCCGCCCGTCGCCAGCCGCGGGGGGTCTCGCTGATCTTGAAGCGCAGGGTATTGTCCGCGCGGACGCCGTAGAAGAAGCCCTCCAGCCGCTCCCACGGCCCCCGGTACCTGATGCGCAGCAGCAGCCGGGCCTCGGGCAGCTTCCCCCCGCTGGTCATGGCCGCGCCCCCTGCCGGATCTCCGCCGGGCTCAGGTACTCACTCAGCCCCGCCAGGGCGCGCAGGCCGGCCACGGGCGTGACGGCGAGCACGGCGCTGGCGCGCCCCTCCGCGCCGAGCATCGCCAGGGCGGCCATGTTCAGGTGCCGGCCGCAGGCCAGCTGCGCGTCGCTGCGGCGGCTGCCGATGCTGACCCGCCAGGACGCCCGTGCCCGGCAAGCGTGCCCGGTGCCGTCCGGGGCCTGGCAGCGCGCGAGGTCACGCGGCTCGCCGGCCTGCCCGGAGCCGGGGACCACCGGCCTGCGGGGAGCCGGCCCGCTCACTGCGCCGGTCACGGCGCCATCCTGATGACGAGGCCGCCGTTGCCGGTGGCGTCAATGAACAGCCGGCTGGGCGAGTGCGGGGTGAACGTCCCCGCGTCGCCGTTGCGCAGCCACTCCAGCAGCCGGTCCGCGTCCTTCGAGCTGAGCTCTGCCTGGTACTCGTGGCCGGCGCAGTGCAGGGCGCACATGCCACTGCACCGTGCCCGGATGGGGATATCAGGCATGGCAGTGGCAATCGATGCAACGGCAGTCGCACGTGGCGGAGCACGTGCATGTTCGGACGTTCCCGCAACTACGGCATCCGCGGTGCGCAGTCATCATCACCGTCCTCCTTCTAAGTCTCTCGCAGTATAACCTGCGTGCGCGCTCTTCCGCGCTGTCAGCTGCGCGGTCCAGCACCCGGGTGAGCACGGCGAGCCAGAATGAGCGCGGCGTGGCGGCGCTCACCAGTCGTCCTCGGCTTCGTTCACGGGGCGCATCCGCACCTTGCGCAATTCGTCGCCCTCCAGCGCCTCGTCCCGCGCCGTGAGCTGCCCTAGCTCCCGGTGCTGGCGCAGGATGCGCTCACGGGCCTGCGCGGGGATGGCGACCAGTGCCGGGCACAGGCCCGAGCCGTGCAGCGCGCAGTCCGGGTCATCCCAGCAGTCCCCGGTGTGCTGGCAGAAGCCCGCGCTCACGGCTTATCCCCCTCGTCCCAGAACCGGGACATCCGCAGGCGGCAGCCCCAGCCGCCGTACCAGTAAACGCGGCCGTCCTCGACGGCGGGCACGCGGTCCAGGATCTCGTCCGCCAGCCAGGCCAGCCACCGCAGCGCCCTCATTGCAGCCGGCCCTTCTCCAGCACGTAGCCCAGCATGATCGCGTCATCGGTGACCGTGACGGTGATCGCGTCGTCAGCCGGCTCCTTGCCGTGCGCCGATCGATACGCTGAGCACGCCCAGCTGATCATCTTCGACAGCTCGATGGCGTTCGACGGCATGCTCAGCTCGAAGACCTGCCGGGTGGTGGTTTCCTTCCAGGCCGTGCAGTCAGCCATTACCGCTGCTCCTCCCCCTGCTTCCACGTCCCGGGCGGCGCCTCTCCCCCGCTCAGCCAGAACAGCCGCGGGTCATCGCTCAGCCGCTCGTGGAGCTTGTACGGCACCCCGCCGGCTTCCTCCAGCAAGCTCAGCAGCTCGCGGGCGATGTCCCGGGCCTGGTCGATCCCGCTGACGGCGCGCGGGCTGCCGCTCTCCTGCGGGTGCTGCGGGCAGCTGCACGGCGCATCGCAGAACTTGCAGGCCAGGCGGCAGGCGTCGTGCAGTGCCGGGTCGCTGGCCAGGTGCTCGTGATAGCACGCGGTGGACAGGTAGTGACTCATGTTTCCTCCAGGGCCTTGCGGTACGTGTCAACTGCGGCCCAGGCCGCATGGAAGGCCACGGAGGAAGGTCCCATCCGGCCTAGCGTGGTGCGCGGGTCCTTGGACTGCGCGAGGATCGTGCGCACGGCGATCATGGCCCTTTCCATGGCATCCCGCTCGGTCAATGCCTTACCTTTCCCCCACGGCGCACGGCGCGCAGAGCCCGGTGAAGCGGACGATCATGGCTCACGCCCTTTCAGGATCAGGTCGTTCATCAGGAACATGCCGATGAACTCGGTGTAGCACGGGGGAATCGCCTGCGCGATCTCCGCCAGGTTCATCCAGCTGATCCCGATCGCGGCCTGCTGGACCGCCAGCGGGACGCGGTACTCGCCGATGTTGCACACGGTGCGCCCGTTCGGCCGGTTGGAGCTGCCCGGGTACTTGCGTGCCGTGAACCGGCCGTGGTCACAGGGAACCGAGGGGATCGTCACCGTCGACTCGAACAGCCGGTGCCGCCGTACCTCGATGCCGAACGACGTGCCGCACAGCATGACCGGGTCCTTCAGGTGCGCCCGCGCGCCGTAGACGTTCTCGATCACGTACGGCAGCCCGGTGGCCGCCAGCAGCTCGCGGGTTGGCGGAATCAGGTTCGGGTGATCCTGCTTCACGTGCGCCTTGTTGTTCCCGTATACGGTGGCGAACTGGCAAGGGCAGCTGGCGTGGATCGCGGCGACGTCCTTCAGCCGGTACGGCACGACGCTGCCCGTGGGCTGGTAGGTGAAGGACAGTGGCTTCCCGGCGATCAGGTCGCCCAGCGCCTTGACGGCGTCGCCCTGGAAGAACGGGAACGGGTAGTGCGGCTGCGGCTGGTGATCGATGCCGATGACGGCGAAGCCGGCCAGCCAGTACCCCCAGGCTATGCCGCCAGCCCCGCAGTAGGCATCGAGCAGCAGCGGCCGGCCGAGCGCGGCGTCCCAGGCCAGCGGCGTGTTCACGGCAGCTCCCCGGTCTCTTCGCGCGTCAGCAGCAGCCCGCCGTAGAGGAAGCCCGCGCCGAAAGCCCTGGTCATGATCGCCATCTCATCGTCGTTCAGGGCATGCCAGGCGTGCTCGTATTCCAGCCACTCCGTGAAGCAGCTGGCCATGATCGTGCTCAGGTCAGCCAGGCTGCTCATTGCCTGCCATCCTCCTGGACTTCCCGGCCGCGTACTGCCCGGTCTTCATGTCCCGGGTCACTGCCTTCCCGGTTGGCCAGCGCGCCGTCAGTGACGGTTAGCCCCAGTGCCCGCAGCTCACCCGGGAACGCCCGCGCCGCGGCCTGCGCCATGATCATCCGCTGAAGTGCGTGAACGTGCAGCCGGACTTCGGCCAGGTCATCGTCGCGCGTCAGCGGGGAATGGCCGGCCAGCTCCTCGAATTGCCGGTAGGCCAGGCCGAGCGCCCGGATGAGGTTACGCTCGGCCGCGGTCAGCAGCGGCTCCGGGTGGCTTGCGCAGCCTGGTACCCCGCACTCGGTCATGATGGCTCCTGCCTCCTCGCCTTCCTGGCCGCGAGCACCGCTGCGATCCGTTCCGGGTGCGGGTGCGCGATCGGAACCGGGTCGCTGGCGCTGCGGCTCGTGCACCACTGCCCGGCCGCCGACCCGCACAGCGGGCAGCGGACGCGCCGGATCGCGGTGATCTCGTACCGGGCACCGGGCTTGCTCACCGGGCACCGTCCCTGGCCTCCATCGGTACCTTGCCCCAGTCGATGGTGACGGTCACCACGTTCCGGCCGTCATCCAGGTCGTGCGCCAGGGTGACCGCGTCGGCCGGCAGCTCGGCGAGCACCCAGTCCAGGGCCTCGCTGAGCGTCAGCCGCCGGCTGCCCATCCGCGTTAGCCCCGGCTGGCCGCGGGGGCGCTTCCAGTACGTGGTGACGGTGAAGCTGACCTTCGGGGCCGTCTCGCTCATAGCCCGCGCTCCCTCTTCTCCCGCAGGACCAGCCGGGACAGGTGCATGACGGCCGCGCGCTGGTGGGCCGGCGTGTCCAGCGGCATGAAGCCGGAGATCGCGATGCCCAGCTCCCGGCACTCGGCGAAGACGATCACCAGCATGTCGACCGCGCTCTCGTCAACGTCCAGCGCGCCGTGCCACGGGTGATCCTGCCCGTTGCGGTCTTCCCCTCCGGGGCTTAGCCAGGCGGTCATCGTTCCACCTCATCGCCGCGCGCAGGGCCTAGCCCGAACACGTGCCCGATGCCCAGGCGCAGCGCCAGCTCGTAGTTGCGGGCAGGCTTCCCCGGGTCCGCGTCCGACTCCAGCGAGAGGCCGTCCCGCTGGCATGCCGCCTCAAGGATCTCCCGCGCCAGCGCCTCGGCGGCGTCCGGTTCCGGACCAGTTCCCGTCCCCAGGTCGGCGAGCGCCTGCTTCCAGCTAGTGAACCTGACGGCCCTGTCATCGAGGTAAGCGGAGGCGCCCAGCTTCCGGTTAGTGACGAGCAGCACGCCCCGGGTTTCCCAGAACACGCCGTCCCAGTCGCGGTCATGCCGGAAGGCCGAGTCATCGGTGCTGACCTTGAACCCGTGGTCATGAAGCCAGCCTGCGACCTGCGCGGTGTTCCGGGACGTGAAGATGAAGACCGCGTGCCTGCTCATCAGCTGCCGTAGCCCGTCCAGCGCCCCGTCGAACGGCAAGTCGTAGATGGACCCGTCCTGCCAGCCGCGTGAGTACCGGTGAATAACTCCGTCAAAGTCAATCGCTACCGTGGTCACCGGCTCATCAGCTCCCGCAGCGTCAGCGGCCGGGCGTGCAGGTACGGCCCCTTGCTGAGGCTGGCCGGGTCCCGCGTCAGCTTCGGCTCCCCGAACTTCATGCCTTCCAGGACCGGGATGCCGGTCAGCAGCCATTCCGGGCTCTTGCGCTGTTCCTGGTACATGCGGTAGCTCATGTTCATTACTTCTGCGTTCAGGCACGGGTGCAGCCAGCGCGGGTGCATTACCCACCACAGGTGACAGGCCCAGGGCCCGCGGCGAGGGGCGTCCAGGAGCCGGAACCGGTAGTACTCATCGACCAGGTACGCCCACAGGTCCTGGTAGCTCACCTGCGACGGGTCATTCATCCTCGCCGGCTCCGTGCCCAGCGGCGTGCCCTGCTTCGCTATCGTCATCGAGGGCAATCCCGAGATCGGCCCGCTTGCGGTAATCATCCAGCAGCCCGTTCACGGCGTGCCAGGGGTCGCCGCCGAGCAGGTCCCGCCAGCCCCTCAGCCATGCCTCGACGTCATCCCCGCGCCGGGCCTGGTGCCGGGACTCGCCGATGGCCGCGGAGTCAAGGCGACGGCGCGTGGCTGCCCGCATCTCGGGCGAGACTGGGGCATTGGCCACCGCCCAGAAGCGCCGGGCGTACTCAGCGCGCTCCTCGTCCGTGAGTCCGTCATCCCCGCGCCGGGCCTGCTCCGCCTCGGACTGGCCGCGCTGCGCGTACTGCATCTCCGGGGTGACGTCGCAAGTGCACTCATCGTCCGGCCGGCTCAGCGACGCGTCTCCGCACCACGGCTGGTGCTCATCCGGCTCCGCGAAGAGCATCCGGATCTTCTCCTCGCCCTCCGCGGTCATGAACCGCGCGAGCTCCTCGCGATAGGAGACGGTGGCCGGCGCCGCGAGGTCCGGCTCCCCCGTCAGGGCCTCAACCTGCCCCCGGTACGGCGGCGTGACGCACTGCCACAGCCTCAGCTTCCCGGCGTCGCGGGCCATCCGGATCGTCTGCCAGGTGCCGCTGCGCTGCGACCGCGGGTCCTCCTCCGGGAATGCCGGGAAGCCGAAGACCTGGTCAGCCCTGGCCACTAGCTCCCGGTTCCGGTCGGCGTAGTTGGTGCCCGGGGGCATGTCGATGACGGTCACCAGCGGCAGGCTCCCGGTGCGCGTCCACCAGGGGTCGACCTGACGGCGGTTACACGGGACCACCACGACGTGCTCAGCGGCCGGCCTGGTCACGTACAGCCAGGCGCCGATCCAGGCGTCCCCGCCCTGGCAGGCCCCGGTGACGTAGCGGTCCGCGAGCGGCACCCGGGCGGACAGCACGCTGGCCACGACGGACGGCGGCGGGGCGAAGTTAAAGCGGGAGGCGGTGAAGGAGATCGTGGTCACTGCGGCCACTCCTTGCCCAGCTCGTCTAGCTCGTCCAGTGGCCGCTGCCGGGCTCTCTTCCGCAGCCGCGCACTGTCAGCCGAGAACAGGATCGCGGCGGCGACGGCGCAGGCCACGGCTGCCCATGCCGCGACGGGATTGAAGAAGGCCACCGCTATCGATGTCTCCTCCCCGGTCAGGAGGAGGGCCATCCAGCCGAGGTACCGCGCTGGCCGGCGCCGGATGGTGAACGCGATGGTCCGGCTCACGTCCCGCGCCCGCCACCTCACCTCTGCCCGCCTGCTCACCGCGGCTTGCCCAGGTACGCGGAGTTGGTGGTCTCAAAGGCGGACGACCAGCGCCAGCGGTCCATCACGACCTGGTCGAACAGCCGGGACTCCAGCTCGACGGTGTTCCCGGTGTGCATCTCCAGCATCCGGATCTCCCGGTCGTAGTCCTCCGTGTGGTCCTCGGGCACCGGCAGGCTGACGATCAGCCGGATGTCCCGGCCGGCCCGCGCGTCCGCCAGGGACCGGTCCAGCTCTGCGATGGCGCGGGCCCGGTAGCCTGCCTGCGCCTTCAGGAACGCCTCCCGGTGCGCGGCCCGGTTCTTGCGCAGCACCTCCAGCAGCTCGTCCTTGCGCACGGTCACGACGTCAGGCATGAGGTCCCTTTCTCAGTCCTCGGCGAAAGCATCCTCGACGGCCTCGTCCCGCAGCGTCAGCCGCCGGGTCACCTCGGCGCTCAGTGCCTGCTGGCAGATCCGGCTGATGGTGCGCGGGGGCAGCCAGCTGAGCTTCTCCCTTAGCTCCGGCGGCACGTAGATCGTCACCCTGCTATCCACGTGACCTCCCTTTCTCGGTCTTGCAGAGTATAAGTCATCGTACCGTGGGCTAGCCCGGCTCACTAGCCAGTTCCGCTAGCGTCAGGTTCCGCGCGATCAGCTGCACGCGTTGCGCCGCTGCCAGCGGGTCGTCAGTCAGCAGCGGCGGGCCGTAGGCAGGCCCGGCGATGACCGGGTAGCCGAACAGCATGTCCCGCAGGCCCTCGGTGCGCGACAGCTCCAGGGCCGGCCATCCCTGCGGTGAGCACAGTTGCATGATGACATTGCGACACTCATGGCTCATCACCCAGTACAGGCTCCGGTGGTCATTGCGCCAGTCGCTGCGGCGCTCGTACGCCTGCCCGACCAGTTCCCGGTACAGGTCCGCGCCGCTCACGCCGCTCATCACAGCACCAGCAGCCGCACGACGTCACTGGCCGCGGCGGCGACGCCGTCCAGGTAGAGCCGGTCGTCATCGACCATGACGGCGATGCCCAGCCGGGCGCACTGCTCGCCTTTCAGGAGGCCCAGCTGCCGGATGTCCGGGTCAATGCAGCGCATGATCGCCGTGTAGCGCACGCCGAGCGCGGCCAGCGTGCGCTCACGGGCCGGCAGCGTCCACTCGCCTGTATCGCCCAGGCCGCCGGTTACCACGTAGACCTCATGGCCGACGTCGTGCAGGTCATTCGCCAGCCGGGCCAGCGCCGGGCGATCGAGCGTCCCGTCCAGGTCAAAGCCGTATGCAGTCACAGGAACTCCTCGTCTTTTACAGTATGATAAAGGTAGCTGTTCTTGCCGTTGCCTCCCGGAAGGGCCACTGATGGGAATCCGCATCCAGAAGCACCTTGGGTACGCCCTGACCGGGGTCACGCCAGAAGACGAGCGGGTTAACTGGAAGTTCGCCGAGGGCCGCTGCCACAGCGGCCACGCGTACCTGCGGTGGCTGGACGAGCGGTACGGGCCCGGTGAGGGCAAGCCGTTCCCGTCCATGGACTGGCTGACCATCCGGCACGAGGCGAACTGGCTGGAGCACGACGTTGCCGAGTGCGCTTCCTACGACTACGAGACCTCTGACCACGGCCGGGCCAGCGTCATCGTGGTGCGCCCGCTCTGCCACCCGGACTGGTCCAGGACTGACGACAGCATCGACTACAGCGCCGACCAGCTGCGTGACGACATGGGGGAATCCCGGCACGAGCTGCTGCGCACCGGGATCTTCCCGTTCGACGGCCAGCTCATGGATGCCGAGACTGGCGAGCGGCTGCCCCGCGAGGCGCTGACGTGGCGGCAGGTCACCCGGTCCCTGGAAAGCCGTCCCGGTGACAAGGACAAGCGGCAGGACGCCATTGACGCGATGGAGCTGTTCACCAGGGATCTTCTCCCCCAGTACCCCGGTTACCAGGCAGCGGCGGCCCGCGTCGTGCCGTGCGTGCCGCAGGAGGTCCGGGACGTGTGCGAGTTCCTGGGGCTGTTCACCAGTGACGAGACCTGGAAGCAGCTGCGCCCGGTGCTGGCGACGTGGTGGGGGTTACCACGTAGACCTCGTGGCCGGCGCCGTGCAGGTCGTTCGCCAGCCGGGCCAGCGCCGGGCGGTCATGAGGCTGCCTTTCGCTCGCGGTGCAGGGTCAGGCGCCCGCAGGCCATGGCGATGGCGTCATCATCACTGCGGCCGTGCCCCTCCGTCCAGGCCCTCATGTCCCGGTCATCGTCGTGCCACGAGATTCTCGCGGTGCTCAGCCGTGATGCCTTCCAGGCCGCGTACCCCGGATCGTCCGGCGCGAGGCGGTACAGGTAGACCTTGAATCCCCGGGACGTGAGCTGCGCGGCGTAGTCATGGGGGCGCGACCAGTCAGTCTCCCGCCAGCAGCGCCCGAAGTGGTCCGCGCGGAAGAAGCTGCGGGACATCAGCCGCTCCCTGTCCTCCTGGCTCACCGCAAGCCGCCGAGCAGTTCCCTCGCGATGCGGGGGTCCCGGATGAGCTGGCTGAGCTGGCCGCCCTTGATCCGCAGCAGCTCGCGCACCCGGTCGTCCACCGTGGCGAGCGCGATGATGTCGATGATCTCCACGCAGTCGTTCTCCTGCCCGATGCGGTGCAGCCGGTCCTCGGCCTGGATGGCCTGGTCCAGCTGCCAGGAGCGCTGGAGGAATACCGCCGTGCCCGCCGCGGTCAGCGTGATGCCCAGGCTCCCTGCGCCGGCGGTGGCGATCATGACGTCCAGCTTCCCGGCCTGGAAGGCGTCAATGTCATCCTTGCGAGCGCTCTTGGACTGGCTGCCGGTGATGTAGCCGCACCGGTACCCGGCCTCCTGGCAGGCCGCGCCCGCGATGTCGGCCAGCTGGCGGGAGACGCTGAACACCACGACCTGCCGGCCCTTGCGCTCGGACAGCACCTCTAGCAGCGCGTCCACCTTCCAGGACGGCGCCTTCAGCGTGACCTCGTAGTGCTTCTTCTCCTCGCCTGTCTCCGGGTCGTAGTCCACGGTGACCTTGACGTCGCAGGCGGAGCTGGCCAGCTGGCTCAGCCGGGTGAGCTGGGCCAGGACGCTCATCACCTCCAGCTCCTCGCCGTCCGGCAGGTCGGCGAGCATCTGCGCGGCCATGCCGTCGTACGCCTTGCGCCACTCCGGCGGCATTTCCACCCGGCGCACGCTGTAGACCTTCGGCGGCAGCTGGTCCAGCACGTCCGCCTTGGCGACCCGGCGGTACTGGCCCATCAGCACGGCGCGGAACTCCGGCTCCATCATGGGGTTCAGGCCCTCGATCTTGTCCTCGTACTCGCCGTCCGTCGTCATGCAGTACCGCTTGACCATGCGCTTGCGGTCCGGCCAGCTCAGCGGGTCCATTGCCGACAGCGTGGGGTGGATGTCCCCGGTGTCCCGGGTGATCGGCGTCCCGGACAGCCCGAGGAAGGTCCCCGCGTGCTGGGAGATGCGCCGCAGCGCCTGGGACTGGAGACTGGACTGGTTCTTGGCGTAGTGCACCTCGTCCGCGATGACCGACTTCGCCTTCAGCCGGGCCAGCGGCCCCTTGACGTCGGCGGCGTCCAGCCGGGCGGTGGCGTAGGTAGTGATCGCCAGCCCGCCCCAGCCCAGCCGCCGGTCCTTCCCGCCGTACATGACCGGCTGCGGCCAGGCCGGCGCCCACGCCTGGGCGTGCCGCGCCCACACGTCGCCGACGTCCCAGGACGGCACGACCACCACCATCGGGAAGATCTCGTGCCCGCGCGCCTGGCGCTCCAGCAGCCCGAGCAGGGCGGAGACCGTCTTGCCGGTGCCGGGGTCGTCAAACAAGAGGAATTTTCCTCCCGTCCCGATCATCCGCGCGGCCTCGTCCTGGTACGGCCTCGGCTCCAGGCCCTCCGGCAGCTTCAGCGGCTCCCGCTCCTCCTGGCCCGCGCCGGCCCGCCGCAGCAGCTCCGCGGTGATCCACTCCGTCAGCCGCGGGCCCGGTACCCACCGGCCGAGGGTGTTGCCGGAGAAGGTATGCCCCAGCTGGCAGACCGTGGCCCAGGTCAGCGGCCCGATCAGCGCCCCCGGCGGCTTGCTGCCCTCGAACAGCGGCGTCATCTTGCGCATCGCCGTGGCGGCCTGCTTCACCTCGTGGTCGTCCCCGCTGGCGATCACGACGACGTGGGCGCCGTCGCCGGAGATCTCGCCGAAGACGCCGGCGGTCACGTCACGCTCGGCGGAGGGCACTGGTGCGCGCCTGCCCAGTCCAGCAGGTCGCTGAGCAGGAGGCAGTCCCCGGCGATCCCGCGCGCGGCGGGCATGGCGGACGTCCCGCAGTGCGTGCACCGGATCTCTACCGGGTCGTAGCCCGGGACTGGCGCGGGCTGCTGCCCCGTCACCGCGAAGTCCCCGGCCCGGATGCCGCTGGTCACCGCTTCTCCTCCTCGCCCAGTATCCGGTGCACCTGCGCGATGGAGATGCCGAACTTCCTGGCGATCAGCATCCGCCAGCTGGTGACGCCGGGCGCGTTCCCGTATTCCGCCTGCCAGCGGTAAAAGCTGTCCCGCGCGCTCCTGCGGTACGCGCGCACGCGCTGCTCCAGGCCCATGACGGCCTCCCTTCGCTGCCCTGAGTATCTCAGGGTCTCAGGCCCGGCAAACGGGAAAGCCCCCGGTTCCTGATCGCAGCAGGAACCGGGGGCGGTAGTTGACGCGGAGCGCCCTACTTCTCGTTTCCGCAGCAGCAGCGCGCTACGCCGTCCCCATCGGTGTAGGAATTCGTGCAGCGGCTATGGCTGCCGACTGCGCAGAAATCACACACGGCTCAGCCCTGCTGGGTCAGCCGGGCCAGCAGGGCCAGCTGGTCGGAGTCCAGGTCGGGAACCTGGCCCATGGCGGGAGCCTGCTGGGGTGCCTGCGCCGGGGTGGCCGGCTGTGCGTACTGCTGGGGTGCCTGCGCCGGGGTGGCCGGCTGTGCGTACTGCTGGGGTGCCTGCGCCGGGGTGGCCGGCTGTGCGTACTGCTGCGGCGGTGCCGGCTGCGCGTACTGCTGCGGCGGTGCCGGCTGCGCGTACTGCTGCGGCGATGCCGGCTGCGCGTACTGCTGGGGAGGTGCAGCCTGCGCGTACTGTTGCGGCTGCTGCTGCACATACTGGGGAGGAACGTACGTTTGCTCCCCGTTCGGCCCGGTGACGGTGAACTGCGGCTGGGCGTAAGGATCAGCCCCGTTTGCCTGGGCAGGAGCCGGCACCTCAGCGGCGGGGGGAGCCTGGCCGTTCCCGCTCGGCCGCTGGTAGGTGACCTGCTTCATCTTCTGCGCGTTCAGCCCGGGAATGGGGCGCTCGCCCATGTACCGGATGGTGACGACCGCGCCCATCTCCGGGGGAGTGCCGGGCTTGCAGCCGGCCCGCTCCATCGCGGCCTCCAGCTCGCTGCGGTCCGCGCCCTTGACGTACCAGGCGGCGCGGCCGTCAGGGAATTCTGCGGAGGGCTGCATCTGGAGCGGGACGACCATCACGTACTTGACGCGCCCGTCCGGGTGCTTGAGGATGATGCGCCGGTCGCGCATGTCGGTCTGCGCCTGGATGTCAGCCCCGGTGATGGTGCGCGAGACGACGCCGGCGTACGTGAAGCCGACCGGCTTCTTGTCAAAGGTCAGCGACTTGCCCGACCCCACGGGCTGGTTGTAGAACTCATCGATCGTTCCGGTGGGCACAGGAGCGGGAGGAGGAAGGGGCTCAGCAGGGTGCTGGTAGTACGGCTGCTGCTGCTGCGGGGGCGCGTACGAGGGCGGGCCCTGGGGAGGGTAGTACGGCTGCTGCGGGGCCGGGGCCTGGGGAGGGTAGTACGGCTGCTGCGGGGCCGGGGCCTGGGGAGGGTAGTACGGCTGCTGCGGGTACGTCATGGGTGCCTTGTCCTTGCCAGTGCCAGTGTCATTGTCAGGGACGGGGCGCCTCCCGGCGTGCCCGGAGTACGTACGCTACTCCTGCCGTCAGGACGGGGGAAGGAAAACAAGTGATATACTGCAACAGACCCAGAGGAGGGAATGCTGAGCACGCGGAAGACAGTGAGCAAGAGGAGCAGCCAGGTGGATAAGGCTCGTGAGCAGGCACGCCGGTACATGGAGGCGGTCTACGGGAAGAACGTCTGGTTCAAAGCGCCCGAGACGTTCAGTAACGTCCTGGAGCGCTGGATCTGGGCCGTTGCCAGCAGCACCGAGGACACGCTCGGCGAGGAGTGCATGACAGCAATCGAAGCCAAGATGACCGAGGTAAGGCAGGGCGGGTGACCGAGGAGGAACTAGGCAGGCTCATCAACGCCGCCCAGCGCTACGACCATGAGCACCGCCTGCGCGGCCACGGCTGGACGCGCGTCAGCGACCAGCAGGCCGCCCGCCTCATCCTCGGCGCGCTCGGCGCCATGGCTGCCGCCGCAAACCCAACGCAACCGAACGGTGATGACCGGGACGACTCCCCGTTCGGGGACCTCGCCACGGAGATTCGCGAGCGGGGTGAGCCATACCAGGATGGCGCCACGCTGCGGCATACAGCCACTGGCGTCCGGGTGGCCTGCCGGGAGTGCGGTGAGCTGCCGTCACCGGACCTCATGGGCTGGTCGAGCGACTGGCTCACGCTGTGCCAGGATGCCCGGCGCCATGCCCTGGGCGAGGGTCACCAGGTCGCCGTCAGCCGGTGGCTCGGGGCCATCTACGGCCCCGTAGCGGAAAGCGCGGGAGGAGGTAGCGAAACTGGGCGGGATCAAGCGCCGCAAGCAGCTGAAGAGGCTCCAGCGGCGCCAGGCGAAGTTTGACGAGCACGGCCCGGACACCAGGGCCAATCCCGGTAAGCAGGAGGGCGGCGGCCAGATGCGCATGCACCGGCCGGGCAGCAACACGAAGTAGGAGACCGCGGTGAAGGACGAAGGCGGCCACGCAGACCGGGGCAGTGCTGTCCGGGAATGGCTGGACCACGTGGCGAAAGGACTGCGGCCGTGGTCACCGTGGAAGAAGCTGCTGCTGCGCACGAGCCTGGAAGATGCCTATTACCGGGGTTACGACCACGGGCACGCCGACGCCCGCGAAGACCGGGAAGGAACATCATGACGCTCAAGGCGGGGCAGCAGGTGAGCCTGCTGTTCAGCAAGGAGACCACCGGGACCGTCAGCCTCGTGCGCGACGGGAATGTCTCGGTAACGTGGAGCCAGGCCGAGCGCGGTAAGCCGCGCATCCGGCGCAGCTACCCTGACGCCGTGGCGCAGCGCGTCCTGCTGCCCCGGCGCTAACGGAAAGGAGCCCGCCCGTGAGGAGCGAGCAGCATCTCATGCCCAGGCCGTAAGGCGAGCATGAGAGGGGGTGAGATCACCCCATGGCAGCAAGCAAGACCAGCAAGGGCCGCAAGATCGGGCGGAACAAGGACAAGTGCGCGAAGTACGCCGCCCAGCACCGCAGGACCCGTAACAACCCGGCGCGCACGCAGCGCCGCGACGAGAAGACCCCGCACTGATGAAGAGCTACGACCAGGCAGCCCCGGTCTCATGGCCGGGGCTGTCCCCTTGTCCCGGGCGGGCCTAGCCCTTCAGGCTGCCGGTGAACCGTGCCCACGCGGCCGGGCTGACCTCCAGGACCGGGCTGTCCTGGCCGAGCTGGGTGTCGCGGACGCCGACTACGCCGGGCCCGGTCCCGGCGCCGACGCAGCCGCCGTTGTGCACGCTGTAGCTGGCCTTGCGCCAGGTGCCTGCTTCTACGCAGTTGCCTGTCGCGCTGTACGTGCTCTTGCGCCATGTATCCATGAAGATACTTCCTTCGCTGACGTTCCCCGAGCTGTCATGATAGCTCGTGCACGTGCACGCGAAGGCCCGGAATGGCCGGATCAGGCCGCAGGCGCGGGCGGCACGGCCGCGGTCACGGTGCTGACTGCCGTGTCGAGGGCGGCCTGCGTGCCCGCGAGCCGCGTCACGGCATCGTTCAGCGCCGTGGTGTCGACGCCGGCGGGCAGAGCGGCGATGGCGTCCTTGATCGCCTGCGCGTCCGCGCCGAGCTGGGTCACCTGAGCGCTGACGTCGGCCATGGTGGCCTGGATCTGCGCTACCGCTGCGTTGATGTCATCCTGCGATGCCATGATCTCTCCTATTTTCCCGGTAAGGCGGTACTCCATCTCGTGGAGCAGCCGCCGGAGCGTCTCGTCGTTCATGCTCCCATGATGAGGCGCTCAGCAGTGAGGCTGCCCGCCGCGTGCCGGGGAATTCAGCTGGCCAGCACGCCAGTTTTCCGGGGCATGCCTGACCTGCGAAAATCCGCGGGGCAGCGCGGAGCGGCCGAACTCAGACCGGGTGATACGGTTACATACCTCAAGGACTTCATGGCCACAGCGGGCCGGACAGCGCCACGCAAGGCCATTCACGGTCAGTAACCAGGGAGAGAGCATGGGAGCGGGAAGTTACCGGCGCTTCCCGCGCTTCGGCAGCGAGGTCAGGTGGTACCCGCGGCATGCGGGGCAGCGGTAAGCGCGCTGCTGCAAGCCGGGCTTCCCGGTACCGTTCCCGCGCACGTCCGGCATGAGGGCCAGGGCTATCCGGGCGTCCAGCAGCGTGCGGTAGCGGATCTTCGCGCAGGTCCCGGTCAGCCTCGCCCTCTCGTGATCGTTCCCGGGCAGCCGGGGCCGCCATCGTAGGAGCTCTGCGGCCGGTACAGGAAGCAGAAATAGCATTCTGTGTCGTCAGGCGTCATGGGAACCTGATTCAGGCTCATCCGCCCGGCCATCACCTCGGCCGCGACTAGCTTTCGCGTCGCCGTGCGCTCCAGCACGCTGACTACCAGCGCGTCGTCCTCGGGCGTGAGCACGTGATCCCAGACGTACATCCCGTCCAGGGTCGATGCCGTCCGGGGATACGCTGCCAGGACCACGCGCCGCACGGGCAGTCCGAGCGCACGGAACCCGGCACCGTACAAGATCAGCTGGACCCGGTACTTCCTCGACGGCCCGGCCGGCGACTTGACCTTGGCCAGCGACGTTGCGCCGAGCACCTTGTGGTCAACGACGGCCTGCTCCCAGGCGTCGTACAAGTCGGCAGTCCCGGGGTGGTCCGGATGGGGAGTGACCTTGACTTCCGCCGCCCAGCGGATGACGTGCTCACGAACGTTCTCATCGTGGAAGGCGGCAGCTAGCCAGGCGTGCACTGCCGTGCCGACGATCGATGGCCACGGGTCATTGACGTGGTTGGTCGGCGTGATGCCCGCCAGCTTGCCGACTACCTGCTTATCGCACTCGACCCCGATCTCGGAGGGACCGAGGTGCACCTGCTGGGACCGGGGCGCCAGCGTTGCCTGCCGGGTGATGACCCCCCGCAGCTCCCGGGCGTAACGGCTGCTCCATTCCGAGTTTCCCTCCATCCCCCGGGGGGCGGCGGACATGAACTCGGCGGGGGTGATCGTCATGAGCAGCTCCTGCCAGGTAAGCGGGCAGCGGACATGGGAACCGTGATCTTCTCCTGGACCGCTGTCCGGGTGCCCCAGGCCAGCAGGCACGGCCAGTGGTAGTGCATCGTAGCCGAGGCAAGGCGCAGCTCGCCGTCCCGGACGCGCATGGTGCCCCGCGCGTGAACTACGCCGGTAATCAGGTGGCCGCACTCATCGCAGGCAACGCTCAGCATGGCATTATCCCTTCAGCCTGGTCGTGAACGCGGCCCAGGCACCGGGGCTGAATTCCAGCACCAGGCTGGCCGCACCAGGCTTGCTGTCCCGGACGCCGACGATGCCAGGGCAGCCCCCGGCCTCTCCGCGGCCACTCGAATTGCTGTGCGTGCTCTTGCGGTAGGCTGCCGCCTCCACGCACGCTCCCTGGCTGTTGGACCTGGCGGACTTACGCCAGCTGGCGGCTTCCACGCACGCTCCGTTCGGGTTGCTGTGACTGGACTTGCGCCAGCCGACAGGCATCATCACCTGCATGGTCGTTCCTTTCAGGAGGGTCATGACCGGTGCCTGCGCCGCAGGGCATCGGGGGCGTACATGTTGGCCAGCGTGATAACGAGGTCCCGGGCCAGGACGGGCTGCCTTCCGTGCCGGCCGCGGGCCAGTGCCTCCAGGACCTCGCGAAGCTCCCTCGCCTGCGGGGACAGGGACTCATCCCGGGACCGGGCCTCGTCAAGGGACCCCAGCGACCACCACAGGTAGGCGTCGCTGGACTTCGGGGGCATCGGCGGCGGCGACGTCACGGCACCCGGGACCGGATCTTGGCCAGGACCTCGCCCAGCACCTCGTCCGTGCGCGCGGTGTCCTTCGTGCAGTGCTGAATGGCCAGGATGGCAGTCCACGCCCGGTCGGCCAGCTCCTTCAGCAGCCGGTCCAGCGCCGCGGGGTCATGCGGCTTGCGGGGATTCCCCCCGGTGGCGGAGATCAGCTCCGCGATGGACTCGCCTTCCTCTTCCGCCAGCTTGCCGACCCGCAGCCATTGCAGGGCCAGCGGCTGCGCCTGGTACTCCGCGGAGGCGCCGGCGTCGATCCACTCGTCAACTGCCTTCACGGCAGCCAGCTCACCGGGCGTCATCGCGGCTGTCCTTCCACTCCTGAGGGTCGCTCCAGGCGCTATTGCGCGAGTACGAGTGCGCGTCCCGGCTGGACAGCCCGGCGGCGCGGCCGGCCGCGTAGCGCTCCCGCCAGACGGGGCCCATGCGCTCCTGCCGTCGCTGCGCGGAGCCGTTCCCCTTGCAGCGCACGCTCTCGGCCTGGCGGCAGGGCGGGCACAGGGTCACGTCCTCACCGTGCCGCTGATGGCGCTTGTACGCGGCCGGGGTCCCGCACGGCTCCAGGTCGTCCTTCGCCCGGTTACCCACGACTGGGTCCCTGACCGGTGAGGTCCTTCATAGTGCGCGCAGCTCCCAGTGCGCGCTCTTCTTCGCGTACTGCACGTACTTGCGCGGGTCCTCTTCCTTGAGCCGCTTGCTGTCCAGCCGCCAGGACTCGACGTACGTGAGGCTGAGCGCCGGCATTCCCGGGGGGCCCGCCAGCGTCATCGCCGTGACGCCAGGGCTCGCGGCGGTCCCCTCGGCCTTGATCGCGCCCGTCAGCTCCTCCCACCTCGCCTTGGCCTCCTCGTACTCGGCCTTCAGCATGTCGTAGCGCGCCATCAGGTCCTCCAGGCGGCTGCCGGGCGTGACCGTCACCGACAGGCGCGGCCTGGGCTCGCCGCTCACGCCCCGCCCTCATCATCGCTGGAGGACACCGGCTGGAGCATGGATGGCGACTGGAGGTCAGCGCCCTTGTGCTGGCACTCGCACCACTGTGACCCCAGGACGGCAATGCCGTTCAGGGCCTTCTGGCGAGCCAGCTCGGGGCAGTCACCGTGCTTGCGCTCCCGGCACGCGGGACAGATCATCAGCATCTCCCGGACTGTGTAAGAGTCTCCAGGAGTCTATGCTACTAGCAGGCCAGGCGGCTTTCCCGGCGAATGTGATACTCTAAGAGACTAGTACATCCGAGGCACGGAAGGGCAGGTGACAGGGGTGCGCAGCCATATCTGCTCCGACTGCGGCCAGCTGGTGCGGCACGACCGCTGGGCCAGGCACATCCTCAAGCACGGTCGCATCGTCCCGGACCCGCACTCGCGCACGTCAGTGACGGACGAGGAGGACCCGGCAGCCGATGGCTGAGCGCTGGCGGCGGCTGAGCGAGCGCCTGTGGCTGTGGTGGCACCGCCGCCACGGCGCGATCGGGTCCGAGCCTGCCGCGAGCCTGAAGCCGGGCGAGTTCAGCCATATCTGCATGGGGTGCACGTCAGTGCTGTACCTCTTTCACAATGATGGCTGACGTCGTCCTGCTGCTCCGCCAGCCGCCCCGGGCGGCATGATGACAGGAAAGGAGGAAGAGAGCATGGGAGACATCGGGACTGACGAGCCACTGAAGCGGCGCATCCTGGAGCCGATGCCGGCCACCGAGCCGGTACCTGAGATCACGCCAGAGCCTGTCATTGAGCCAGTGCGGGTGCCGGAGGAAGTTCCGGCGTGACAGTGACGACCATCATGCGCATCATCCAGTTCGCGGTCTTCATCCTCGTCTGGGGGACGGCCCTGCACTGGGTGACGCGCACGCCGAGAAAGGGAAAGACGGGCATGACCCAGGCTGCCTGTCCCGGCCGGAAGAACCCGGCCTGCACGTGCACAGGCTCATGCGGCACGACCCCGGGGCCGGGGCACTGCCTGTGCACGGAGTGCGTGAGCATCACGATCAGGAAGGCCAGCGGGACCTTCTCCGGGACGACCGCGTCCTCAGCGTCGCTCGCGAGCCTCTTCGGCTTCCCCGCGCAGGGCTCCCGGCTGGGGAACGGCGGCGTCACGGGGTTCGACGGGGCCAGGGCCAAGGGCAGCGACGATTACGAGCTCGCCATCGGCAGCGTGCACGGGCTGAGGCAGTGGAAGCTGCCGTTCGACTCCCTGCTGCACACCATCATGGCCACCGACCAGCGGCCCTGCACCGAGGCCCTGTGGCATCCGGGCAGCGAGCCCCCGCTGCTGACCGGCGTCACCGGGTTCGCCTGGCCGCCTGGCATCGTGGAGGCCCGGTGCAAGAACTTCCAGGATCACGAGCCGCCGGTCGAGTACGACCCCGTGCGCAAGGGCTCGTGCGGCTGCGGCTTCTGGGGCTACTGGAAGATGGCCGACCAGACCTGGCACGACAAGCTCCCGGTGTTCGGCATCATGGAGGGCACCGGCCGGGTGGTGATCGGCTCCAAGGGATTCCGCGCGCAGAAGGGCCGGATCATCGCCCTGGTGCCGGCGTTCACCATCGACGTCGCCGCCACCCCGGACCCGGTCCCGGGACCGTACTACGGCTCGTGGCAGCAGCTCTCGCCGTATGAGCCCGCGGTCCCGGAGCTGTCCGCCGAGGGGGCCGGGGACCGCGAGCGGGAGATAGCGGAATCCCGCCAGCGCGCAGACGCCTGGCTGGGCGTCATCATGGAGCTGCTCGGCCTCATGTACCCCGAGGCCCGGGTCTTCGCGACCCTCAAGGGCATGCTCGCGTGCGTCCCGCCCGGGGAGGTCACCCAGTGAGGGTGTACCTCGGCCTGCACAAGACAACCGGTGACGCGTGGACGACCAAGGGCATGTACCTGGAGGAGGCCAGCGGGATCATGTGCCAGCTGGATGACGGGTCCATGGTCGTCGTCGTGAATGACGGCCGGGTACTGCGCTTCAGCGCTGAGGGCCTGGGGACGGAGGTCCCCCAGTGAGCCTGCCCGAGCTGCGCGCCGCGGCCGGCCAGCGGCAGGACGAGCGGGCACTGGCCGCCAGGCTGCGCGGTAGCCGGGCCGCCGCGAGGCTGTCCCAGGACGAGGTGGCGGCCCGGCTCGGGTACGTCAGGTCCGTCGTCTCCGCCATCGAGAACGGCAAGCGCAAGGTTACCGGGCTGGAGCTGCGCCGGCTGGCGAGCATCTACCAGGTCAGCGCCGGCTACCTGCTCGGTGAGGAGGCCGCCGTGGCCGAGCATGCCCGGGAAGAGCTCCTCCGGATCTTCGCGAGGCTGGGGGAGAGGGACCGCGGGCTCGTCCTGCGCTACGCCACCTTCGTGGCCGCGCACACGAGAGAGGAAGCAAGTGAAAGTGCAGATCAGTCACGGGAGTGATCCCGAGGAGCCGTCCTGGTTCGTCGTCAGTCCGCTGCCCGGTGAGGTCAAAGGTCACGGGATAACGAATGAGATGGCCGTGCAGTCCCTCCTGGATGCCGGGCGCACCGTCTGCGAGGTTGAGGCAGCGCCATGGCAGGGCTGCCCCTCGGGCCGGGAGGCCAGGCAGGCACGCAGGCGAGAGCAGGAGGAGAGTCATGGATGACCTGATCGCGGCACTGGTCATCTTCCGCAAGTACGGCAATCCGGAGAGCCCGACCGTCTGCGAGCACGACGTGCTGTGGGTGAACATTGACCCGGCGCTGGTGACGCCTGAGGACGTGCAGCGGCTGAAGGCCCTGGGTTTCCTCACCCCCTCATCCGGAGACGAGGCCGGGTTCATGTCCTTTAAGTTCGGGAGCTGCTAATGATCACCATCCAGCGGGCACCGCTGCTGTACGTCACCGGGGACGCCACGATGCCGCAGGCGGACGGGCAGCGCATCATCGCGCACGTCTGCAACGACATCGGCGCCTGGGGCTCCGGGTTCGTCATGGCCATCTCCGCGCGGTGGCCGGAGCCGGAGGAGGAATACCGGCTGTGGGCGCGGGAGGGGCCGCACTTCGAGCTCGGGTACACGCAGCTGGTCCGCGTCGATGACCAGACGGTGGTGGCCAACATGATCGCGCAGCGGGGCACTGCCAGCTCGCCCGCCGGCGACGGGCTGCCGCCGGTCCGGTACGCCGAGCTCGGCGGCGCGCTGCGGGCGGTCGGTGAGGAGGCCCGCAAGACCGGTGCCTCCGTGCACATGCCGCGGATCGGCTGCGGGCTGGGCGGGGGCCGCTGGGACCAGGTACGGCCAGTCATCGAGTGGTCCCTGTGCCGGCGCGGCGTCCCGGTCACCATCTACGACCTGCCAGCCGGAGAAGCACCTCGACCGTGAACGTCACCCAGCAGACCGAGGTCACCATCAAGGTCCCCCGGCTTGAGGCGGACATGATCGCCCAGACGCTCGGCGAGGTCCTGGGCGCCATGGGGAGCTGCTGCCGGTGCACGTCACCGGAAGCCTTCTCTAACGGGAACCACAACTGGCGCACTGACCCGCGCCTGCTGACGGAGCTGTACAACCTGCTGCGCCCCGCAGGGTGGCCGCCGCTGTTACCCGGGATGCTGCTGATCTTCAAAATAGTCTGAAGGGGTATCATGACGGGATGACCAGCAGCGGAAGGGCAGGGACCACTGCCATCAAGCGACCGGGCGCGGGAATCGACATTGACCGCGCCCGCCTTGTCCGCATGCGCCAGAGCAGGCTGATGAACCGGGCGCAGCTGGCTGAGGCGATGAGCAACGGCCCGTGCTCGCATTGCGGCCGGCCGTACAGCCACGAGGCACTGTGCCCGAGTGAGGGCAAGTACACCATCACGCCGGACGCCATCGCCAAGATCGAGAACGGCCACCGCAGGCCGAAGACCGCCACCCTCGCTCAGATGTGCGACGCGCTGGGCTGCGAGCCGGCGGACCTCCTGCCCCCCGGGAGCGTGATCCCCGTGTTCCGCGAGCCCGTGTTCCGCGTTCCCTGCCCGCGGTGCGAGGCGCTCTCCGGCCACGAGCCCGGGTGCGCCGGCCCGGCGTGAGCGAGGACGCGACGGCCGCTTCCCTGCCCGCAGAGCTGGCTGTCGCCCTGCGGCGGGGAACGGAGGCGCGGCACCGCGGGGAGTATGAGCGCCGGATCACCGACATGGGCGAGGCCGGCTGGTACTGGCACCTGTACCTGGACGGCCAGCGGCTCAACGGCGGCCTGAGCGCCACCCGCGAGGAGGCCGTCATCGCGGCCGGGTGCGCCGTCACCTTCGACCGGGCGGGTCATTACTGCCCTTCCTCCTGCGGGCCGTCGCGCCTGGAGACTGCCCTCCTGTAACGCTGGTCCTCGTTTAAGCACGGCTCCCGGCGTAAACTCCCGTGCAAGGAGCTGAGCGCCTTCCGGCCGGCATCTCCCTGGACTACGAATTCCGCGTCAGGGCAGATGAGGTAGTGGGTTGGGAGCGCATGACATCATCACCCTGCTGGAGAACGGCGGGGCGATCGTCGTCTTCATTGGCCTTCTCATCTCAGGCCAGGTTGTCCGCAAGGGCGAGCTGGACGACATGCGCAAGCAGCGTGATGACTGGAAGGCCGCCGCCGAGCTCAACCAGAAGGTCGCCGAGCAGGTACTTGACCAGGGTGGCGCCGCCAAGGAGCTTTTTGCCGCGATGAAGCGCATCGCAGTTGAGGCAGGGAAGCAGCCAGGCCCATGAGGTGGAGATTCTGGGTGCGGACCGAGAGCAATGACGCCCGCGAGGCCCGAGAGGCCCGCGAGGCGGCAGAGGCCCGGCTGCGTGCGGCACGGCATAATGTGGTAGTCCCGCTCAGCGAGATGCGGCAGGACAACCACGTGTCAGCCCGGCTTGATGTCCTCATCACGCGGGCGGCCCGGCACCGGGGAGGGTGAGGGGTTTGCCACAGGATCACGTTCTCACGGTCATCGACCACGTGCTCATCAACGCGGCGTTCATCACGTCACTGCTGTTCGTCCCGGTCACGTCCGTCTACTGGCCCTGGTGGCAGTCCTGGTGGGGCCGCAACATCGTCATCCTGGAACTGTGCATCGCCGGCACGCTCTTCGGCTCGTGGCTGTTCCTTGACTTCGGGATCTCCTCCGACGTACTCCAGTGGGTCGCGGCCTTCTTCCTCTCGGCAATCGTCGGCATCGTCGCCTGGCGGGCGGTCATGATCTGGTTCGAGCAGCGCAGGGGAGCCCGCAAGCACTCCGATTACCCTAATCCCCGTCATGACGGGCGCCTCACCCCCGGGCTGACCGATCAGCAGCAGCTATCCCGCGACGAGAACGGTCACTGAAAAGGCGAAGGCCCCTCGCACGTCGCCATGCGAGGGGCCTTCGGGCACAGGGGCGGCGTACGCGCTCAGGCTGCGGGAACGACCTGGATCGCCGTAATTGCCAGGTCGTCCAGGACATAACTGCCCGCGCCAGTATCGGAGTCGTAGCCGAATGCGTAGACGTGCAGCGTGGTAGCCGTGCTCAGCGTGAATAGCCCGGACCCGCTGAAGTAGCTGTCAATCGTGGCGTGCGTCCCGGACTCCAGCGCGCCGGCGCCGGCATTCAGCAGGTCCCCGGTGAAACCGCTGTTCTTTACCTGGTCGTAGACGAAGAACTGGGGAAACTCCTCGACTGCCCCGGTGCCGCCGGAGGGCGGGGTGGCCTTGGCGGCCAGGCTCAGCTGGTAAGTGCCCGCGGGCAGGCTGACCGTGCCGACTTCCGTGGAGTTGGCGACGAACCCGCCTCCTGTCGGCACGCTGGCGACGGCGCCGAGATCGTGGACGCCCGCGCTTACTACCCCGGACGGTCCCTGCGCTCCGGCGTCACCTTGCGGGCCGGCCGCGCCCGTGCTGCCCTTCGGTCCCTGCGCGCCGACGATGATGGACGTGGTTCCGGCCGGGCAGGTTGCGGACGGCGTGGACAGGAACGTCACCGCGACGTGCCCGCTGCCCTCGCAGGCGTACACGGCCTTCGGCTGGATGACGGTGGCGGCGCCTGCCGCGTACGCGGCTCCGGCGGCTGTTCCCGTGAGGGCGATGGCCGCAACGGCTGCCGCCGCGAGGCGCTTTCCGGACAAGGTCATTTGCTGCCTTTCAGAGGTGATTGCCTGCGAGAGGCAGCGTACCTTATAAAAGTCTGTTGCGGTCGTCCGGGCAGGCGGAAGGCCCTCTGCTGGGGGGGAGGGCAGAGGGCCTTCCTGTCTACCGGGAGGGGGCTACACGACCCGGTAAAAAGCGGTGGGCCTCCAGGAGCTCCCGGCGTAGTACGTGAAGCCGATCACCGTGCCGGAGTGGTGCGCGCCCCACGTCACCCCTGACCGGACGTACAGCTCCACGTGGCCGGTGCCGTAGAAGGCCGCGTCTCCCGGCTGCGGGCTGTACGTGCGCGCGAGCTTGCCCGAGCCGAGCATCGCCACCGTGTTGTGCGGCAGGGAGATGCCGTCCGCGTGCAGGTAAGCGGCCATCACCAGGCCCGAGCAGTCGAATCCGCCAGGGCCGGAGCCGCCCCATACGTACGGCTTGCCCGCCTGAGCGAATGCCCAGGCCAGCGCGCGGGCCGCCAGGGATGACCCGGTCGTCACCGGGTGCGAGCCGGGCACGGTGAAGCCCAGGGCCGCCGACCAGTGCCCGTGCACGTCATGGACTGACCGCCCGGCGCGCACCGCGGCAGAGTACCGTCCCGGTGCCAGCACGACAGTGACCCCGGCATGCCGCAGGCCATCGGGCACCACCCGGTCGAAGCGGGATGGCCCGGTGATGCGCAGCTCGTAGTCACTGGCGCCGCGGACGGCGTTCCAGCGCAGGACTGCCCGGTGCGGGGCGACCGCCGCGCGCAGTCCCGCCGGGGCCGCCAGCTCGGGGAGCGCGGTGGCCTGCGAGGCAGCCGCGGCGGTGGCCGCTGGCGCTGAAGGCGCTGCCAGGGCCTGCGCGGCAGGGAGGACGGCCAGCCCGGCGGACATCGCCAGGACAGCCAGGATGCGCTTGATCAAGGTCTTCCTCTCCATTACGGGCATGACATCTTCTCCCGGAACTCCTCAGCCTGCCGGGCCATCTGATCGAGCCATTCGGCGTCGGACAGCCCGATAGCAGGCTGAGGCGCGGTGACGTTCACCGGGCCTTGCCGGTAGGGCTCGGCGACGCGGGGCAGCAGCGCGGTGGCCTGGACCGGGGTGATCCGCTGCCTGACGGGCGGGAGGCTCACCCAGCCGTCCGGCGTGACGGGGGGACGCCACTCCGCAGAGCGCCGGGCGGCTGGCATGGCGCTCACGGTCGCGTCAAGGCTGGCCTCGAACGCGCCGCGTGAGTACCCCCGCTTGTAACCGAGGACCCCGCCCAGCAGCCAGGCGCCGCAGCACCCGATGATCCCGGCGATCAGCGCGAGGGACGCGACCGTCACCGGGGAGGAGATGACGGCGGTCATGGCGGTCACTGGCACACCCACTGGGCGAAGGTGTCGCCGCTGGCCCGGAACTTGGCCACGGCGTTGAGCGCGTTGACGTGCGCGTCGCGCAAGCTGCCCCCGAAGGCGGTGACCTGGCCGAGGATCTGCCACAAGCCGGTCGCGCCGCTGGGGTTGTGCGCGAAGGTGTTCCAGCCGCTCTCGCACATGGCGATCCGCAGCGCGTGGCTGACCGCCCAGGACGGGCCGCCGGCGCACAGCCAGAGCATGCTCATCTGGGAGGCGGTCAGGTGACCGGACGGGTCAGAGCAGCCGGATGACCCGGATGAGGAGGACCCTCCGGAGGAGCCTGCGGGCTGGTGGTGCGCGACAGGCGCGACGCTGTGCGCCTTCTTCGCGGCAGCCTGCTCGATGAGGAGCTGCCGTGCGGCGGCTGCCGCGGCCTTCTTCTGCGCGGCCAGGCGCGTGAGTACTGCCAGGTGCGTCGTGTGAGACAGGTGAGCCTGGTGCACGGCCAGGGCGTCGGCCTTCGCGGTGGCCAGGCCCGTAGCCGCGGCCCGCTGCGCCTTGTCTAGGGCAGGACTGCCCGTATCCGCGTACGTGACCGGGATGGCAGCCGCGGCAGGGACAGCAAGCGCGTCGGCGGCGCCGAGCGCGGGGCTGGCCGGGGCTACCAGCGCCAGCGCGGTGCCGGCGGTAACGGCCGCGACGGCCAGGGCCGCAATTCCCGTGCGGGCCGGGGTGAGGAACCGCGATGTGCGAACCGCGGGCATCGGGGTAGTGCAGTCAGCAGGACCTGCTGCCCGCGGCAGCGGCATCGTGCCTGCCTCTGCCGAGGGCTGTGGCCGGTAACGGCGCCACCTCATGGCGCATCACGCTCCTGGATTGAGACGGGGAAAGACTCCGAAACATCCAGAAGCCAAGCACGTGCATCTGCAAGCGCACAAGCAGAACGGCGAGTGAATCACGAATGAATCACGAGCCCGGGCCGCACAGCCCTGACCCGTGATCGATTCGTTACTTCCAGGCGATGGTGGCCACGGCAGCGGTCAGCACGATGAACGCCACCGCCATCACCACCGCGACGACCGCGATCGTGACCCATGCGGTCGTGACCATCCGCCCAGGCGGGGGCTTATCGCGCAGGATCGGCTGCGGGCCGGAGTTGATCTTCTGGAGCATCCGCACGACGGTGGACTGGCTGACGTCCCCGATCGTCTCGGCGATCTTGCGGGTGGACATCCCGATCGACCGCATCCTGCGGACCTGTTCCTCCAGCTCTGAATCGGTCAGACTCACTGAGTCACGCCCCGCTCCGCCTCGAAGGCGCGGACCTCGTCAGCCAGCTCCCACCACGCGTCCCACGTTGCGCGCCATCGCTCAGCGACGTCATCGGGCACTTCCGTCTCTCCTTCAGTCCCGTAGCCCCCGAACCGCAGGTACAGCGCCGGGTACTGATCGTCCCAGTCGATGAGCACCCTCACCGCGCCACCGCCCAGCCCTGTGTGACCACGAATTCTGCCCAGTCCGCGGGCTGGATGCGCCTTTCATCTCCCGCGGGACGTGCCAGGGCCGCCTTGTCGTACAGCAGCGCCGCCACCGCGGAGCACACCGCGTGCCCCTGGACCTGGCCGTGCACGGGGCTCCACAGGTGCAGGTCGTCCAGGCCGTCGCCGATGATGGCCGCCCAGTCGTACGGCATGCCGAGGATCGCCACCGCGCCGTCCGTGATGACCTTGCGCTGCGCGTCCGTCTTCGGCTGGGCGACGTTGGACAGCGTCCACCGCGAGGACAGGTAGTCGCTCGCGTTCCGCCAGCCGACCCCGCCGGGCCGTCCCTCGATGACCCACAGCGTCCCGCTGGCATCCCAGTGGTGCACGACGGCGACGTGGTTACTCAGGTTCGGCTTGTCCAGCAGCGCTGACCCCAGGCGGATCATCGTGTCCGGCCACGCGCCAGGGGTGCGGGTAGCCAGGACGTCCCCTGGCAGGAGTCCGTTGATTGTCATCTGCCCCTCCTTGACGGTGCTTCCCTGATCATGCGCCTGGCGCAACGGTAACGGAATCCACCTTCGGTGATTTTCTGTCACTGAACGTAACTGAAAAGAGCGCAGCCGGGGAAGCGGGACTGCCGTAAGGGCCGGGGCAGCAGGGCCGTAACCGCTCCCATGCCATGGTGCGCACATCTAGCACGGCGTAGTTTCCGTCACTGCCATCGCAGTCCAGGCCGGTGACTTCTACCGGGCCGTAGCCGAAGTCGCAGTTGCGCTGGTAGGCCCGGTGCAGGTGCCCGTGCATGATCCACCGCGGCTGCACGGCACTGACCACGTCCTGGAGCCGCTCGCGGTGCGCGTCACTGCGCGCCAGGTCGCGGTCATCCCAGAAGGACGGCGGCGGCCCGAATGAGTGCCGCACGCCTGCGGGACAGTCATGGGTGACAAGGACGTCCGCCGGGCCGGCCGCGATGGCCTCGCGCGCCTGCGACCTCGTGATCTCCTCCTGCGGCCACCAGCTGATGCCCTCGTGCCGGATCGCCCGGTCCACGCTCACCGCGCCGCCCAGTGCGTGCCACGTACGGCCGTGCCAGGTCCAGCGGGTGTTGCGCGGTAGCCACCACATGCCGGGCGCCGGCTCAGCGGTCCCCTCGCGGATGTCAAACCGGTGCAGCCGGGTGAAATCCTCGTGGTTGCCGTCAATGAACCACAGCGTCACGCCCTTCTCCCGGCAGGCTCGCCTGACCTCGTGCACGTACCGCTGTCCCGCGGGGCCAGGCCAGATACCGAAGTCGCCCAAATGAAGGATTACCGGCTGCTCCTCGCCCTCCAGCAGCCGCGCTGCCACGCCGATGACGTGCAGCGCCCAGGGCGTATTGCCGTGCCAGTCCCCGGCGACGATGATCGTGCCCGGGGCGTCCCCGGCGAGATCGCTCATGGCTGGCCCGGCGGCGTGTCCTCAGCAGCATGCAGGTCACTGGTGCTCTTCAAGCCGGCTGCCGTCCTGAGAACCGGTGCCAGGGGAGCGGGCACCGCCGCGAGGGAGTTCCCGTTGCCGTCGCGCGGGTCGCTGACCGGGGTGACGTACTGACGGCTGAGCAGCGCGAGGAGCGCGCCGGCGCCGGAGACGATCACGGTGGCGTCAACCGGGCCGCGGTGATTGACGGCGTTGTAGATCATGACCACGGCGGCGAGCACCGCGCCGACCGCGGCCAGGTAGCCGTTGGGGTTCGTGGCCGGGCTGGCGAGCCTCGGGATTTCCATGGCTTCTCCTCCTGGGGAGTATCTGCGGGTATCGTAACAGGAGCCAGCGCGTGCGTCAGGGCAAGATTCTCGCTGCGGACGCGAATTGCCATTATAGAACGTTTGTTCGAAAAGATACCTTTGACCTTTAGGAATAAACATCCAGCGCCTCTTGTTATACTCTATGATACGCTAAGCGTAGCTTAGAGGCCGCTCACGCCAGCCCGGCATGAGACGGCACGGAAGAAAGGGCAGTAGTGCCAGCAGACGTCGAAAAGATGTTTAGTGTACGAGAGATGCCATGGCATCGCCAGGGCGAAGTGCTCGATGACTACCCGCAGAGCTTCCAGGAGGCCCGCGTCCTCGCGGGCCTGGACTGGGACCCGGTCGCGCACCCGGTGCCGGCCGATATCCTCCTGTCCCCCGACCAGTTCCGCCAGCACGCCATGGAGATCCTGCTCCGTGAGAACGGCCAGCCCACGGCCGAGACGGCGGCGCAGCTCACCCGGCTGTGGGAGGCTTCCTTCCGGAACCCGGACAAGGCCGCCGGGGTCATCGGCGCCGTGCAGTTCGGCTCCTTCACCGGCACGATCGTCAGCGACGCCGCCCAGGAGAAGTGGAGCCGGATCGCCCGCAGCGACACCGGGGCCACGCTCTCCTACCAGCGCGACAGCTACCACATCGTGCCCAACAGCGCGTTCGGTGAGATCATCGACGCGATCCTCGGGACTGAGCCGGGCACGGTGAAGCTGGAGACCGGCGGCAGCCTGTCCGGCGGCAAGAAGGTCTGGATGCTCGCCCGGCTGGACGAGCCGCACCAGGTGCAGGCTGGCGGGCGCATCGACGCGTCCTACAGCTTCCCGTACCTGGGAGTGACCAGTGACCACACCGGTAACGCGAGCTGCTGCGCCCGGCTGACCGAGGTCCGCATCGTCTGCGGGAACACCTTCGGCGCGGCCGAGGCGGAGGGCAAGCGGACCGGCGCGGTGTTCTCGTTCAGCCACCGCGGCAACTGGCGGGACCGGCTGGAGGAAGCCCGCGGGGCACTCCAGTTCGCCCGGCAGGAGAACGCGGAGTACGTCACGGCCATGAGCGACCTGCTCGGGATCAAGGTCACCCCGGCTCAGCAGCAGATGTGGCTGAAGGAATTCATTCCCGCGCCCCCGGACGGCATCATCTCCGACCGGGTCATGGCCAACATCGAGGAGGCCCGCGCCGCGGTGCTCGGCTTCCTGAACGGGCCGACCGTGGAGGGCGCCGGGATCGGCGGCACCGCGTACGGCCTGGTGCAGGCAGCCGGCGAGTACCTGGACCACGCCCGGACCTCCCGGACCTGGGAGAGCAAGCTGAACCGCAACCTGCTCAAGTCCGAGCCGCTGAAGGCAAAGGCCGCGAAGCTGGCCCGCGAGGCGGCGCTGGCATGAACGCGGCCTGGCATTACCGCGAAGCCGAGCGGCTGCTCGCTGAGTACGCAACTGCCAGCCATGGCGGCCATGTGATCACGCCGCGTGTGCTGACCAGGGCGCAAGTCCACGCGACGCTCGCGCTGGCCGGCGCGACTGACGGAGGACTCGCCGCTGAGGCAGAAGACCTGGAGGAAAGGAAGGAGCCTGAGAGCCTTGAGCACTGAAGCGCCAGACCGCACGACCGCGACCGCCCCGCGCACCCCGCGCTGGGCAGGCGTCCGGCACTACCAGGTGAGCGTCGGCGATGACGTGTTCATCGACCGCTGGCGGCTGCTCACCGTCCCGGCGCTCACCCTGCTGGTAACGCGGATCTTCGGACCGGACAGCGGGCGTGACCCGCACGACCACGCGCGGTCCTTTATTTCCGTCGCGGTCAGCGGCGGGTACACGGAGAAGGTCTGGGACACTCGCGACATGTCCCGGCCGCCGGTCACCCGCCACCACCGTCCGTGGCGGCCGTACCTGCTGCGCCGCAGCCAGGCGCACACCATCACGCAGGTGACGGGCAAGCTCGCGACGATCGTGCTGGCCGGCCCGCACCACGGGACGTTCCGGTTCTGGACCCCCGAGGGCCCGGTGGACTACAAGGATTACGGGTGAGCACGCCGTAACCAAAGGCTCCGCCCCGCTGACCGGAGTGACCCGGCCGGCGGGGCGGGAGAGGAAGGGCACGTGAAGCAGGTAATCATCGCGGACAAGGCCGGCTTCTGCACGCACCTGGGCAACCTGGCCGCCGGGCACCGCGAGACGGCCCTGGGCGCCCGGACGATCAAGGCCAGGAACCGGGAGCTGGGCATAGCCGAGGGACTGGAGATCGCCGTGCGCGCGGTCGAAGCCTGGGAGGCTCCCCCTGCTGAGCGAGGCGGCCCACCGGACTCCGGCAGGGTAGAACTGGAGGCAGGCTCCCCGCCGGCTGGGGCTTAACCTTTCTCCCCGGTTACAACAGCATCCCTGCCTCGGGTGCGCACAGGAGGCATTTCATCGACGGGCGCACGGAAGGGTGATACGGCGGGGACGCCCAGGAAAGGCGCAGGCGCATACCGGGATGAATATCCCCGGGCAAGCGGTTCGAGTCCGCTCCTTTCCGCTCACTGCCATCCACCGCAAAAGAAAGAGAAAAGGGAAAGAAAATGAGGAAGATCGAACTCGGGCTCATCCTGGCCTCTGCCGGGGCTGCCGCGCTGTCGGCGATCCTGGCCTTCCGCCGGATGATCGCCAGCCTGGAGGACGCTGAGGGCACCGGGCCCGGCGACTGGGACGACGCCGCCGACAGCTGATCCAGCCGGGCCGCCCTCCGGAGACGGAAGGCGGCCCGTGGCAGGTAAGGGGAGACAGTGAACCCGAAGATGCCCCAGCATGAGTTCCGTGTTACCTGGCTGCACCTGGCCGGAGATGATCCCACCGTGCTAAGCCACATGACCATCCAGGCCACGTCAGTTCCCAACGCGCTCACGAGGTTCTATGCAGCCATGCGGGAGCAGGGCCACGGAAAGGGCCGGGAGAGGGCCGGGTTCCATGTCCTCAGCATGTCGAACATGAGCCTGGAAAGGCAGGAAAATGGCAGCACCCTGTGACCAGTGCGGGGGCACGATCAAGAAGCACGCGATCGGGTGCCTTGCCGGGCTGGGCGCCTACCAGGGCCGCGACGCCGGGAACAAGAAGTGCGGCTCAACGCACGAGGAAACCGGCGGCCAGCCGCACCTCACGCACCGCTGCGATCTCATCGTCATGGGCGAGCGCGGCAAGAAGGGCGCGAGCCATCCCGGGTCGCACGTCTGCTACCAGCCCGACTGCACGGTGACCTGGTAATGAGCGAGCGCGCGGCCAAGCAGGTCATCGTCAAGGAAGGATGACAAGGAATGAGCATTAGCCAGCACGAGGCGGTCGGCGTCCTGCGCAGGACGATCTTCCGCCCGGGATGGAGGATCAGCGCCGCGCCGGCGCCGGGTGACGGCGACCGGGTGCACGTGGGCATCGAGATCGAGACCGTCGACTCCAGCTTCATCACCCGGGGCGGGGAGTACCGCGTCCCGCTCACCGAGCGCGCCCTCATCCGGGTGAGCGCCAGCGACTACGAGAGCACGGAAGCGCTGCTGTTCCGGCTGCTGGGATTCATCCGGCACGAGCTCACCGGGCACGAGGACCGGGAGTTCCTGCGGACGTGGGACCCGGATGCAGAGCGCTGGACCGCCCCCTTCCACGCGCACGTCCCGGAGGGCGAGCAGGCGTGGGACCGCATGCAGGCACTCTCGCAGCCCGCCGTGACCCGGGTGAGCGTCAGCGAGAGCGAGCCGTGGCTGACCGGGGCCGGCTGCGACGACTACGTCTGCTGGGCCGAAGACGATAACAAGCGGGCGGCCCGTGCCCGGGTCGTGAGCGCGGGCTGTGACAACGCCGACGATCGCGGCGACTGCTGGGAGAGCGGCAATGGCCGGGCCGTCCGCGCGGCTGGCTGCGAGGAAGCCGACGACGCGGCCCTCAGCGAGTGCACGGAGCAGCGCGTGCGCGCGGCCGGCTGCGAGGACGGCGTCAACGACCAGGACTGCTGGGAGAACGGCGGACGGGTGCTCGTGAACGCCGGCTGCGCCCAGGACGGCGAGGTCAGCTGCTCCGCCGACATCGATTCCCGGCGCATATTCGAGTTCCCGCTCGTGAACGCGGCAGCCCACCCGGTGGCCGTGGCCGTGGCCGGGTGCAATGAATGCGATGGCGGGTGCGCCGCATGGGGCTGACGACCCTGCCGGAGGAGGCGCGGAAGGTCCTGCGCGATCACTGCTGGTCGCTGCGGAACCGGATCAGGGCGGCAGATGACCTCAGCGTGCCCTGCCCGCCCGGGAGATGGCGGTGGGCGGACGTGAAGCTGAGCGGCTACGGTCGCAAGACGGAAGGGGAACTGGCCGCCGACCAGGCCCGTGCCCGCGTGCTGGCCCTGGATCTCCGCCGGGAGCTGGCCGTGATCGAGGGCTACCTGGGAACGCAATGATCCGGTTCTTTGTCAGCGTGACGCTGCCGTCGCTGCTGGTCGCGACCGTGTGGATGGGGGCCCTCGGCTTCTGGGCGACCCGGAAGATCCGCGGCTACCAGCGGGAACGGTGCGCCGTCCATGCGCAGCGCCGTTCCCTGAAGCTGGCGCAGGACGCGCTCGCCACGGCAATCAGTGACTCCCTGGCATCAGGAAGCACCAGGGAGCTGGCCCTGCCCGCGTATGAGGCGCTCGGCAGGCTACTGCAAGAAAGGGAAATCAGTTGAGGATCAGCAGGAGGCTTGCCGGGACGATCCTGGTGAGCGCAACGGCCGTAGCGGCCGGCCTGGCGGCGCTGGCATCGTGCACGCACGCCCAGCCCGCCATCTCCCAGTGCGCGATCGTCACCGGTCACGGCTACGCCAGCGGGACGCAGAACGTGGTGGCCATCGCGCACCCGGGGCAGTACGTGAATATCGGCAACGACAACACGGCCTGGTACTACCCGTGCGACGCCCGGAACTACCGGACCTCACCGTCCGGCGGCGACCGTAACAACCCGATGTCGGTACGGACAGGCGCCGGAAAGGACGGCACTCCTGGCATGCCCGTGCACGTCTGGACCTCGGTGTACTTTACGCCTACCCAGGTAGACAAGGTGATGCCGGCCTTCCTCGCGTTCTGCCTCAAGTACGGCTGCGCGGAGAGCTCGGACCAGACGGACGCCAGCGTGGCGCTGAACCCGCACTCCTCCACTCCCGGCTGGAACGCCATGCTGGCCGAGAACATGGGGCCGGCCGTTGACCGGGCCACCAATGACGTCATCGGCCAGTTCGGGCCGTCACTGTGGACCGACCCGGTTTCCTGGCCGGCACTGGGCGCGAAGATCGCGCAAGACCTGAATGCTGAGCTAGACGTGGCAGCAGGGACAAAGGCTCCCTACTTCTGCGGCGATGCCAGCACGGTGACGAACTGCGTCCCGATGCTAGTGACCGTCGACAACGTGACGCCGACCGACCCGGCCGTCCAGCAGCTGTACAACCAGCAGATCGCGGCGGAGCAGGCGCTGAGCGTCAACGCCGCCCGGCTGGCCGCAGCCCAGAAGCTGTACGGGCCGTACGCGCAGTACTTCCTGGGCCTGCAAGACCTGGCGGACCAGTGCAAGACGTGCACGATCTACGTTGGCGCGCCGAACACGATCCCGGCGGGCAAGTGATGACTGGCCAGCAGGACGCCCGGATCGAGAGCGTCACTATCACCACGGGAGGAGACGCCAGGGTTTTCACGGTCGGCCCGGAAGCGGAAGTCCCGCAGTCGGTCACGGTCACCATGGCCGGCGGCAAGAAAATTACCGTGAACGCGGGCGGCGCGCACCTGGGCAGTGATCAAACGATCACTGTCAGCGCGGACGGGGCCATCTCCGTTACGAGGTGCGCTAAGGCGCCGGAGGCGGACGCCGGTACCGGGGCGCGCGGTGTCCAGTTCGGCAACGGCAACACTCAGGTTAATTCATGGTGAGCCCCGTGAGCCAGCCGGTAACGACGTACGTTACGCAGGACGGCAAGGCGTGGCTGAACGTCCAGCACCCTGACGGGCTTGTCCCGCCGCCGACGATCGAGCTGCACCGGCCGCTCAGCGGTCCCGTGACGTTCTACTTCGCCAGTTGCTACAGCCTGGCGATCCCGCCGGAAGCGCAGGAAGCGGCGGGCAAGGCAGCCTCCTGAGGAAAGGAAAGTAAAAAGGCCCCGCCTCTTCACGAGGCGGGGCCTTTTTTATTGTCCTTCGTCCGGTTCCTCTGGGTACAGGGCCTCAATCGCATGAATGTCCCGGATCTCCATGCCGCCGGCGATCGTCCAGCCCTCGGCGACCACCACGAAGGGCGTGCCCCGTGGCGGCGGGTCGCAGTGCCAGGACAGCGCTCGCCGGTAACCGCTTGCAGGCTGCTCTCTCATGCGGATTAGCGTATCACCCGGTCTTATCCCCATTCCAGGTTCCCCAGCGAGTCATCCTGCCTGCCCCCCGGGCCGTGCCGGGCGCGCATTTCCCCTCCTGGCCCGCGGAATGCCGCCAGCACCAGCCGCCCTACGGTAACCGTCCGGACGCGGCCGTACTTGCTCAGCCGCACGGTGCGGTATCCCGCGGAATTCAGCTGCGCCCTCAGCAAGCCACCGCGCGTGAAAGGCCGCGCCATCGCGTAGACGTTCCCCAGGTCGCTGACCTCGTACCAGCCCTGGTATCCCGGAACAGGGAGCCATCGCTCCTCATGCGACACTTACCAAACTAGCTGGTATACGCTGCTGCCAGCATAAAGCCGCGGCCATGCCCGGAGCCGGCTCCCCACACAGTTCGTGAGGAGTCAGCTACTGTGAGTCGTATCCATGGTCGCAACGGGATCGCCTACATCGGCGTGAACCCGGCCGACCTGGCCGCCCCGATGGCCTTCCTGTCGGACTGGTCGATCAACTTCGTCGTCAACAAGGTCGACGTCACCACCATGGGCGACCAGAACCTGATCTGGGTGGCTGGCCTGCCTGACGCCTCCGGCGACTTCAGCGGTTTCTATGACACGGCCACGGCGCAGACGTACGTTGCCGCCACGGACGGCCTGCCGCGCAACTTCTACCTGTACCCGAGCACGCTGGGCGTGCAGGGCGCGGCCCCTGGCCAGTATTTCTTCGGCCAGATCCTCCCGGACTACTCTCTCGCCGGCGGCGTGACCGCGGCCGTGTCGCTGAAGTCCACCTGGAATGCCGCGACCAGGATCTCCCGGTACCCGACCACGGGCATCGCCGGCACCTAATCCCCGGGCACGGGAAAGGCGCGCGTGCGAGGTCACCCTGCCGCACGCGCGCCTTCCGCCCAGGGTCACCACAACCCGGTCTTCAAGAGTATGCGCCCTTCTACCTGATACGGGACGGAACGAATGGCTACGGAAGACGAGGCAGTCCGGGAAATGCAGGACAACCTCACGGCACGCGACCAGGACGTCGCCCAGGACGGCACCCGCTCCGCCCGGCCCTCGAATGCCGAGGACCTGGACGAGACGCGCCGCCTGCTCTACATGACCCTGTTCACGCACCGGACCAAGCGCTACAACCTGGTCGGCACGATCGTGAACGCAATGCGCCACCACCAGGGCAACGACGCGCCGGACCTGGAGGACCGGGTCCTGGCGGCGACCGAGAACGAGACGCGTGACGGCGAGACCTGGGCCCGCGAGCAGATCGCCCGCCTGACCGCGCAGCTCGGGGAGGCGTGAGCGATGCCGGACGCAGAGGCTGACTACACGATCGACTGGGACGACGCCCCGGCTGCCCCCCTCCCGCCGCCGCGCGCCGCGGCCAGGGCCAGGGCGACCCGGGAGGTCATCCCCCGGTATGAGCCGGACGACCGTGACGAGGACGGCACCGGCCCGGACATCCCGGCGAAGACGGACCGCGACCTGGCCGTCATCCAGGGCACGGCGGCCCGGCAGGCGAACCGGGACGCCAGCCAGGACGAGGTCAAGGCCGGCGTCGTCGCCGACGCGGGTGACCAGGTCGAGCTGCTCGGCAAGTCGTTCCGGATCGCGGACCGGATCGGGCTCATGCCGCTGCTGAAGTTCTCCTCGGCCGCCGACGTGGACACCAGCGACCCGCGGGCAATGTCGGCCATGTACTCGCTGCTGCGGGACTGCATCTACGCGGGCGAGCCTGGCTGCGGGGAGTGCGCGGACTGCGAGGCCGGCAACGACCGGTCCTGCGCGTCCTACGTCCGCGGTGACTGGAACGCCTTCGAAGAGCACGCCATGATCACCAAGGCCGACGCGGAGGCCCTGCTCGACGTCGTGGCCAAGGTCCTGGAGCTGGTATCCGGCCGCCCTACGCCGCCGCCCGCTGGCTCCTCGCCTGGTCAGCGGCGAACGCGGCGCGCCTCGACGGGGAGCTCCTCAAGAACGGCACGGGGAAGGGGATCGAGGCGCTGACCCCGCGCCAGCTGCTCAACGTCGCCTTCGTCACTCTCGCGGCGGGGATGGACGCGGCGGCGCTGGAGAAGTTCGAGGAGGACATCGGCATGCGAGTCAGCCCGGAGGCTAGCGCGCTGGCCGCGCTGCGCGCCTGGCAGGAAGCCCAGGGCATGGCCTTCGATGATCCCGACGCCCCCGTTGCGGCCCCGCTGGGGAGCCGGGACGAGGAGATCCCGGGGGAGTGGATGAAGCAGTGAGCGACGTCCGTCTTGATGATGCCGCCATCCACGCGTACGTGAACGACGAAGACGGCCCGGTCGGCCTGTTCATCCAGGACCTGGCCGGCCAGGCCGCGATCGTCGCCCGCGCCGTCGTGCCCGTGCGCGCCACGCCGGCCTGGAGCTCGCGCAGCAACGCCCGCCCGCCCGGGTTCACCAAGGCGGCCATCCACACGGCCCGCGGGCACACGTCCGCCGGCTTCTTCTGGGCCAGCGCCAACGCCCCCGGCGACCCCGCCTTCTTCCTGGAGGACCCCCGGGTTGACCGGGTGAAGGAGCCTTTCCTGACCACCGGCCTGTGGTCGCTGGAGGGGACTTTCTGACATGGCCCGCCAGCTAGGGGATGCCTTCGTAACGGTGGGCCCCGATGCCACCGGCTTCCGCGTGAAGCTGGACGCTCAGATCAAGGCGGCGCTGGCCGGGATCAAGCCTGAGGTCAGCGTCAAGTTCACCGCGGACTCCGGCGGGCTGGCGGCCTCGGTCGCGAACATGAAAACCCGGATGGACGCGCTGTCCAGGCAGCTCGTCACGATCCCCATCGGGGCTGACGACAAGCAGGCCCAGGCCGTCATCAGCGGGTTGCAGGCCAGGCTGCTCGCCCTGGCCAAGACGGTCACCGGCCTCACGCTGAGCGCGGACACCACCAGGATTGACGCGCAGGTCGCCGCCCTCCGGGCGAAGCTGGCCGCCCTGGTGCAGAAGTCCTCGCACTTGCAGATCGACGCGGACACCAAGCAGGCCATCGCCCAGATCGCGGCCCTGGAGCTTCAGGCGAAGAACCTGGAGAAGACCCTGAATGGCTTCGACAAGATCATCAACCTCGGCGGCGTGATCGATGACGTGCAGCTGGCGGCCACGCTGACCAAGCTCGACGCCGTCGAGGCAAAGCTGCGGGTACTGAAGTCTCATCCGGTGACGGCCCGGGTCCTGGCGGACACCTCCGCCGTCACCGCGGCCATCACGCAGGTCAGGGCAGAGATCGATGCCCTGACCGCGCAGGCGCATGACATCCGGATGAACGTGGACGTGGCGGGCCTGGCCGCCGCAAACTCGGCGCTGCTCGGCCTGGAGGGCGCCTTCCAGAAGGCCGCGGCGGCGGCGGCCAGCGCAGCGGCGGCCACGACGCAGGTCACCGTGGCCCAGAACCTGCTCGGCATCGCCCTGGGCAAGGTGCCGCCGCTGATCGTCCAGGGAAACAACGGCATGCGGGCCTTCGGCGTCACCGGAGGCTGGCTCGGCGGCATCTTCGCCGTGCTGGGCGCGAAGGTCACCCTGTTCGGCGGCCTGCTCCAGGGAATCCTGCCCGCCTGGGCCACGCACGTCACCGTCATGCACCTGGCCGCCGACATCCTGGTCGAGCTGATCGCCGTCTGGGGCGGCGCTGCCATCGCAGCCACCGCGTTCGGCATCGCCGGCTCCGATGCGGCGAAGGAGATCTTCATCCGCATGCAGGCGCTGCACACCGCGGCAGACGCCACCAACCAGTCCATGTTCCCGCTGACCGGCACCATGGAGAAGCTGCACAACGCCGTCCGGCCCCAGGTGTACCAGATCTTCGGCGACGCCCTGACGGTCATGAGCAGCCGCACCAATGACTTCCAGAAGATCGTGGCGAAGACGGGGCCGGTCGTTGACTACCTGGCCGCCCGGATCACCGTGGCGCTGTCAAACGGCAAAGCCTTTGACGTCTTCACCAAGAACGCCTCCGACAGCCTGCTCGGCCTCGGCAACTCCTTCGGCAACGTGTTCGGCGCCATCGGCAACATCCTGAACGTGGTGCCGGACTACGCCCAGAAGCTGCTGGCCTTCGGCGTGGTCGTCACCCGGCTGCTGGAGAACTTCACCGCGATGATCGAGCCGGTGCTGCGCTGGGGCCTGGCCATCCACGGGGCGTTCATCTACATCGGCCTGGCGGTCACGCTGGGAACGGCCCTGTACGCCAGGGTCCTCGTCCCGCTGACCGGCGCCCTGGTCAACGCGGGGGCGCGGGCAGCCTTCGCGGCCGTGATGTTCCAGCGGATGGCCGCCGCCGAGGGAATTGCCGCGGCGGCCGGCGCCCTGCTGTCCCGGGTCTCGCCCGTGGCCTGGGTCGGGCTGGCGATAGCCGGGCTGACCGCCCTGGTCCTCTGGCTGAACCACAGCTCCAGCGCCACGAGGAACCTCGCCTCTGACATCGTCGCCCTGGCGGACGCCGCCCCCATCACCCAGTCCCTGGCGGCGAACGCCCGCGCGGCAGCCGCCGCAGCCGTGGACCTGTCCGCGGCCCAGAAGCAGCTCGCCATCGACCAGGCCGCCGTGAACAGCCAGACCACCCAGTACGTCGCCTCCGGGAAGAACTACGTCCCGACCGTGCTGGGCGCCCGGGACGCCATAGCCGAGCAGACGGCCAAGGTGAAGGACCTCCAGGCGGCGCTGACGACCCTCCAGGGCCAGCGCGATACCGAGCAGTCCCGGCTTCAGCCGCTGATCCGGGCCTACGGCAGCTCCGCCGCCGCCCTGGGCATCCTGAACGCCGCCGGCATCACCACCGCGCAGGTCACCAAGGACCAGGGCCAGGCGTGGGCCATCGACACCGCGGAGATCGACGGGACGATCAACGCGATCCGGGCCATGACGGGGGTCACCGGATCGCTGGAGAACAACCTGGAGGTCCTGGGCCGCACCGAGACCGACCAGTACCAGGCCACCCAGAAGCTGAACCAGGCATGGAACACCTTCATCGGCGACGTCACCAGCACCCAGGGGACGTTCGACACGGTGGCGCTGGGCATCGTCAACCTGAACGCGAATTTCGCCAAGGCCGGCGGCAGCGGCGAGACGCTGAAGAACAAGCTGGGCCAGCTGACGCTAACCGGCACGCTGACCGGCGCCTCGATGGACGGGCTGTCCCAGGCCAGCCTGGACCTCAACCAGGCGTTCACCCAGCAGGTCACCAACACCGACCGGATGCTCGGCTCCCTGCGCACCGCGATCGGCGGCACCGCCGCGTTCAGCCAGGCCGTCAAGGACGCCATCGCGCCGCTGCTGCGGTACGCCAGCGGGTCCACCGAGGCCACCGCCCAGCTGGTCGCGCTGGCGCAGGAAGCCAACTACACCGGCCCGGTCTCCCTCAAGGAGCTGACCAAGTGGCTGGGCGCAGCCGCTAACCAGAACGACGCGCTCACCGTGAGCGTCAAGAAGTCGATTACCCCGCTGCTCGCGCACGCCAAGGGCGACCAGGCCCTGCTGGACAAGCTGACCAAGATCGCCCGGACGGCCGGGTACACCGGCCCGGCGGCGTTCAAGGAACTGAACAAGTGGCTCCAGAACACCGGCTCGGCCACCAAGGACCTGAAGAAGATCACCGACGAGGCGACCACGCAGGAGGCGCTGCTGACCGGGGCGATGCAGTCCCAGGGCCAGTTCCTCGCCAACGAGCTGATCGGCGACATTAATAACGCGATCCTGGCCTATGACGGCGTGCAGAAGGCAGCCACCGATTACGGCACCGCCCTCGCCCAGTCCGGCGGCGACGCCGCCAAGGCCAAGCCGCAGCAGGACGCGCTGGTCCAGTCCATCATCAACGCCGGCCGCGCCGCCCACGACACGACCGGGGAAATCGCCGCGATGATTTCCAAGATCCTGCACATCCCGCTGAGCAAGGCGATCGACATCGTGCTCCAGATGCAGGGCAAGGGCAACATCACCATCAGCGGGACCGGCGTCGCCACCCGGACGCTGAACACCACGACCGGCCGGATCAGCGGCGCCTCGGGGCCTGGCGGCGGGCACGTGCTCACCCCGGCCAAGGGGCTGTTCATCAACCGGGGGTCAACGCCCACCGCGGATGACGTGGCGGCGTTCCTGAGCAAGGGCGAGCTCGTCGTGCCGGCGAACATGGTGAGCGCCGGCCTGGTCGACCACCTGCGCGGCCGTATCCCCGGGTTCACCGCCACGCCCACCCAGTCGCCGTGGCTCGGCGGCGTCACCGCGCGCAGGTACGCGGCCGGCGGCCTGGCCGGCTTCGTGGACACCCAGGTGACCAAGGGCATCACCGGGTTCAGCAACTCCGAGGCGCTGTTCGGCCAGAACTCGGCCGTGGCCTTCGCGAACGCGGCCATCAAGGCCACCCAGGCCGCAGCGGCAGCAGCGGCAGCGGCCGGCGGCGGGGTGTTCCTCGGGCCCGGCTCCGGCAACTACGCCGCCGACATCTCCGCCGTCCTGAGCTCGATGGGCCTGCCGCTGTCCCTGGTTTCCAACTGGCTTTCTCAGATTCAAACAGAATCTGGCGGAAATTTGAACGCCGTGAACCTCACGGACAGTAACGCTCAGGCGGGTCATCCGTCCGTTGGGCTCCTCCAACTCATACCTGGGACCTTCCATGCTTACGCAGGGCCCTATGTTAACACCCCGCCGCTGGTGAATTTTGGCGGAGGCACGGTATCAGAAAATCCGATGGCACAAATATACGCAGCTATCCACTACGCTTCCGCGCGCTACGGCGGGGCGGCGATGGCGGGCGTGATCGGGCACGGGCACGGCTACCGTTCCGGCGGCCTGGTCGGCTCAACCTATGACAAGGGCGGCATCCTGCCCCCGTGGGGCGTGGGCGTCAACACCTCGGGCAAGGCGGAGATGGTCAGCCCGGCGCAGGGCCCCGGCTCCCTGCACGAGACCAACATGCTGCTGCGGCAGATGATCCACGCGGTCCAGGAGAACACCCGGGTCACCGGGGCGCAGGGCCAGCAGTTCGCGCACGGGATCGGCGTGGCCGCAGCCCGCGGCGCCGGCAGGGGGTACTACGGTGGCTAGCGACTCGCTCATCATCGCGGACCTGATCGAGGTCCTCGGCGGGGCATCCGGCGTGCAGTCGGACATTCCCGCCCTGGTGAACGCGGCCGGCACCGGGGCCGTTTTCCGGCTGTTCGCCCCGTCGTCCCCGGGCTCCGCCGCGAGCCCGGGGATGACCTGGGACCTGGGCGCCCCGCAGCCGACCGTCAGCCAGGTGCAGACCCTGCTGCTGGACGGCGAGCGGCCGTTCGGCACCCGGGCGTCCAACCGCACGATCACGCTGCCGGTCAGGATCACCGCACCGGACCAGGCAACGCTGTCGGCTGCCAAGGAGTACCTGATCCAGGCGGTGGACCAGCCTTCCTGGACGCTGACCTGGACGCCCTCCTCCACGGGCCTGACCCAGGTCTTCGACTGCTTCCGCGCGCTGCCCACCGTGTTCTCCTACGGCTTCCTGCCGAACCAGCCGTTGCCGATGGCCGTCATCACGCTGACCTTCCAGGCGCTGCCCTACGGCCGCAGCGCACCGGACCAGCTGACGGACGTGGCCTTCTCCAGCCCGATCCTCAACGGCATCGCCGCGCCGCCGGCCCCGGTGACGCTGGACGCGTTCGGCACCGTGTCCGGCACCGGCTGGACGCAGACCACCCAGTTCGTGGTCGGCCCGCACTCCGCCCGGTACACCCCGCCGAACGCGAATTACGTCCCGGTGACCTACTCCAAGAGCGGCCTGTCCCTGAATATCACCGGCCTGCCGGTGCTGTCGGTATGGTTCGGCCAGGCATACTACGTCCCGCTGTTCGGCAAGCCCCACTCGGGATTCAAGTCCAACGTGACCTTCCGCTGGACGCTGACCGATAACGGCGGCCACAAGCTGACCTTCCACCGGACATTCAATGGCCTGCCGTACAACAGCAAGGCGCTCGTGCCGAAATGGACCCGCGTCACCGCGCCGGTCCCGCAAGGCAACGCCAGCTTCAACTACGCATCCGTCGCCTCGTACTCACTGACGCTGTCCAACTGGGCAGGCCAGGGCAAGACGGCCTTCGTCCGGATGAACGCCTGGCTTGACGACGTGGTCGCCAACCCGCCGTCCCTGGCCGCCCCCGCCTCCCAGCGCGGCGTCGTCTACAACGTGATGGGCGTGCCGGGCACCGCGCGGACCCCCGTCTCCTGCCAGTTCCAGCTTCCGCAGGCCGACCCGCTGTCCCTTGAGCTGTCCGGCTCCGGCGTGTGGTGGCCGCCGCCCGGCGTGACGTCCGTCAAGGCGGAGTGCATCGGCGCGGGCGGCGCGGGCGGGTCGCGCTCGACGTCCGGGCAGGGCGGCGGCGGCGGCGGCGGCGAGTACGCGGCCGAGCCGGCCCTGACGGTGACTGAGGGGACGCCCGTCCCGTACTCCTGCGGCACGGCAGGCACGACCGGCGCCAGCCAGCAGGTCCTCACCTTCACCTCCCCGGGGAGTGGCAGCTGGACGTGCCCCGCCAACGTCACCGCGATCCTGGCCGAGTGCTGGGCGGGCGGCGGCGCGGGCACGACCGGCGGCGGCGGGGCCGGCGGCGGCGAGTACGCGGCCGAGCCTGCGCTGGCCGTCACCCCGGGCAAGACCTACAGCTTCAAGGTCGGCCTCGGCGGGCAGGCAGGCGTGACGCCCGGCGCCGGCGGCACGTCCACCACCTTCCCCGGTGACTCCGTGACGGTGCTCGCGCACCCGGGCAAGCCCGCCAGCCCGGCCGGAACCTCCTCCGGCGGCGCGGGCGGCTCCGGCAGCGCGAACACCACGCACCACAACGGCGGCACGGGCGGCACGTCACCCTCGTACGGCGGCGGCGGCGGAGGCGGCGGCGGCGGCACGGCAGCGGCCGGCAACACGGGCAGCAACGGGGCCGGCAACACGGGCGGCGCCGGGGCCGTGGCCGTCACGGGCGGCGGCGCGGGCGGCGCGGGCGCCAGCAACCCCGGCTTCCCGGCCGCAGGGGCAGCCCCGGGCGGCGGAGGGGGCGGCGGGTACACCAACCTGGGCAATAACCCCGGGGCCGCCGGAGGCGCCGGCCAGGTCAGGCTCACCTACACCGTCAACGCCGGCACGCCGGTCAGCGGTGCCAGCACGACCTTCGGCTCCGCGGCGACCACCGTCACGGTGGTCACCGCGCACGGCGGCCAGTCGGTGGCGCTGAACACCGCGACCGGCGGCACGGGCGGTACCGGCAGCGCCAACACGACGCACAGCAACGGCGGCGCCGGCGGCCTCGGCGGCACGAACGGCGGCGGCGGCGGCGGCTCCGGCGGCAGCGCCTCAGTCGGCAATGCCGGCACTGCGGGCGCCTCCGGCGGCACGGGCGCGGCAGCAGTGGCCGGGGGAGGCAAGGGAGCCAATGGCGGCACGGCAGCCGTGGACGTCGGCGACGGCGCCTCCCCGCCTGGAGGCGGCGGCGGCGGAGCGGTCACGACGGGCACCGCCCAGGCAGGCGGCCAGGGCGGCAACGGCAACATCGTCTTGACCTGGTCCCCGCCGCTGGCCCAGTTCCGGACGCTGGTCGCGCACCGGCCCGGCGCCGATTCCCCGCCGGAGCTGAACCCGTGCGTGCCGGTCAGCAACACCGCAGACCCGCCCTCCGGCACCCAGTACACCGTGCCATCGCTGGTCTCCGGCGTTAACGCGCTGTTCAACGGCACGTACACCGTCGTGCTAGTGGCTTATGCCTGGGACAGCCCGTCCTCGGCGCGGACGGTCACGGTGACCGTCAACCAGTTCGAGTACCTGGGCGGCCATAACTTCCCGCTGTCGGTGTCGCGGACCTTCACCCCGTCCACCGACATCGTCAACGGCATCGTGGTCATGGGCGAGCTGACGCTGCCGGTCAAGGGACTGGACCCGTCCAACACCTCGGGCTTCTTCACCGTCTCGATCACTGACACCGACAACAATGACCAGTTCCTGGACGTGCTGTTCCTGGACGCCCAGGGCAGCACGGTGATCATCAACGTCCCGCCCGGCACTGACTACGCCAACTTCTACATTGACGAGCCGACCATCGAGCGGGACCTGGGCCTCGTCCTCGGCTCGGACCTGGACCGCTCCCAGGCGGTCAGCGTGCTGGACAACGTACTGGTCTCCGGGTCGCCTTTCTACATCCAGCCGGGCGACAACCTGTTCCTGGCCTACACGGTTGACGGCGCCCCGGACCTCGCCGTCTCCTTCCTCAACAGGTGGTTCTTGGAGAGGCTTGTGTGAAAATGTCTATCTCACGGAGCCTACCAGTCCTCTGGGGTCATGGCAGGCACTGCGTCATCGAGCGCGGTGACGCCTGATGGCCGGCCCGAACGACCCGCAACTGCTGCCGAAGACGACAGCCAAGGCGCAGCTCACCGAGGCCCGGCTGGCTGCGCTGGTAGCCAGCCAGGGCGAGCCGGTCACCGCGTACACGCCCACGGCGACCGTCGTCACCCAGTCCACGGCGGGCAAGTACTCCTGGACCTGCCCGGCCGGGGTCACGTCGGCGAAGATCGAAGCCTGGGGGGCGGGCGGCGGCGCGGGCGGCGGCAACTCCACGCACGGCGGCGGCGGGGGCGGCGGCGGGGCCTACTCCCAGGAACCGTCTTACCCGGTGGTCCCGGGCACCGTTTACGCCTACGTCGTCGGTGACGGCGGTGACGGCTCCATCAATAACCAGGGCTTCGGGGACGACGGCAATCCCAGCTACTTCGACGTCAACGGGATCACCGGGGGGCCGGGCGTCTACGCGGGCGCCGGCGGCGGATCGGACGGGCTGAACGGCGGCGCGCACGCTGCCCTGAACGCCGCGCAGACGATCGCGCACTCCGGCGGCAGCGGCGGCGGGGACGGCACCCAGTCAACGGGCGGCTGCGGCGGCGGCGGCTCCGGCGGCTCCGGCAACGCCGGCGGCTCAGGCGCGAAGTCCGTCAGCGGGACCGGCGCGGCCGGCGGCGGCGCAGGCCCTGGCGGCGGCGTGGCCGGCGGCGCGGGCGGCAACTCCGCCGCTACCGGCACAGACGGCGGCACCCCCGGCGCGGGCGGCGGCGGGGTGGGCGCGGCTACCGCGGCGGGGCAGGTCGTCTTCACCTACAGCCCTACGTTCTCCGGCACCTACTACGGCAGCGACGCCCTCGGCGGGAACGCGGATAACCGGTACGCCGCCATCGGCAACACGATGTTCCAGGGCGGCCAGCAATCCGGCGGCGGGGACTTCCTGGGCACCATGACGTCACTGATGATCCTGCCGTCATCGGTGGCCGCGGACCTGGCGGCAGTGACCGTCGACACCGTCCGGCTGACGATGACCAACCTGACGTCCTGGAACAGCACCGGGCTGACCGTGCAGCTGGGCTACAGCGCCGCCACCGCGATGCCCGCCAGCTTCGACGGCGTGACCGGGGTGAGCGCCGGGCAGACGTACCCCGTCCCGATGAGCGCCGCCCACGTCCAGGACGTCAGCGACACGCTGGCCGGCCCGCTGAAGGCCGGGACGGCCAAGGCGCTGGTCCTGGGCACCGTCCCGGCCTTCGACACCGACTATTACGGGTCCTTCGCCGGCGCCGGGCAGGCGGGCGCGCCCGTGCTGACCGTCATCGGGCACACCGGGGCAGCGCAGGTGCACGGCGGCGACGGCGGCGACGGCACCGTCACCATCACCTACGTCACGCCCGGCGTGGCCCTGGCCGGGATGATGCCCGCGGCGGCCACTGACGACGCCGGCAATGACTTCGCCGCCGGGTTCACCGGGGACGTCACCGCCTTCCAGCCGGGGTCCAGCCCGGCCAACGTGGAGACCTGGCACACGCCGGGACTGTCCAACAACTGGGCCAGCACCACCATTCAGTACAAGCGCATGCCGTTCAGTGCCGTCTGGGTCCTGGGGGTACTCGACCCGTCCGGGGTTACCGGCGGGTTCCCGTCCACCGCGTTCACCCTGCCCGCCGGGTACCGGCCCGCCTCCACCCAGGACCATGCGGCTGGCTTCCACACGGCCACGGGCGCCAGCTCGGGCATCTTCTTCCGGATCGCCTCAGCCGGCACCGTCCAGGTGATCAACGGCGCCACGACCTCCGGCGTCCTGGTCCTCGACTTCTTCCTCGCACTCGACAACTGACCAGGGGAGCCTCATGTTCACCGCCATCGCCAATCCCGGGCTGATCGCCAGCGCCGCCACCCAGCGGGCGGTAGCCGTACGGGATTCCGTCATCAGCGCGCAGAACTTCTACGCCTGGCTGTCCGCCCAGTCTGACGGCGACATGACCGGCATCGGCGTTACCACCGGGGACCTGGCGCTGATGCGGTCGATGGCCGCGGACCTGAATGCCCTCGGCAACATCTACCACGGCCTGGCCCCCGGCGGCGCTTACGTTCTGCCGTACTCATTCGTGAATAGCTCCACCCAGGTTATAGGCGCGCAGTGATGGGCATCCCGCACGCCGTTGACGCCACGGGCCGCCACCGCGCGGTGCAGGACGTCACCCGGTGGTTCGACTACGGGCAGCTGCCGGCCGGGCCGCCGCGCGACGTGTCCCTGGCCGTCGCGACCCTGGCGCAGGCCCTGCTCGGCATGATCAGCGCCGACGACCCGGAGCTGACGCGCGGGCTGCACAAGCTCGTGGAGGCGAAGGACTGCCTCGTGCGGGCTGCGGTAGCCGCCAGCGATATCCCGTGAGCACGCGATGGGCAACGCCGGAGAGGTGATGATGAGTGGCACTTGAGCAGGTTAACTACAGCCAGGCTGTCACTTTTGAGCCGCCGGGGCAGTTCTGGTCCGTCATCTTGTCCGGCGGGGGCAAGGCCCCGGGCGGCCAGGCGCAGGCGCAGTACGGCGCATTCGGCGGGTATGACTTCTTCATCGCGCCCACGAACAGCACGCTCACCCCCGTGGCGCCGGCGTTCACCGGGGATAAGTTCCGGCTGTACGCCAGCGGGAGCCTCAAGGAGCCCACGGTCTTCACGGTGGTCGGCACGCTGCCGGTCACCGGGACGCAGAACTGGTACGTCTTCTTCACCCCGTCCCCGCTGGCCGCCCCGGTGAGCACCGACAATGCGCAGTCAGTCCCGGCGCCGAAGAGCCCGCGCTGGCTCGGCGCCATCGGGCACGTGACGAACATGACCCGCAGCTACACCTGCCCCGGCGGCCCGGAGAACCTGAGCCTGCTGCTGCGCACGCCCCCGGAACTGCGCACGGACGCGCTGAACCCCGGGCGCGTCATCCAGGTCTGGCGCGGCGCGTCCTGCGTCTGGGAGGGCAAGCTGAACGAGCCCGCGGCGACCGGGGACGGCTGGACGGTCACCGCGCACGGGGCCGGGACGTACGGCAGCGACTTCGCCGCGCTCTACACGACCTGGAACGCTGACGACGCGGTGAACCAGGCCATCTTCCGCGGAATGCGCTGGGCGAACCCGGGCATCGGCAAGCCGGCCGGCATCTTCCTGGGCCAGCAGCAGGACAGCGCGTCGGAAACGGTCACCGCGCACCTGAACCTGCTCATCACCGGGGGCGGCCTGCTGTGGATGGTCTCGCCGGGAACCGCCTCCGCGCCGCCGGCCGGGCCGTGGAAGCTGAGGGTGTTCCCGTTCAAGCAGGACCTCAACGGGAACCCGACGCAGGCGCCGGACCGCCTCCTGGTCTCCAGCACGCCCATTGCGCGCACCATTGCCGCCGACATCAACGTGCTGTTCCTGCGCTACCAGGCCACCGCGGACATCGCGGCCACCGCGACCAAGAAGGCCGTTCCCGCCACGTTCGCGATCTCTCACGTGGTGAACGGCAACTCCGTGGCCAGGCACGGGCCCATGGAGTACTACCTGGACATCAGCTCGGCCGGGGTGCTGAAGGCGTCAGCAGCAGCGGCGATCGGCCAGAACATCCTCACCCGCTACGTCCGGGCCAGCTTCGCCCAGCCGTTCACCGTGGGGCCGGGCCAGGTGATGAACACTGCGGGGACCCCGGCTGACCTCGGCAGCGACCAGGCCGGGCTGGTCTACCAGGTGGTCGTCACCGACCCGTCCTACGGCGGCGAGGTCATGCCCAGCCCGGTGATCTTCATGTCCGGCGCTTATGAGTACGACGAGGACACCGGCCAGGCGACGATCACGCCATTCCAGTCCTACCGGCAGGACATGGCTTCTCTCATAGCCGCGCTCTACCCGGTAAAATTCTGAGTTTTACCTGCTCACAGCCCTTTCGCCCGCGCCCACGCAGTCACGGCCTGCGCGGCCTTCTTGTTCCCGCCCGCGTGGCGCTCGCCTGCCCAGGCCCACGTGGCCCCCCACAGCTGCTGGTCCGCTGCGTCGGAAGGCGCGGGCGGCACGGGCACGGGAACTGGCGGGGGAGCAGGCACCGGGGCTGGCGGCGGGGGAACGGGGACCGGGAACGGCTTGCCGGTCAGCGCCGTGTAGTCCGCGGCGAACTGGGCCAGGTCCACGCCTTCCTGGAACGCCTTGCTGCCCAGGTGCTCAGGCCAGATGACCACCCAGCACTCTTCCACCTCACGGCTCCAGTACCGGTCGGTGAACGACGTCTCCTGCGCCCAGGTGATGAGCTTCTCATCCCCGCCGAGCTGACCGGTACCGCCGGCGCCGTAGCCGCCGACGAGCACGGAGTGGCCCCCCGCGTCGGGGGAGCCGGAGACGTAGTCCCAGGGCTGGCGGGCGTCGAACTGGCTCATCTGCGCGTCCTGCACGACGATGCCCGTCCAGACCGCGCCGAAGATCGCGATGGCCGCCTTGACCTCATCCGGGCTGGTGTGGTCCACCGAGGCGAAGCCGAGCGCCTTCACCCCATCCGGGCCGCCCGACCTGACCAGGTCGCCGAGGGCAGTCTGGATATCCATCCCGTCGTCTTGCCGCGGGAAGCCCGGGTTCTGCGTCGTATAAAAAGCCTCCACCTGAGGCAGCGTCCAGTAGTACTCAGTGGACAGGACGGCTGTGGTGAGGCGCCGCAGGTTAGCCGCGGTCACGCTCACGCAATCCCCGTACGTGTCGTTGCCGAGCATCTGCCAGCCGCTCAGCCGGGCCAGGTAGTCCGCGGCAGCGGGATGCGCCGGGACGACGCCGGTCAGCGACCGGGCCAGCCGGATGCGCGGGCGGGACGGGTCAGCGGGGCGGCGGCCGAGCTTGAGGTCCATGGGAGGTTCCTTTCCTTTGACGTCAGCCGTACAGCGCAAGGACCAGGATGAGCACTCCGGCGCTCAGGCAGGCGGTGATCAGGCACAGCCCGGCGTCCAGCTTCACGAGCCGCTTCTTCCTGCCTCCAGCCGCTCACGGTGCGCGGCGCTATCCGGCGTGCGGACCTGATCCGGGTGCGCTTCCTGCCAGTCGGCGAAAGTCTTGTACGCCTGCTCGATCAGGGCGAGGTGGAACTCAGGACTGCCCTTCTTCTCGCACAGGTCGTAGTACGCGCTGAGCAGCGGGCACGCCAGCGCGTCACGGGCGCGGAAGACGATGACCGGCTCATCGCCGGGGATGCTGCCGTGCTCCGTGGCGATCTTGCCGTACTTCCCGTCATATCCCATGGCAAGCCTCTTCCTCAGGTGCCGCTGAGCAGGACCGGGCTCAGCGGCGGCGGCGTGACGAGCGGCTGCATGCCCCAGCGCGGCAACGGCTCATAGCTGAACTCGAACCGGATCGGCTCTGATAGTACCCGCGCGACCTGCGTGTCGTTGATCAGCAGGAACTTGCCCAGGGCCAGCACAGACTCCGCGACCTCGCGCACGTTCTCCGGGAGGGTGGCGGCCAGCTCCAGCGCCTCGTCCATCCAGCCGGGCGGGCAGATCATCGTCCACTCATCGCCAGGGTCGCTCACGGCAGCTCCCCAATCCAGCCGAGCAGCTTTTTGGCGTTGCTTGCGAAAGTCCGGTCTGCGACCGCCAGCCGGGCCTCCCGCGCGGCCTTGCTCCTCAATTCTGGCCTGGACAGCCACCAGCGCAGCTTCTCAGCGGCGTCCCCCGGGGAGGAAAAGGACGGCAGCATGGGCAGCACCTCGTCGGTCTCCGGCCGCGGGTCGCGCAGGAAGAACAGCCCGGATGCCGCCAGCTCCACCTCGCGCGGGCCCATTGCCCAGCCCTCGCCCTGGTGGTCGTCCTCGGACTCCCGGCGATACAGGTTGATGCCGCAGCTCGCGTGCCGGTACAGCTCGGCCGTCTCGGTGTTGTCCACGCACTGGCATGCCTGGGACAGGTACTTGCGCAGCACCGAGCCCTCGTCCGTCTCCTCGGTCCAGTACGAGCCGCCGAGCAGGAAGTCGGTCCCGGCAAACGACGGGTGGGCGGCCATGGCCTCGAAGAACTCCACCCGGGACTTGAACGCGGTGCCGATGAACGTCAGGTCCGCCGCCAGGTCCGGGTTCAGCGGGCCCTTCCGCGGGTGGTGCAGCTCCGGCCGGTAGGCGTGCGGGACGTAGTGAGCCGGGCCGAGCTCGGAGTACGCGCTGATGTTCGTGGGGTCGTTCAGCAGGTTGATGTCCGCGAATGGCGCCCGCTCTAGCTGCTCGTTGTCCTGGTACGGCGATTCCGTCATGAGCAGCACGATCTTAAACCGGCGCAGTCGCAGCAGGTGAAAGATGTCCGCGGTGACGAAGAACCCGCTGACGAACAAGATCACGTCGGGCCAGTAAGACAGGCACGCATGGGAGAGGCCCTGCATGCTGGCGCGCACCGCCTCCAGCTGCGTCATCGCCTGCCGGACGATCGGGTGGCCGGTCTCGTCCTTCTGCTCCGTGTCGATCAGCGCACGGGAATAAAAATAGAGCCGGATAATCGATCGTTCGTATTGAACATGGCGACGTCACAGCCCATCTCTCGAAGGCCATCAGCCCAACCGCGGTAGACGTCAGCGACGGAGAAAATCGGGCCCCGGATGCACAATAAGAACTCTCATTTTAAAAGCACCTCCTTCACGCGGGCATCCCGCGCTTTCCGTTGCAGGTACATTTTTACTCTTTGCGAAAGTCGTGAACGTTCCGAGTATTGTCTTACGCGAGCATCTCCTCCAGGGTCAGCGGCCTCACGCGCCAGGTGACGCCCCGCGCGGACATGACCTCGTCCCGGTTCCCGTAGGCATCCGCGATGTACCGGATCGCCCAGGCCGCCTGCGCCGTGGTCGTGGTCGCCGTCCACCCCAGCCGGCTGTAAGCGTGCTGGAGAGCGCCGGCGGGAATGACGTACTCGCCGGGGGTCAGCTGCGCAGGGAAGGCGTCGGCCGCCGGGCGTGCCTGGCCCGTGAAGACCTGGCCGGTCGTCAGCGGAAGGTACCGGTTGCCGAAGGTGTCAGTCCCCGGCTGGAATTGCCAGGACTGGCTCATCAGATAGCTCCCGCCTGCACGGCTACCCGGGCGCCGAAGTAGGTGACCGCGGCGTAGTCGACGCGGCCGTACCCGCTCGCGGAGACGGCCAGCGCGAAGTGCACGGTGCCGCCGAGCGTCGGGTCGTCCTGGATGGCCCCGGCGATGCTGGACGGGACGGCGTCGTGCGCGCCGATCCCGAGGTAGGCGTCCAGGGCCCGCTGGACCTTCTCAGTCGGCGCGGCGTCGCTGATGAGCAGCAGCACGACGAGGTTGACGGTGAACGCCCCGTCCACGGTGTTCCCGTACTGGATCACCCCCGGGGCGGGCAGGATGACGGCAACCGGGGGGCTGACCTGGTCTCGCGCCTCGGGCAGCGTCCGCAGGCCGGTCCCGGCGGTGATCCGGTTCGCCAGCGCGGTGCGGATGGCGGCGAGGTCGGCGATGGCTGGCTCCAGGGATCAGTTCCCGGCTGGCTCCCGGAGGCCGCAGCATCAGGGGTCAGTCTAATCCCGTATCACCGCGAAGTCAGGCCCGGACCTCCCCGTCCAGGACCTCGATCTCGTAGACGTCCCGGACGTCCAGGCCATTCCTGCTGACGGACCATTCCTCGCGGGTCACCCGGAACAGCACCCCGGGGTCCGGCGGCTGGCAGTGCCAGTTCGTCCGGTAGGCGCCGCCGTGACTCAGCTCGGACAGCACGAACGTGCTCATGCGTGACTGCCTTTCTCCCGGAAGTTCCTGGCGTCCGTTGCCCGGCAGGCCCGGCAATGCCGCTGTCCCCGCCATTCGTACGTATTCTCCGGCGTGAACTCATGGCCGTTGTCGCAGTGCGTCTTGCGGGCGTTGCGGTGATTCTCGCCTCCGCCCCTGCTGCGCGTCGGGCTGGCCGCCTTATTCAGGGAGAGCGTAGTCGGGTGGAGGCTCCACGGCCAGACGCAAGCGCGGTGAGCACAGGGACCGCCGTCACACATGCCCGCCTGTGCCGCCTCGTTATGGCACAGGTGATCGATCGTGAGCCTGGCCGGAATCGGCCCGCGCCAGACCGTGTAGGCGAACCGGTGCGCGAGGACCGTCGCCTGGCACTTCAGCCCGAACATCCCGTAAGCCGTCCTCGGGTCCTTCCAGCGGGTAAACCGCAGGCACCTCCCGTCAGCCTCCGTCATGCCCATGAACCGCCGGACATCAGACTCGGCCACCGCTACTACACGCTTTCCCACGGGCATCGCGAGCGGAAACCGCGCCGCTTCCGGCCACGTCAGTAGCAAATTTTGCATAGGATCTAGAGTACGCTAGCTACTAGTCAGGCGCGTCGACATGCTCTTGAACAGGCAACTCCGGCAGCGGGGACTGCCCGAAGGACGCCATCGCCGCGGACATTCCTCCGTAGTCGGTGGCAAAATTGGCGTATATCGAGTAGAGCAGCGTGATGAAGATGCCCAGCTTCAGCCACAGCCCCGGGGCGAAAAGGTAAAGCAGGACGACGGCCGGGATGTTCACCAGCCAGTAAATCGCACCGTACAGGTGGACCTTGTACTGGACGTGCGGGTCCGTCTCCAGGTCCTTGACCACGTGCCTCAGCCAGCCGTGCCGCATGACGGCCGGGGGCACGGCCGCTGCTGCCACGTGCACGCGCAGCGCCGCTACCTCGGCCGCTGCCGCTGCCACGTGCGGGCGCAGCGCGCTCACCTCCGCGCGCAGGAGGCGCAGCTCGGCCGCCGCGTCGGGAGGGAGGTCTGCCATGGGCAAAGTATGCCATGGCCTACTTCAGGATCATGGCCATGATCACGGCCTTCAGCAGCTCCAGGGCCTGGGCGGCATCGAAGCCCGCCACCTGCCAGGCGAGGAACATCTCATGCTGCTGCACCGCGCTCACCTGGAGGGCGGTTATCGGGTCTTCCCGGGGAGGCTCATCAGCCATGGCGCACAGCGTATACCGCCCCGGATGCAAAGCCTGCTGTCTTTATCGGGCGATAAACGCGCTTCATTATGCATTCAGGCGGCCCACTCGATCGCCCACGCCTCCAGGGGGCTGCCCTCCCAGGGCCGGATGCCACCCCAGCTCACCATGCCGCCGGGGTGGGACAGCACCGCGTGCCGGGCGTGCCCGAGGTCGGTCACGACGACCAGGCCCGGGACGATGACCTGCTCGTCAGCCTGGAAGAACCGCGCGAGGCCGCCGCGGGCCCCGGCTACCAGCGCGGGCCGCGCGAGCAGGACCTCCAGCACGGACGGGATGTCCGCGCCGTCGTCGCCGCCTGCCAGCATGTGCAGCAGCGCTATCTCCTGCTCGGTCATCTCCAGGCCCGTGCTCGCGAGCAGGTGGTTGGCCACGGCCGCCGAGGCGCACGTCGGCCCGGCGTCGTTGCAGCCCATCGACCAGCCGGGCAGCGAAGGCCGGGTGCCGGGCGGCGCGGTGGCCGCTGCCTTGGCAGGCGGCTTCTTGCCCTGCTTCTTAGCCGCCTGGGCCGCGCGGCCGGCCGACGCCCACTTCATCGACGCCTGCGTCTGCGCCTTGGACGGGGGCAGCTTCGCGCCATGGTGGCTCTTGGCGTAAGCGGCGCGCTTGGACGCCATGGCCGCCCGGCCGCCGGCCGCGAATTTCTTCCCCGCGGCAGCCTGGGCAGCGGACTTCTTCTTGACCTTCGGCGCCCTGGCCACGGCTTACCTCCTCCCGCCCGCCCTGACGTTCGTCACGGGCACGAGCGCGGGGCAGTTCGCCGTCGTCAGGACAGGGCGCGAGCTTGCGGGCGGCCTCATGTCAGTGCGCGGGCCCGTTAAGGCACATCGAGCAGCCTCCATTCGCGCAAGCGCGGCAACTGCACGCGCAGCCACGTTGGCGCCTCATGAGCATGACCGTGCTCTTCCTTCCCCGTTAGGGTCTGACGGAGTACGGCAGTCGCGTCCTTGAAGGAGGGAATCATACGCCGACCGCCCGCTTTGTGTTCTTGTACGGCCGCAGCAGCTCGATGAGCCAGGGATTGGCCTGAATGCGGGTAATGCCGTAGTCGCTGACGCCCGCCACGCCGAACGGGGCATCCTTCATCTTGAACAGGTCCGCGGCGAGGATGAACGTCGCCTGGGCAACCTCCGCGGGGACCGCGAACCAGCCCCAGGTACCGGTGACCTGCACCCGGTCCTGGTGGGAGAACGGGTAGATGAACGGGAAGAGCTTACCGGACTGCACGGTGACGGCCTGCCGGTACGGCCGCAGGATGCCGGTCGCGTTCAGGTTGTAGGAATCCGGCCCGATGCGCAGCTGGTAGTCGGTGTTCAGCGTCCAGGTCTCGCCGAAGACGCCGTTGCCGTCGCGGTCGACCAGGAACGTGGTGACCGACACCAGCGGGTCGATGTTGACCTTGCAGATGTCGTGCGGCACGAACGTGCGTGCCTCGGTGATCCGGTTGAAGTGCTGGCCGGTCCACTGGTTGACCCACCCGCAGACAGTCTGGATGGCGATCTGCGCCTGGGAGTCATCGCTATCGTCGGCGATGCCCAGCCGGTCCTTGAACTCCTCCAGCCCGATGTACCAGGTGGCGACGCTGGCCGGCAGCACCCGCCAGGTTCCCGGCTGGACGTCGCTGACCGCCCCGGTGCCGGCCCACTCGAACTGCCACAGCCCGTCCACGCCCGCGATGGCCGGCGCGCACGCCACCGACAGCGTGTACTTGCCCGTGGCTACCTTGACGATATCCGCGGGGGACGCGCCGCCGAACGTGTGCGTGACCGAGGTCCCGGACGGGTCCGAGACGGTGCAGCTGACGGCCGTGGGGTCGGCCGCGGCCTGCGAGCTGTTCAGGAACGTGTTGCTGAGCAGCGCGATCTCGTTAACGGAGTCAAAAGAAGACCGTGGCGGTCATGACATCACGCTCCCTTCCAGGTAAGCGAGAGCAGCGCGCAGCAAGTTCACGTCATCATGCAGTGCTCCAAGTCCGACATTGCAAGTCTGACATAGCAGCCCGCGCACTGCGCCTGTGACGTGATCGTGGTCAACATGAAAACTCCGGCCGTCCACGCCCGAGGATGTCTTCTTGCAGATGGCACTCATTTACGTAACCCCGCCCTGAGACGTCGCGGTCGCGCTCACGCCCGCTGATCCCTGCGATGGCTGCGTGACTGCCGTGCCCGTGCTGTAGCCCTTGATGACCGCGGCCTGTCCCTGCGCAGTGGCGTTCAGCGCCTGGCCCGGCGCCAGGGCCGCCTGGGCGGTAGCGGTAACTGACAGGGACGGCGGCTGCGCTGCCGCCAGGGCAACGGCCGGGGCCGGGGTTAGCGCCCTGGCGCCGGCCTGCGCCGCCCCGGCCCCGGTCGCGAGGCCGGCGCCCGTTGCATTGCCGCCTGCCGGAGGCTGGGCAGCGCCCGTCCCGGTGGCGGTCGCGGCGCCGGCGGCCGAGGCAGAAGAGGCTCCCTGCCCGCTGCCCGTACCGCCGGCCAGGGCCGGCGTCAGCTGCACGCCAGGGGATGCCGCAGCGCCGCTGCCGCCCGCGGAGCCGCCTGCCAGGCCAGTGCCCGGCGCCAGGGCCGTGCCCGTGCCCGCTGCCAGGCCCGCGCTGACCTGAAGGTTCCCGCCGACTGAGGTCCCGGGGCCGAAGGCCGTGCCCGTGCCGCTGGCCAGGCCCGGGGTCAGGCCCGTCCCGGCCGCGCCCGCTGCGGCAGAGCTCCCGGCAAGGCCCGGGGTAAGCTCGTCACCCGGCGACTGGGCCACGCCGCTGCCGGCAGCCGGCCCGCCCGTCAGGCCGATGCCGGGCGCGAGCGCCGTCCCGGTGCCCTGGCTGAGGCCGGCGCTCATCACGAACTGCGGCTGCGGGGGCTGGCTGCTGCCCGTGCCGGAGGCCGCACCGGGGGTCAGCTGCACGCCCGGCGCTCCCGCGGCGCCGCTGCCGGGCGCGAGCGCCGCGGCCAGGCCGGCGCCAGGTCCCGGGGCGGAGCCTGTGCCCGTCGCCAGCCCTGTTGCCAGCTGCACGCCCGGCGACTGGGCCACGCCGGAACTGGCAGCCGATCCCCCCGCCAGCCCGATGCCCGGTGCCCCGGCTGACCCGGCGCCCGTGGCCAGGCCCGTTGCCAGCTGCACGCCCGGCGGCTGGGCCACGCCGCTGCCGGCCGCGGAGCCGCCGGCCAGGCCGATGCCGGGGGCGCCTGCCGATCCGGCACCGGACGATACCGGGGGGGTAAGGCCGGCGCCGGGGGCAAGGGCGGACCCCGTGCCCGTTGCCAGCTGGGCAGTTACCTGGAGGTCAGGACTGGCCCCGGTCGCCGGGCTGGCCATGAGCTGCTGCACCCTGCGGAACTGCCTGCGCCAGCTGACAGAGCCGGGCTGCGGGGGCACCACGCTGGACGGCGTGACCGGCGGCCCCTGGAGCACCAGCGCCCAGTCCGGGTCGCCCTGGCTGTTGCTGCCCTTGGCCGTGGAATTGAACGCCGGCCCGGTGCCTGCTGATGACATCGCCCCGCTGACCGGGTCCACCCAGTTAGCGGTGAAGCCCGGTCCCAGCAGCGCGGTATTGACGGTGATGGTCGTGGCCCGCGGCAGGTACAGCAAAGCCAGCGAGTAATCCGGGGTGGCCGACGCGGCCACGTAGCTGCTGGTGAACGCCACCTCGTACTGCCCGCCGCCGCCGCCGGAGGCGAACGCGCTGGCCCTGGTGCCCCGGCCTGCGGTGACCAGCTGGCTGCTGAGGTCCGGGAAGAGGTTCTGCCACCCCGTCAGGCCCTCGACCACCGTGCGAATGACCAGGGCGTTGTTCGCGTAGAACCAGTCCGTCGCCGAGTTGGCCAGCGCAGTGGACTGGTACTGCCAGATGGACTCCGACCCGTGGACCTTGCCGCGGGCGCCGGCGGCCAGGGACCACCAGGCAGCCTGCCGGAACGCCTGGTCGTACGCGAACGCCCCCGAGCCGCCCGCGTAGGCGTTGCTGCCCTGGTAGAAGTACCCGTCCCCCTGGATGACCGGGACAGGGCTGCCTTCCTTGTACGCCTGCTCGACCCCGTAGTACTCCTGGTTATAGGAGTAAGTGAAGTCGAACTGGGCGTTCGCGGTGCCCCATGCCGCCACCGAGGGAGACGCGTCCAGCGTGTTACGGCTCGTGGACTCCGGCATGTTCTCGATCGAGATGACGTGCGCGTCCCCGGATGAGCGCAGCCCGGTGAGGAACCCGTCCAGCAGCGCGTCGTCAGATCCGCCGAAATAGTCGTCCGCGACCATCCAGACGATGTTCGGCTGGTTCTTGTACCGGTTGCCGAGCGCGACGCCGTACGCCTGGAACTCCGCGGCGCTCTTGCTGGCCAGCGGCCCGGAACCGCCTGCTACGAAGTCCGAGGCGTAGCCCACCGCGTTCATGAAGAACGTGATGCCCTTGGCCTTGCACACGGCCAGGAAGTAATCGATTCGCTGCCAGTACGCCTCGGTCAGGCCGGTGCTGGGGTTGGCCCCGGCGGTTCCCGTAGTCGGCGCCGCGCCCTGGAAGGGGAACAGCGAGTCGAACGTCCCGCCGTTATTGTCGATGTTAGAGGACTGGAGCGTCCCCATCGGCTTGCCGTACAAGGCAGTGAAGCCCTGCGCGGCGCGGTTGCTGGTGAAGGTGTCGTAGTCAGCCCGCCAGTTGCCGCTGTTCCACCGGCCCGCGTTGCCGCACAGCGCCCAGACGGCGTCGCCCCACACCAGCCGGGGATTTCCGAACTGGTCGGTGAAGTAGCCGCGCCCCCCGCCCGCCAGGCCAGTGATGTACGGCAGCTCCTGGAAGCGGTACCACGGCACCATCGGGTTGCGCCAGTGCCGCTTCCACGTCCCGCCGCCCAGCTGCTGCGCCGGCGCCGGCTGCGTCGTCGTCGCAAACGCCACGTCCGGCGCGGCCCCGGTGGCAGTGGCCAGCCCGGCGGTGGCCACGACATCCTGGCTGACCTGGATGACGCTGGACTGACTGCGGCGGAAGCTGCGGCGCCACGTCCGGCTGCCGGGCTGCGCTGGCGGGGCGCCTGGCGGAGCGGCCCCGGCCATCACCTCGATGCCGAATATCGCCCAGAAGTCAGAGGTGAGCGCCCGCGTCATGGCGACGCTGCCGCCCGTGCCCGGCGCGGTCTGCCCGGCATCGTTGCCGGCCCCGGAGTTAGTGTCCCCGTTGGCCACGAACCGGCTGGCAGACGTGCCGCTCACGGCCCCGGCGCCCTGCCCGGAGGCCATGAACGCGGCGACCAGGCTGGAGGACGCCGTCGTCGTGACGTTCACCGTGGCGGAGGCGGACTGCCCTGCGGCAGAAACCGGGATGCCGTAAGCCGTGGAGTCCAGGGGGGTGCTCGCGAACGCCAGCGATCCGCCGCTGACCCGGTCGCCGGTCGTCGCCCCCGAGACCGCGATCGTGATCGTGCCGGTCGGCGGCGCGGGCAGCACGTAAATCTGCCCGAACCCGGCGGTGCCGTCGTTCGTGTGCCGCTTCCAGGCGGTCGACCCGGCGGTAGTGGTCATCGGCACGCCGCCCGCGGTGACGGTCAGCGTGTTGCCGTCAGTGCCGCACGACAGCCCCACGATGAGCAGCGTCGCGCCGGCGCCCAGCGTATGGGACCACGAGTACGGCGTCGCCGCGGAGGTAAAGCCGCTGGAGCTCGGGCCGACCGAGTCAAAGGTGGCGGTCACCCGCGGCCCTCCCTCCTGGTCAGGTCACGCTATGTGTCCGCGTAATTACACTCCGATCAGTTCTCGCCGTAGACCTTCAGGACCTGGAGGGTCGTGCTATTGGCGGCGTTGGAGACGCTCCAGGTGCCGAACAGCTCCAGGAACAGGCTGATCTCGTTATTGACGCCGGTCAGGTTGTTGGTGAAAGCCATCGTCTGCCCGGCCGCGGAGAACACCGACGTGGCGACGACAGCCACGCGCAGGTAGCCGTTGCACTGGATCGTGGTACCCAGGCTGCCGACTGCCTGGCAGGTGAGGTCCATGTCCAGGTCCCACGGGAAGATCGTGGTGATCGCCGGAGTGTACGTCGGCGACGTGAACAGGGTCGCGCCGCCCGTGCCGGCGATCGTGCCTGCCGTGGCGTCCAGGCCCGAGGCCCAGACGAACGTGGCCGTGCCCGCCACCGACGTGATCGTGCCGCCTGCCTTGACCCGCAGGGACTTGCCGACCACGTTGAAGTAGCCGGCCGGGATCAGGGCGCGGGGAACCGAGGTGGACGCGATGGCCGAGATCGGCGCCTGCGTGGTGTAGGTGTTCTTGGTGACCGCAGCCGGAAGATTGTAAAGCAATTCCAGCTGAGTCATGGTATATCCGGAAACTTTACTCAACTCCTGATATCATTGCGTCATGGGACGCAAACGAAAGTTCTCTACGGAGCAAGACGCGGATATCGCCAAGCTTTACGTTGATGACCGGCTCACGCTCAAGCAGCTCGCAGAGCAACTGGGAGTGAACCGGGCAGTTATCCGTAATTCGCTGCTGCGCTCGGAGATAGAAATGCGCCCGCGCAGCAGTCCACGGCCTGAGTACGAGTGGGTCAGGTGCGCATGCGGAAAACGCGCCTCGTACAAGACAGGCCAGTGCGTGCGCTGCTACAGCCAGGAGTACAACCAGACGCCGGACGGCCAGGCGCGGCAGCGTAGCTGGTGGCTCATGGCGCACTATCGCCTGACCCGTGACGCCTACGACGCAATGCTCGCCTCCCAGGACGGGGTATGCGCAATCTGCCTTAATCCCGGCCCCCGGAGAGACAAGCTCGCCGTCGACCACGATCACGCTTGCTGTCCAGGTGCCGACTCCTGCGGGAAGTGCGTACGCGGCCTGCTGTGCGTGAACTGCAACCGGGCGGTCGGGTTGCTGAAGGACGACGTGGCGAGTGCCCGCCGCCTGCTCAGCTACCTGGACCGTGCTCACGCCGGCTACACCGAGATGTTGAAGACGGCGGTGACGGCCGCGCCGACCGGGGTCGCCCAGAGGATGGTGAACGTGCCGCCCGTCACCGTCTGGGAGCCGCCGAAGTAGTTGTAGCAGAGGCCCTGCTTGGCGACCGTGCCTGCCGTGATCGTGAAATCGTAGACGAAGCAGCCGAAGAATGCCGTCAGCGTGACCGTGCCGCCGCCGGCCAGGTTCGCCGCGGTGAAGCAGATCGAGGACGACCCGGTGTCGATCGCGAACGCCTTGGAGCCCAGCGCCCGGCCGCCCGCCACCCAGTTGGTCGCGTCAGTGATCTCGGAGCCGGTGACCCAGACGCCCGTGTTGTACCCGGTGCTGCCCACGGCGGCAGTCTTGTCCGGGGTCAGCGTGCCGAACAGGGAGACGTTGATCGTGTCGGCCGACAGCGAGGAGTACGTCGTCGGCGCGGCAGTAGTCCAGCTGCGCCCGGCGATGGGGTTGAGCATCGCCTGCTGGAAGATGGCGGATGCGGTCCAGGCCATGCCTTATTCCTCTTCCCCGTTGCCCTGGAAATCAGGGGAGGCACCGTGCGCGGTGGCCAGGCCCGCCTGCACGGTGTACGCGGGGATGTCCTGCGGAACGGGGAACTGCACCGTGCCGTCCGGAACCTCTCCCGGCTGCTGCTCCCCGTCCAGGGGAGCGTCCTCGCGGCTCACCAGTCCCCCATGCGGCCCTGCGCGACCGGGGCGTTAACCACCAGGTCGTCACCGTCCTCGCGAACCGTGCGCACGGCCATGTACGCCTTGCCGTCATCGCCGTAGCGGACGACCTCACGGCCGACGTAATCCTGTCGCTCCTCGGCCACGACCGAGCACCGCGTCCCGGCGCGGACCAGGGGCGCGGTGAGATTGTGCAGGCGGGGGCAGGCATGGAACCGGGACGCTCCCGGAGGCAGTGCGGCCGTGCGCTCGGCAATGCCGCAGTTCGGGCAGTGCCAGTCCTCGTACGGGACCTTCAGGAGGGGGACATTCACCCGGAGAGCCTCCAGCCAGGATGATCATCCCGGCTTCCGGCTCTGCTTCAGGGCAGCCTCAGACCTCGGCTGGGGCTAGTCTAGCCTGCTACCGCTGGTCCTGGGCAGGTCACAGCCCCGCTTTCCGCACGAGCCCGCCGCAGCCCGCAGCTCCCAGTCCAGCGGGAGGACCCGGGCCTTACGGCTGCTTCCTCTTGCGCGCCAGCGCAGTGAGCAGGCTCAGGTCCTGCGGGGACGCCTTGACCAGGCCGGTGCCGCTCAGCTGGTCCGCCAGGCCGTCCAGCAGCCCGGACCACTCCTTCAGCTCCGCGGCCGTCAGGAAGGCGGTCAACGTGACCGAGGCCGTCCGGAAGGTGACCACGCCGAGTATCGCCTCGGGGGTCTCGACCGACCCGGTGTCCAGCGTGACGGGGGCCTTGCTGAGCAGCTGGTTCCCGGTGTCAACGAGCTGCCGGGCGCCGGGATGCGGCATGGTCATGGCGCCACCGGCTTCTGCACGATGCCCCGGGGCACGCTCGTCTCCGTCAGGACCGGCCACCAGGCAGGCGGCGGCGGCGTCTCCAGGTTGGCCCAGATCACCACGGCCCCGGGCTTCATGTCGCTCCAGACCTGCGCCTCAAGCTGGCGCTGGAGGACGCGGTCGGCGAAGGGCCGGTTGAACCAGAGGAGGTCGTACTTGCCGTACCCGTCCCAGCCGAGTGCGTCCGCTACCTCGGCGGTGACCCCGGGCATGCCCTCCGGGAGCAGCTCCGTCGCCTGGGCGACGTACTCGGGGACACGGTCGATGCCGTGGCAGTCCAGGCCGTAGAGATCGTGCGCGACCCGCATCCGGGTGCCGATGCCGCAGCCGACCTCCAGGAGGGCGTCTCCCGCCGACTCCGGCAGCGCCTCGGCCACCAGCGCGATGAAGTCGAACAGCGGGAACGGCATCCACGGGGTGCTGCGCGGGTCATCGCGCCCGGTCGCCTTGCGCATCCACTCGCGGTCCAGCCTCATCACGTCCGCGATCAGGGACCTCAGCTCGCCTGCGTCACTCACTGGGTGCCCCCTCCTGGTGCTCGCGTGCGGTCGCTGCCGTCTCGTCGCTCATGGCTTCCCTTCATGCGGTGGCGCCGCGGTGAACCCGGCCGGCGGCAAGGTCGTCCAGCGCGCCGGGTCAGGCTGGTCCCGGTTCGGGCAGAAGCCGCCGTGGCCCCCGCCGCCGCAGGCGTGGCAGACCGGGCACTCGGGTACCGCCTCGTCCGGACCGGTGCCGCCCTGGCCCACCTGGCCGTGAAAGCCGCCGTGCGCCACTACTGCGACTCCGGGTCATTGCCGCCGGGAGGCTCCGTAACGCCCCGGTTGTCCTCTGGCCGCAAGGGCTGGCCGTCCTGCAACGGGGCCTGCCCGCTGTCCGGCTCCGGGTACTCCTCGCCCAGCTGCGGCAGCGGCTCGCCGGCGACGGCCTTGCCCCAGTCCGGCTTGTCGCCGCCGCGGGACTCCGTCTGCGGTACCTGCGTCATCACGTGCTCCTCCCGGCTGCGGTGGCCAGGATACCGCAGCAGTCGCCTCACTCACCCGGCTCCGGCAGTGTTGCCACCGCCGGGAGGCGTCGACCGGTAAGGCCGGTCCTGATGTCGCCTCACTCACCCGGCTCCGGCAGTGTTGCCACCAAGTCGCGGGCGCAGGCTGACATCAGCGCTGCACTGTCGCCTCACTCACCCGGCTCCGGCAGTGTTGCCACCTGCCTTGTCTAGCGCATTGCAGCAGTCGCGGTCGCCTCACTCACCCGGCTCCGGCAGTGTTGCCACGCGCGAGGTGGTCCGGCTCGCCGACGCCTGGAAGCCGTCGCCTCACTCACCCGGCTCCGGCAGTGTTGCCACCGATCAAGCCGGCCACCCGTAGCCGCAGGCGCACCGAGTCGCCTCACTCACCCGGCTCCGGCAGTGTTGCCACGGCCCGAGGACACGCTCACCGGCGGCGTCTGCTGCTTGTCGCCTCACTCACCCGGCTCCGGCAGTGTTGCCACCGAATACAAGGTTCTCCGGAGCGACGGCGCGGGCTGGTCGCCTCACTCACCCGGCTCCGGCAGTGTTGCCACCATGCTGACCAACCCGGGCAGCCCGTCCCACCACCTGTCGCCTCACTCACCCGGCTCCGGCAGTGTTGCCACCGGCAACGCCGGGCAGAACGCCTCGCCCGGTGCCCAGTCGCCTCACTCACCCGGCTCCGGCAGTGTTGCCACCGGCAACGCCGGGCAGAACGCCTCGCCCGGTGCCCAGTCGCCTCACTCACCCGGCTCCGGCAGTGTTGCCACCAGGGCCAGATTGACCAGCTGCACGGCAAGAGCGTGTCGCCTCACTCACCCGGCTCCGGCAGTGTTGCCACCGCTCGGCTTTTTCGCCCGTCGTGACCTGCGGTTTCCCCCGCGGATGCGAGCACCGGGGATGCCCCACGTCTCCGGGATCACCGTTCCGTCGAGCTCGGTAACGATTCCTGGCTGCTCACCTGCCTGCGAGCGCTGACCGGGATCGGGCGCACTACCGCAGCGCTCGCCCGGGGCCACTGTAAAGTTGTGAGTGTTGGCAGGCTCCCGGCTAGCGCCAGGCCCCCGGTTAATCCCGGAGGACGATCCCTGCCCGTTATCCCGCAGCGCGCGGGCGGTTTTCCCTGCATTAACGATATTGCCGGCCGCGATCACGTCAGCGTTGCCGCTGAGTCCGCAGGACCCGCACCGGAACTCCGCCTGGGAGGGCCGGTTCATGACGCTAACATACCCGCATCGCGGGCATGTCCGCGACGTATACGGCGCCGGGACGCCGAGGAGCTGCCCTGCCTTATACCCCAGGTACTGCTCAATGCGCCCCCAGTTAGCCGCGCGTACCTCCCGGTTGCGTCCGGCGGCGGCGCGCACGCTCACGCCGGGGGCGGCTACCGTGCCCTTCGCCGTGGACGCCGTCATCAGGTTCGCCAGGTCCTCAAGCACGACGACCGCGTACCGGCGGGCGATAGCCCGGGAGAATTTGTGCGCCCCGTCATCGATGAGGTCCTCCTGGGCGTCCAGGAGCCGCTGCCGGGCCGTCACGACCCGTGCATACCGTAGTGACGTGCGCCAGCACTGCCCTGGCTCGTGCGCGCACCGGCCCTTGCACGGCAGCACGCGGCGCTTCCAGTCAAGGGACTGCTGGAGCAGGAGCTCGCGGCGACGGCGCCCCTGGTTCAGTCCCGGAGAATCGTAGTACTCCCCGTCCGAAGTGACAGCAGCCTTTACGATGCCCCGGTCGATGCCGGCCATGCCCGTCGTGGCCGGAACCTCGTACTGCGCGGTCGTCAGCGTGAGCGTCACGAAGTAGCAGCCGGTCCCCGGATTCCAGGTCACCTGCATGAAGGACACTGAGGCGTCCGCGGGGAGCTCGCGATGATAGCGGATGCGCAGGCTCTTATTACCCTCGTGCCCGCGCGTCGTTACCAGCGGCACGGTGGCGTGCCGCGTGCCCGTTACCGTCACCAGGGACTCCCGGGTCGCGTTCCGGGGACCATCCTGGACTTGCCAGCGCAGGTTCTGGCTCTCATGCCGGGCACGCCAGCGGGGCAGCTCTGCGCGCTTGCCAGCGGCGCGCTTCTTCATGACAGCGTCCACGGCGGCCTTGAGCTGGCCCTTGCTCCCGCACGCCCCGTGCAGGACCTTCGACGGGACCGCCGAGACCGGGTGCTGCTCGCCCCCGTGCCAGAACGTCATCCCGCTCTCCCGCGCAGCGTGCACGGCGGCAGAGAAGTTCCCGCTCAGCTGCCCGCGGAGCCTGGCACCCCCGTAATGCCGCGTCCACGCATGCCAGCCGGGCTGGCGCGGCCTTTCTGCCTTTCGCAGGAAGGCCGTCCAGCGCTCATGCTCCGGATGCTTCCTGCTCTTCAGGGCCTCAGCGATGCCGGGCACGCTGGCGAGGTAAGCGTAAGCCTCGCTCAGCTGGCGGCCAGCGCCAAGGTCGTCATGCCCCTCACTTCCCTCCATGGCGCGCAGCCACGCGACGTTCTTATTCCAGAACGCGCGGGCGCCCGCTGCGTAGAAGTCCAGGAGGTCAGCCTGCTCCTCATCGGGATAGGCCCGGTAACGGTACTGCCTGGCTACTGGCTCGCGCACGAAGGCCATAATACGCTAAGAGACTTGACCTTAAACAGGCTCCGGTACGCCTGCTCCCATAGGTGGTAATTCGCCTCGATCGTCCACTCCCGCGCCGTGTCCCGCGCTGCCTGGCCCATCGCCAGCCGCAGGCCCCCGTCGCTGGCCAGCTCGGATGCGTACTTCAGCCACTCATGGTCCCTCTTCACCAGGAAGCCGTTCTCGCCATGGCGGATGAACGACCGGTAAACCTCGCAGTCACTGGCGATCGAGGGAATGCCCCGGGCCGCGTACTCCAGTACCTTGACGCAGGACTTCGACAGGTCAAACGGGGTTCCCGCCAGCGGGGCCAGGCCGATGTCGAAGTCCGCGGTCTCGTAATAGCCCCGCGCGTCCTCGCAGACCGGCACCCACCGGGCGTGCAGCAGCCTCCCGCGCGGCGACCCCTCCCGGGCGAAGGTCTCCCGGAAGTCCGTGCCGCCAAGCTGGAAGTCCCAGCCGGGGAACCGCTTCAGGAACCGGCGCACGGGGCTGACGAGCAGCCCGACGTCGCTGCCGTGGCTGGCGCCGCCCGCCCAGCCGATCGCCGGGCGCTGCCGGGGCCTGCGCTCCATGTCCAGCACCCAGCCGGGGACGCAGTTCGGCAGCGCCAGGACGTTGCCGTTGCCGGTGTGCTCGCGCATCACCGCGGCCAGGTGCTCCGTGGTCACGGTCACCAGGTCCGATACCTGGGCCTGGTGCATGACAGCCTCGCGGACCTCCGGCTGGCTGTAGACGTGGTACGCCTGCCAGTTGACCGGGGTCACGGAGAAGACGTCGTCATCAATCTCGTAGACCAGCCGGCTGGACGGCCCGCGGGCGCGGCGCCAGGTGCCCATGCCCGCGTAGTGATTGAACCGCTGCCCGATCACCACGTCATGCTCGGCCATCTCCGCCAGGGTGATGGGCCGGTTACCCTCCTCATTCCCGCCGGAGCGGAAGGTCACCTCATGACCGTGCCGGGCCAGCTCCTCCAGGGGGACCTTGATCCGGTAGTACATGCAGCCTGACCCACCATCATGGCCTGCGAAGATCCTCACGAGAAGACACTGTAATACGCTGCTGAATGGTCACGGCCAGCGCCTGCGTGAGCGCGCTGATGAGATTGTCAACGCGCTTGCGCTCGTGCACCAGGTCAGCGCGGACCGTGTGCAGGTCCTGCGACCCGGCGTAATGCCGTAGCAGCTGCTCCAGCAGCGCCCGGCCCGCGTCATCAGGCAGCGTCATCGTCGGGGGCTGCGCGGTCCCGTCCGCCTCGTCCCAGTCCGGAAGGCCCTCCCGGAAGTGCAGGATACGACGCGGCGATCCCTCGAACTTCATCGTCACCCAGATATCGACGCCGTCCGCCATGATGTTGCCGGTGACCTTGACCTCATGCACTGGCCTCTCCTCCCGCTGGCAGCCGCTCATGATTCCCGCACCTCGTCCTGCACCCACCAGCGGTCATGCCCGGTGGCCCTCGTGTGCTCCGAGGCCCACTTCCCCCGGTCGGCCGCCGAGCCGAAGGGCATGATCAAGGGCTTTCCCGGGTTACCGCACTCCCGGCACACGAGCAGGAAGAAGATCTCGCTCACGCGCTCGCGCTCACCCCCGGCTCGTGCCAGCGGACAATGACTCCGGCCTCCGCGAGCATCTCCTTGCTGACCGCGATGCTCTCATCCCACTGGGCGTCGCCGCGCTTGACCTCGACAACCACGAGGACGGCTATCCCCGACTGGATGATGGCCCTGGCGCAGTCCGCGCAGGGGAACCACGGCAGGTACAGCGACGACCCGAGCAGGGACGTGCCCGTCCGGGCCGCGTTATAGACGGCATTCCGCTCAGCGTGCTCGGTCCACAGGTACTTGGCCGGGCGAGCGTGCCGTTGCGCTACATCGTCGCCAATGCCGCGCGGGAAGCCGTTGTACCCGGTGGAGAGCACCTGGCCGGCCTCGCCCACGATCACGCAGCCGACCTTCGTACTGCGGTCCTTGCTCCAGTACGACACCAGCGTGGCCAGGTTCAGGTACCGCTCGTCCCACTTGGCGCTCACCACTCCACCGTCCCGGTCGTCCACACGCCGTCCTCGTAGTAGCGCCTCATCCCCTGGTACAGGAACTGCATCTCCTCCGGGGACAGGAACAGGTCCCGGTCCGTAGCGTCATCGTCGCAGTCACCGAGGCGCTCGACGCTGATCCAGGCTTCGATGACCCGTCCGTCCTCACTGAGCTCAGACGGCTCCAGCGTGACGCGGGACTTCACTTTCCCGCCCCGGGCGCGGCCATCGCCGCCTCGATGCTCGCGCCATCCGCGGCCATGACCAGCCGGGCCTTGCTTCGCATGCTCGGCTTGCCAGCCCAGTCACTCATGCCGGTGAGGATACTCCATGAGACAGCAGCTCAGTCAGTCCCGGTAGCCATGCCGCGCCCCGGCAGGATCGCTCCCCCGGCATCCCACGGAGCTTCCTTCCGCGGCGTCCAGCAGGAGATCCCCTCCTCCGCGTGGCTGTGGTAGTACGCCAGCTCCTCGCTCAGGTTCCGGTAGTCCTCGTACCAGGCCACGTGGTCGGCAACGTACGGGAAGCCCGTGCGCATCGCGCTGAAGGAATGGCAGCCCATGTCCATCATCGGGATGTGCACGGCCAGCGTAGTGTCGACGTCCGCGTGATACACGCCGTGCTCTACCTCGTGATCCCAGAAGTGCGCTTCCCAGCCGATGACGTTATCGCGCTGCGTGTAGTGCTCCGGGATGCGGTCGATGCGCAGCCCGAGGCCGATCTTGTGGTAGTTCGGGTGCCTGTCGAGGACTTCCGACAGGTACTGCGGCCAGTCGGGCGGGCATTCCTGCGACGGTATGACGTCCGGGTCATTCACGACGTACTTCTCCCGGGCGCACGCCCTGCGGAACCAGTCCCGCTGCCATAGGTCCCGCGGGTTGCCGCCGCCTTCGTCAACCACCGGGACGCCCGACTTCTTCAGCTCCCTGAGCCAGTCCACTGCCCCCGGCCAGGTACTGCCGTGGTCAACGATCGTCGTTTCAAGGCCCGCGGCCTGGAACGCCGCAAGGCACTGGCGACCGTACGTCACCCGGTCACGGAAGATGATGAAAGCTTTGACGGGGATCACCTCACTGGTAGTCAGGCCATCCTGGCCGCAAGTCATGGACCAGGGGGTTCGCCTGCGTCGCCCAGATCTCCGCGGTCCAGCGGTTCTCGTTCTCCGGCGGGGGCAGCCGGCGCAGGTACGATGCCCGGGCCCACCAGAAGTTCCCTCCGAAGAACGGCGGGTCCTGCGGGTAATGGTCGTTGGAGACGTAGTGGCATCCGACCATGTCATGGCTGCCGAGGAGCGTCACGCAGTCCTCCCAGCCGCGCACGACGTGACGGGTCATCGACCGGCGCCAGGCGTGGTTCGTGTCCGTGTCGCCGTAGGCGCCCTTGGCGTGCGCGTAAAGGACCGCGTACTCACCGGGGATCTTCTGGACGTCGTCGTAGATGGCCTGGAGCGTTACCTGCTCCCATCCTTCCTCTGCCTCGCGCCACTGCGCCGGCTCGGGAATGCACCAGTTGCGGCACAGCAGGCCGATCCGCTGCCGGGCATTGTCCCGGTCCCGCGGCGGTCCAACGAGGCCAACCGTGATCGCCGTCTCGTCCAGGCCGCTGCGGCCCATCGCGGCGAAGTGATCCCGTACCGGGTCGGCCCAGGCCCCGGCCGCGAAGCAATGGTAGTAACTGCGCACGTCCAGGCCGTTCTTGCTCATGATGCCCATGTCAGTCTTCCGCCAGCTCCTGTTCAGCCAGCTCCCGCCCGAACCGCTCCGCCCACTTGCTGGCCTTCTTCCGGGCCTTGGCCGAGCTTTCCTCGCAGTCTGGCAGGTCCGTGCCGTCCAGCGCGTTAGCGGCGAGGTTGGCCAGGTCGCGCATGTGCTCGGGCTCGAAGGCCCCGCCGAGGTAGTGCATGCCGGCAACCGTGCGCACCCACAGCAGGGCGTTGCGGTACCTCTCCTCGTGCTCCCGGGCAACGTCGTACTGGCGCTCCAGGTCCCTCACCCGCTGCTGCGGCGCAGGAGCATGACGTTCCCGGTCATGGCCGTCCGTCATTGCTGCCCCTGCCTGTACAGGGAGGGCCAGGCATCGCTGGTCTCCGCGTCCACGCTCACGTAGCTGACTCCCGCGTCCAGCCAGCGCTCCACGAGGTCCCAGTCCTCGGTGAAGGACGCCGGCCCCCAGGTCCCGTGCGCCAGGATCTCCCGGCGGTGCATGATCATCGGGGTTCCCACGTTGCCGCAGGCCAGCGGTCCCCAGCCGGTCACCGACTCGTGCGGGCCGCCGTGGCACGTCATGCGGCTCACGGCAAAGCCCGCCTCCGGGGCCGCGTCCAGGGCCGCGGCCATCAGCGCGCAGTGCCGGGGCCGGAGGGCGTCATCGTCATCGCAGTAGGTGACGTACTGCCCGCGGGCCACCTCCAGGCCGGCCAGCCGGGCATGATGGCCCCAGTGCTCGCCGGCGGGATGCTCCGGCAGTTCCCGGTAGACGACGTTGCCCCAGGCGTTCTTGCCGCACAGCATGCCGAGCACGATGGCCAGCGTGCTGTCCGGGCCGTCGCTGACGATGACGTGCTCAACGCTGTCATAGTCCTGCGCCTGCACGGCCGGGACGCAGCGGTCCATGAGCATCGCGTGCCGCTGCCACGTGGGGGTAACCACCGATACCAGGGGCTGGGTCATCCCGGCCACTGGTCCGGCACGTTGATGCTCCGGTTGAACTCGGACAGCGACTCGGGGGTGAACGGCGTCCCGCCCAGCTTCGCGATGTCGGCGTTCAGCTGGCCGCCGCGGCTGTAGGCATGCCAGTTCTGGAGGTCCGTGCTCGTCAGCGCGTAGGAGGCGGCGTAGACCTCATCCGGGCCGGACTTGCCCACGGAGTAGTGCATGTGCTCGATGACCACGTCGTCCAGGTACGTGATCCCGCAGGCAGTGCCCCAGGCGAACCAGCCCACGTCCACGTACATGTGCGAGATCGTCGGCGCCCCCGCGTAGCCGAGGGCCTGCACCACCTCACTGCGCATGAAGATGTGGCAGCTCATCGACCCGGGGTCCCGCGGGTACAGGTCGTTGCCGAATGCGAACGGCGTGCTCTCCAGGGCCTTGAGGATGGCCGTGTCCCAGCCGGGCGTGCGCGGCACGTTGTCATCGCCGAGGGAGCCGACCGCCCGGTACTGCCCGGCCCGGGGGACGGCCAGCTCATTGGTCCACGCGGTGACCCGGCGCAGCCCGGAGCGCACCTCGTACTCCACGCCGGGCAGCCGCGGGTACTGGCCCTCGTCGTCGTCGTCCAGGCCGACCGCCAGCACGGTGTCCGCCGTGCAGGTGTCCTTCATCGCCTGCGCAAGCCGGGCGATGCTCGCAGGGCGTCCCCGGCTGGGCACGGCGACCAGCAGGTCCCTCATGATCCGACCACCGTCAGCCAGGGATACGACGGCAGCAGCGGAATCTGGTCCTGCGGCATCGGGAAGCGCTCCATCTTGAAGGTGTCCTTGCTTGATGACCGGTAGTAGTACACCGGGGGGTCCGGTAGCCATGCCTGGCTCACGCACTTGCCGCTGGCCCGCACCCCGCTGCTCCAGCGGCGCTCAGCCTCATTCCCGCCCTCCCAGGTGCCCAGCAGCGCCAGCTCCCGGCGGATCGGGTTGAACTGGGTGATGTCCCGGAGCAGGATGTCCGGCCGGTTAGTCCAGTTCGAGTGCGCGAGCGAGTGCTCAACCGGGACTTCCGGAACGCCGTCCGTCGTCCAGCGCACCATGAAGCCCACGTAATCCGGCTGCGCCTGGAGTGCCGCCATGATCCGCGCCACGCCATCGGGGGCCAGCAGGTCGTCGTCATCGATGCAGGAGACGTACTGTGTCCGGGACCTGTTCAGCAGGGTCTGCGTCTTAGCCCCGTAGCTGTCCTCCAGGTTGTCCCGGTAGATCAGCGCGCCGAATCCCGGCTGCCATTGCCGGTTAAGGTCAGCGAGCAGCTCCAGCAGCGTCACGTGCCGGTGCGGGATCGAGCAGATCAGGACGTCCCAGGTCACGCCCGTCATGGCGCCGTTCCCAGCGCGTCATCCCCGTTCGTCCCTGCCCGGTAGCCCGCATCGAACAAGGCCGCTCCGATGCGCATGTCCGCCTCACGCTGGCCGTCGTCCAAGTCCTCCCAGGGCAGTAGCCAGGACGGCTTCGGGTCCGGCTGCTCTCGCGCCCACTGCACCCAGACCTGGCGGACGAGCCTGCCAACTAGCTCCCGGGGCTCTGACCCTCCTGGATGGCGTTGGATGCCCGGCACCCGGCCCCCCGGCCTGATAACGCCCCAGAAATGCTGGTCGCCCGCAGGCGGGGGAATCTCGGAAATGGCCGCGGCCGGGTAAAGCCGGAAAGGCACGGCACTGGCGACGTTCACCGGAGGGACGGTCTCCAGGGTGGAGCTGCTGGCGTCATACATCCACTCCCGCAGGAGCACTGGATCGGCATTCTCCAGGTACAGCCACCCGCACTTGCCGTGCATCCTCACGTCACAGCACCGCCTTGATCTTGCGGACATCCTCGTCCAGCTCTCCGCGGCAGTACTCGGCGAAGGCTGCCTGGCACTGCGCCGAGGTCTCCTCCGCCCGCCGGTACGTCTCGTCAGCCGGCGCTTTCCCGGAGGAGTGGTGCAAGTGCTCAATGATCACGCCGGGGAGGTACTCGATCCCGCAGGCCGCGCCCCAGGCCCCCCAGGCGTCGTCCACGTACATGTGAGTAAGAGCCGGGACGCCGATATAGCCGAGCGCCCGGACGACTTCACTCCTGGTGAAGACGTGCGTTACCTGAGAGCCGTGCGGGCGCAGCGGGTACAGGTCGTTGGCGTACGCGAAGGGCTGGCGGTTCAGGGCCTCCATGATCCGCACGTCCCAGCCGGGCGTCTCCGGCACGCAGTCATCACCGAGCGCCCCGATGTACCGGTACTCCCCCACGGCGGGCACGGCCAGCTCATTCGCCCAGGCGGTAAAGCCGCGCAGGCCGGCCCGGACTGCATACTGCACGTTCCCCAGCCGGGGGTAGCTTTCCTCGTCGTCCTCGTCCAGGCCAACGAGGAGCGTCGTGTACCCCTGGCAGGTAACGTCCATGGCCTCTCGCAGCCGCTGGATATTCTGCGGGCGGCCCCGGCTGGGCACCACGACGAGCAGGTCCCTCATAGCAGCCAGTCCTCCTCGGCTAGCCTGGTCGTGTCACTCTCATACCCGGCCCCTGATCGCGGGCCACGGGTGAAGACAAGGCAGGTACAGTCGGCGATGGCCTTCCACGCGTGAGGAGCCCCGGCCTCTTCCCGGGCCATCTCCCCCGGGCCAAGCTCACGCTCGCGGATGCTCCCGTCCTGGAGCCGGATAGCAATGAGGAGCCTCCCGGAGACCACGTACGTCCACTGCACGGTCTCCCGGTGCACGTGGTTCCCGCGGACAGCGCCCGCCCTGGTGATGATGCGCGTCACGGAGTCAATCGGGGAGACGACAAGGTCCTCGATGTAGCCCCGGTCGTCCCGGAAGCTGCTAGGCACCGGCGATCCCTGGGCTGGGAAGCGGGACGATGAACTTGCCCTGGTAGCCGGCCGCGCGCAGCTTCGGCATGATGTCGCCGGCGATGTGCCAGGACAGCATCAGCGCGTACGCGGGCTGGTCCTCGATGAGCCGCTTCTCGTCCACCACGGGAATCTGCGTGCCTGGCATCAGCTGGCCGATCTTCTCGCTGCCGGGTACCTCGCAGACGCACGTGACGTACTTCTGAACGCCCGCGTAGTGGAGGAGCGGCGTGGCGCGGGTGGTCGCGCCGATGCCGTACACCTTCTCCTTCTCCTGGACGGTGATCTTCCATAGCATCCCGCGCAGCGCCGCAGCGGCGCCCTCGGCCCGGTGCTGGAGGCCGCCCCGCTGCTTGCGGGCCCGCACGCGGAACGACCCGCCGTGCATCGGGGTCTCCTGCGAGCTGGTGACCCGCAGGCCGTGCCGCTCCAGCAGGCCGGCGAGGGTGGCCACCGAGTAGTACCGCAGGTGCTCATGGTAGATCGTGTCGATCTGAAGGCCCTCGGTGATGCTCGCCAGGTCGTGGTTCTCGGTGACGAACTCCCCGTCGTCAGCCAGCAAGGTCACCACGCCGTCCAGGAAGTCATGGACATCCGGCACGTGCGCGAGGACGTTGCACGCCGTGACGACCCTGGCCGGCCCGTGCTCCCCGCGGATCTTCGCCGCCAGGCCAGCGGTGAAGAACTCCTGGTACTGCGTGATGCCAGGACCGCACTTCCTGACCTGGTTCGTCGGCTCTATCGCTACCCGGCGCGGTGGTCCCGGGTAACTGCCCAGCAGCGTCCCGTCATTGGCCCCGATATCAACGACCAGGTCGCCCAGGGCGAGGTTTCCGGCAAGGTCCCGGGTCAGGTTCGCATAGTGCTCGCGCAGCACCCGGGAGTTGCCCGTCGTGTACGGGTGATCCTCCGGGAAGACCTCCCGCTGGTCCGCGATGTAGCTGAGCTGGACGAGCAGGCAGCTCGCGCACTGCACGAGGGCGAGCGGGTACCGGGCACTTGCCCTGGAGCTCTCGGCAAGCGGCTGGCGCCCCATGTCGAAGAAGGGCCTCAGCAGCCCGTGCGCCCCGCAGCCGCCGCAGGCGGTGACGTCACCGGTCACCAAGCCTGCCGCGGCAGGAGGCTGTGCGCCTGGTACCAGGCTGCCGTCTCGGCCAGGCCGTCCTCGAACGAGGTCTCCGGCCAGGTTCCCAGCGCCCGGATCTTCGCCGTGTCCGGCAGCCTGCGCGGCGGCGACCCCTTGGCCAGCTTGCCCGGCATGACCTTGACCTCACGGCCATAGCGCCGGCCCACGGCAACGGCAACGTCCGCGACCGTGCGCTCGTCCATGGTGCCCACGTGGTAGACGCCGCCGGGGGTGCCCTGGCCGGCGAGCAGGCTCAGCTGGGCCGTGCAGTCATCGATGTAGCAGAACGACCGGGTCTCCTGGCCGGTGCCCTGGATGGGGAACGGGATGACGCCCCCCTTCGGGTACTGCGGGATCAGCTCGTCCATCCGGTTGCAGAACTCCGGGATAACGTGCTCCCGGCCCATGTCAGGACCGTAGACGTTGTGCGGCCTGGCGATCACCACCCGGTCCAGTACCCCTGCCCGCTCCCAGGCCAGCACGGCCAGCTCGCAGGCGATCTTGCCGCCGCCGTAGCTGTACCGGGCATTGAGCACGTCCGGGACGACGAGGGGGATGTCCTCCGGGGTGGGCACCTGCGGGGCCACCTGGTACGCCTCGGAGGAGGACACCAGGAGCAGGTCCCCGCAGCCGGTGACCTCGCAGCCGCGCAGCACGTTGAGGATGCCGCGCAGCGCAACGTCGAGGACAGCGCGCGGCTCGGCGTAGAACGTCTGGGTGCCCTGGAGGTAAGCCAGGTGCGCCACCATGTCGCAGCCGTGCATCGCGGTCAGGACGTCTGCCGAGTTTCGCACGTCGCCTTCAATGAGCGTGCACGGCACGCCGCGGAGCCGCTCCCGGTCACCGCGGCTCAGGTCGTCAAGGACCCGTACCTCATGACCTTCCCCGGCCAGGCGGCGGACGAGGCTGCTCCCGAGGAACCCGGCCCCACCGGTCACGAGGATTCTCATGCGACGACTCTAGCAGACTTCCTTATTATACTAGAACAGACGTAGCCGGTGATCCGCGAAGGCCGGCACTCGCTCGCGGCATGAGCTTAGTATTAGCCTGAAGTGCCACCGTGGGAACTCAGGGACAACGGGAGAAGGAAATGATGACGGCTAACTGGCGTATCGCTAGCCGCTGTGACGGGCAGTGCCCGCACTGCGTCAGCGTCGGAACGGACGCAGATAAGGTCGGCGTTCGCGACACCACCCAGCACGGCGACGGCACCGTCCTGACATTCAGCACACGGGCGTGGCGCGATTTCGCCGCGCGCCTGAAGTAGTCACGCTGCGAGCTGGCCCTGCTGGGCATGACCAGCCCGTCTGCGCTGGAAAAGGGAGACCCTACTTAGTGCGGTCATCCTTGTAGTCGTGGCTAAGGCCGCCGTTGCCGCCGTGAGCCTTCTCCGAGCCGTTCGGGTACGGCAGGCCGCCGGTCTGGCCGCCCTTGGCCGGCTCCTGGCCGTTCGGGTACACGCGTGCGATGTCGCTCATGACCTATACCTGCTTCCAGGCGCTGCCGTCAGACGCGCCGTTACCCGGCCAGGCGTCAGCGACTGCCTCCCCCTGGGCCCCGGCCGCGCCTGCTTCCTGGATCTTGCGCCAGGGGCCGCCCGCGGAGTCTCCCGCCACGGCATCGTAGATGGTAGTCGCCGTGACCTGGTCCTCGGCGGCGCCGGGAGCGGTGGCGTCGTAGGGCTGCCAGGGCTGGGGCGGGGGGCTGGTGATCGGGTCGGGTGCCTGTGGCATTCTCGTCCTCCTAGGTCTGCTTCCAGCGGCCGGGACCGTCCGGGAAGCCCTCCGTCACGGTCCCGCTGAAGTCCGCGGTCCCGGCGTTGGCCTCCAGTGACTTCCAGCCGTTCATCGTCGCGTCGCTCGTCGCGTCCCAGTCGTGCTGCGGGACGTTGCCTTGCACCGGGGAGGCCGTGATGACATGCGGCGACTCGGGAACCGGGCCGTTAACTGCGGGGTTCTGCATTACCGGCCCTTCCTGGCCGTCACCGGCTGGCGCACGACATTCGGCGTGCCGGTGGCCTTCCAGGCAGGCGACGGCGGGCTGTACTCGTGAGCCTGCCCGCTGGCCTGCGGCTTGCCGTCCGTCGCAGGCTCGATCACAGCCGCGTTGGACGGCGTGACCGTGGGGTCGTTGCCGAAATAGTCACCGGCCTGGTGCATGACGTCCACGGGCTCCGAGCCGGGAGCGGTCATCGCCTGCTCGTTCGACGCCTGCATGTTGCCGCCCTCCTGGGAGGTTGGCACCAAAGCGCTGATCGGGTCAGGCAGCAGCCCGCTCAGGTCCTGCATTACCGCCTCCGGGGATCATAATGCTCGTAGCGATACGCCTGGCTCGGCTTCTCGTGCACGCTAGCCCCGGATGGCCCGGCCACCGCGCATGACGCTGCCGCCGCCGGGCTGGTACCGTCCGCTGCCTGCCTGCGGCTCGTTGCCCTTCAGGCCCGGGAGCTGCGGCCCGCCGGTAGCGTAGCCGTCGTCGTTGGCCTGGGTGGAATCCTGCGGGCCGGACAGCTCGTCGGAGCTGGTGACCTGCTCGTACGGGCCGATGCCGTCACTGGCCTTGGTGTAGGTCATCGCGGTGCCGTCATTGCCGGCGACGTCCGGGACGGTGCCCTGGGTGCCGGGGGCGCCCGTGCTGACGATCTCCTCGTGCGTGACGCCGGTCAGGCCGTCGATCGTCTGGCCCTTCTCGTTCGTCGGGTCCAGTGCCTCCGCGCTCGTCGGCGAGCCCGGGGCGCCAGTGCCGGCGGGCAGCTGGCCGCCGAAGATGGCGTTGCTCCAGTCGGGGCCGGGAGGATACTGGCCAGGCTCAGTCGTCGGGTCCGAATTGGTGGCGGGACCGGAGTACGGCCGGCCGCTCGTCGGGGTCTTTCCTGGGCTTGCCATGAGTCTGGCTCCCTTCCTCCTGCTCAGGATACGCCTGGGGTTACAGCCTCGGCCCGAACCGGGACTGTAGGTCAGCCTTGGTCATGCGCGAGGCATCATCGGCTGGCATGCCCTGGGTGACGGCGTAATCCACCCATGCCTGCTTCGGGTCGCCGGGCGCCGGCGGCAGTCCCGCGGGGGCGGCTAGCTCCGGCTCAGGATCATCCGGCTGGTACGCCGGCGGCGCAGGATCAGGCTCCTGCATCACGGGCCCCGGCACGGTCACGGGCTTCTCCGGCAGCGGCGCGGGCGGCTTGGGCACGGCCCACTCCGGCGTGGCGACCGCACGGGCCATGCCGCCGCGGATCAGGTGCTCGCCCTCCCAGTCCGCCACCTCGAACGGCGTGAACCCCGGCGGGTACTTGTCCCCGTTCGCCCGCGTGCCGGACATGTGCATGACCGTCTCGATCCACATCACGGCTGGCTCTTCCTCTTCTCCGGGAGGGGCCGTGCCCGGTGCCCGCGCAGGGCGGGCACCGGGCAACGGGTGTCACTCATCGGTACCTCGGTTGAGGAGACTGCGCCATACTACGAGCTCGCGCCCTTGAACATCTTGATCGCGCCGGTCCGGTCGACCATGGTGCCGTCGCCGCGCAGGATCGCGCGGAAGGTCACCAGGTCGGTGGAGAAGGCGAAGTCGTCGCTGCGCTCGAACCGCACCCCGCCGACCAGGCGGACGAAGTACTGGCTGAAGTCGCCGAAGGCGATCGACAGGGCGTTGGTTGCCAGGGCGGGCATGAACGGGTCCGCCACCAGGGGCTTGCCCAGCAGCAGGTCAGGCGAGCCGAGCACTGCGGACGGCTCCCAGATGGGACGGCCCACGGTGTCGGTGATCTTCCTGAACCCGCCGATTGTCTTGTCGGCGGCCAGCCAGTAGCAGCTGCGCGACTGGCGGTACGGAGCGATGACCGAGTACTCCAGGTCGACCAGGTTGGCGTAGCTGGGAGCGCCGCCGACGCCGGTCGTGGCGCCAGTGACGCCCACGGAGTTGTTGACGATGCCGTAAGGCTGGCCCGCGCCGGAGCCGTTGATCAGGTCGGTGCCGAACGCGTTGCCCAGCGCGCGGCCTGCCTGCATCGCGAGGTACCCCAGCAGGTCGACGGCGGTGTCGTCAATCAGCTCGCGGGCGACCTGGAGCAGGACGCCGTACTTGTAGGCGGACAGCGTCTGCATGCTGAACGCCGGGTCCGAGGACGCGATCGTGCCAGCCTGCGCCGCCGAGGTCGCGGTGGAGTGACCGGTGGTCTTCGGGACCTGGAGCGTCTCGCCGCCTCCGGTGTTCAGCACGGTGGGACCGCACTGCATCACGCCGGACACCTCGATGAGGTGCGCGATGAGCATGTCGTAGAAGTCAGTCGGCACGATCGAGGACGCGTTCGTGCCGCCGACGCCTGCGGTGGTCAGGATGCGGTAGTTGATGGGACCGCGGTTGGCCACGTCGTGCTGGAGGTCCAGCACCCGGGCGGTACCCGGCTCGCCGCGCGCCCACTTGCGCAGCTCGGTGTCCGCGGCGACGGCCGCGGGAGCCTGCCGGTCCGCGGGCTTGCCGGCGATGGCGTTGTAGGCGTCATCGGCGTCCTTCGCCCGCTTCTCGGTGTCCAGGACGGCCTTGATCCGGGTGTCCAGGGTGGACATCTCTTCCTGCATGGCGTCCCAGCGGCCTTGCTCGTCCGGAGTAAAGCTCCGGTTTTCCTCAGCCGCTGCCTCCGCGATAGCCCGCGCCTCGTTCCAGACGTTGAGCCGGCGGTCGCGGAGGCGCTTGGCAACTTCTGATGCCATTCGATTCTCCTTGAATCATTCCTCGCCGGCTCCGTCCGTACCTATAGCAGCTACGACCACGGCATTTTTGTATTTCTCGGTATTCTGTTGTCTGCCTAGCCCTTTTACTCCTGCTAAGCATGCCACGGAAATCACCCTTCGTCTGCGAAGGGATCTTCCATGTTGGCCTGAAGGGCGAGCATTGCCTGCTGGCCGGACAGGACTGGCTTGGCCGGCGCTGCCTGGGCCGGCAGCGAGCGCCGCGCCATCCCGGTGTTATCGGTCCGCTTGAAGAACTCCATCCCGCGGCCGTCCGACAGCCGGGACCGGACCTCCTCCGGGTCCGCCTGCACCCAGTTGCTCAGCGACTCCACGGCGCCGTTCAGCGCGCGGGCCGCCGCGGTCGAGTCCGGGTAGGCCGGGTCGAGCACGGGGGCCACGTCCACCAGCTGCACCGACAGCAGCGTGCGCATCGGGTAGTTGAACTCCGACACGCCCCACTCGTCGCCGCCCGGGAACACCCGGAACGCGAACGAGCTGTGCCGGACGTCGCCGCGCTGGCAGTACTCCACGATGTCGCCGCGCGACTGCGGCGGGATCACGTCGTACAGCAGGCCCTGCTCGTCAACCCGCAGGTCCAGCGTGTTCGCGTACGTCGTCCCCAGCAGCAGGTCGTCCTTGTGGTTGAACCGGCACACGACGTCCGGCCAGTTATCGGCCCGCGACTCGTTGAACGCCAGCGAGGACACCTGCTCCACGAAGCCGCCCAGCTTGCGGCTCAGCTTGCCGAAGCACGCCGCGTAGCCGTAGATGTGCTTGGGGTCCTCCGGGTGCGCCTGGCGGACCTCCAGCGGGAACCGGGTGAACCGGCGCTCCGGGAAGCCGTCCGGGGGGACCTCGCCGAACGCGGAGCGCTGGCTGCCCTGCACCGTGATGCCGAACCTGCGCGCCGCGCTCAGGATCTTCGCCATCGCCTGCTTGCCAAAGGGCGACTGCGGCGCGCGGGCCAGGGCATTACGGGTGTGCGGGGCGTCGTGCACGGGGAAGTGGCGCTTGCTCCGCGGGGTCGTGCGACCCGAGGCGTCCTTCTTCCCGCCATCCTCGATGTAGGCAAAGGCACTGTCGGGGAGGTTGTTCATGGCCTGCACCGACATCGCAGCCCGGCTCTCGTCATCCATTCGCGTTTCCTTTAGTCCGGGGCTGCATCCGTGAGCCCGCCCGTTATTGCCCAGTCACCGGGAACCGCCGTCGCGTCCCCGGGTGCCTCCGGCGCCGGCCGCCGGGGGCGGGCGCCGTCCCCGGTGGCGCACCGCGCCCTGTGCCGGCTGCGCGCATGCTTCCTGGCCGGGTGGCACCCGCGCAGGTCACCGGTCTCCTGGTTCGAGACGCCGCAGGGCATCAGTGCCTCCCGTTCCCGTTGCCGTTGCCGCCGTTCGCGGAGGCAAGCTCCGGGACGGGGAACGCGGCGAGCCTCAGGACGGCCTCTGCCTTCGCCAGGTCAGCCTCGGACGGAATCCACGGCCCGATGAACTCCGGCTGCTTGCGATCGGCTCCCGCGGTGGCCAGGGACTTATCGAGGATCTGCGCCGCGGCCTCGCGGCCGACGTGCTCGGCCAGCAGTGCCTGCAAGTGCGCCAGCATCGCGTGGGGAAGCGGCGGCGCGCCCGCGGCCGAGCGGACGGAGCCGACCTGGCCGGACAGGAAGTCCTCCGGGTTAGGGATGGACGGCTCGGTCTCCGGCTTGGTCAGCCCCTCGCCCTGGAGCTTGGTCAGCCGGTCGGCGATCAGGTCAACTTCCAGGGTGATGCTCGGCAGCATGGAATTCGGGATGCCGCGGATCGACCGGGACATGGCGACCATGACGTCCTGGGGGATCTTCTCGTCGCCCGTGGCGTTCGGGTACGGCATGCGGTCTTCCATGTCGCGGATCTCGTCCACGGTGAGCATGCCGATCGCGCGCTGCTGCGCGTAGATCTCGGTGCGCGTCTTCAGGTCGGTCTTCAGCAGCGCGTCGGAATTGAACCGGCAGAAGCGGCTCTGCGGCAGCAGCCGGAAGAAGGCAGTCTCCAGCCGGACGATCCACGGCCGCAGCGCCTCAATCACTTGCAATGTAGATTGCTCTACTGTGTTGTAGGTCAGGGAGTCGCCGCGCCGGCCGCCCACCCGGTCCGGGGGCAGCCCGTAGACCGCGGCGACCTGGGTGGCGTTCATCTGGGTCGCTTCGAGGAACTGCGCTTCTGACGGCGGTACCGACACGGGCTTGTAGTCCCAGTCACGCCCGACGACCAGCGGCTTGTGCCCGTGGATGGCCTCCATCAGCGACTCGCGGATCTCCCGCGCGTCCTCCAGGCTGACCTCCAGCTCCTGGTTCTGGAAGACGCCGGAGGGGAAGCCGCCGTTCAGGTACCAGTCCGCGCCGTACTTCTGGGACTCAATGCCGGACAGCACGGTCAGCGCGAACGCGCGCAGCGGGGACAGGCCCTCCGTGCGCCCGGCCAGCGCGTAGCCCCGGACGTGGAAGAGATCGCTGCGCCAGTCAGGGAACAGCCGTCCGTCCACGTACACGCGGGTGCGCATCGGGTTCCACGGCTGCTGGCTGTCCTCCTGCACGTACACCCGCTCGGGGGGAATCCACTCAATGCCAGTGGGGTACCCGTAGCCGTCGCGCCCGGAGATAAGGCCCCACGCGTTGCCGTGCAGCAGCAGCGCGGTCATCATCTGGTACAGCCAGTCGTACAGCGTGACGTCCGTGTCCGCGCTCGGCTGGTCGAAGAGTGACGGCCCCGTGTAGCGCGTGGTGACGTCCGACCCGGGAGGACTCGTGTAAAGCTTCAGCGGGAGGCTGGCCAGCGACTCGGCCAGCAGCCGGGTGCACGAGTACAGCGCGGGGAGGCCGAGCGCCTGGTCCTGGCCGTAAGCGGCACGGGAGGGGTGAACCGGGCCGCCCAGGTTGAACTTGATGAAGGGGTTATCCCAGGGGCGCCAGGGAACACCAGTTATCGCGCGCTTCTCAGCGCGATCGGCCTGGATGCGCTCAAGCAGCCCCACAGGGTTCCCGGGTCCCTCCGGTCAAGAAGTCCCGGCTCCGGAGAATGGCCGCGGGTATGTTAACGGCAAGCGTACGCCACCGCTGGGAATTTAGCACACACCAGCGGAAAAGGGCCGCTACCGTAATACGGTAACCGACTATTAAATACTGAAAGTCATCTTCGCGGCGGCACTGCCACGGCCTGGGTAATTCCCTGGCCTTCTAGCCAGCCGCGGCGGGCCGACAGCGCGCAAATGACCACACCGAGCCAGGCATGCCCCGCCGCCCACCCGATCAGGTAGAAGAATCCCATGATGAGCGTGAGCGCGATCCGGGAGAACTTCACCTCGCGGGCGCGGGCAGTGATCTCGTCAACCGGGATCTGGGCGGTAATGGCCATGACGGCAGGATAACTCAGGCAAGGGCCGGTTACCGCCCCACCAGTTATAGTTCCCGCGCTCCCCGAACAGCACCGCCAGGTCGGCCGGGCACGCCGTTTCGCCATGCTCAGGCGCATGACCGGAAAACGCAATGTGCCAGGAAGCGCGCAGTTCCTGCCAGTCCGGGTGCGCATCGCAGTACTGGCACTCACCTGGCGCGTGAAGAATGCGCTGGTCACAGTGCGGGTACTGCATGCCCTGCCCTGTCACGGCGCCATCTCCTCCAGCGTCAGGGACCTGGCCCGCAGGGCGTAGCCGTGCCGGGACCCGGCCTCGTCCGCCACCAGCCGGCCGCCCGCGAACTTCGCGCTCAGCTCCAGGCGCTGCCTGATCTGGGCGTCCAGGGCCGTCATCTCATCGGTAAGCCTGCTCCACTGCGACTGCTCGGCGGCGGTAAGGAAGGCGCGGTCCTCCCGGGCTGCCTTCTCCACCAGGTCCTTCGCCTCATGCCAGGCAGCCAGCCGCCGGGCCCTCATGATGTCCAGGGAAACCCGTGAGATCATGCGATGCTCCTGCGGATGTCGTAGCTGCGCCGCTTCTTGTTCAGCGCCCAGTAGGCGAGGGTCGCCGCGGTAACCGGCGTGATGTCCTCCTCGCTGTTGCGCCGGGACCAGCCCCGGCCGCCGTCGCCGATGTCGCGGGTTTCCGCGCTGGCGATGGCGCTCCACAGCGCAGGGGCGTTCTGCCGTCCCATGTGGATGACCTTCTTGTCCCTGATCCCGGTGACCATCAGCGCGAATGCGGCGGCCTCGTCCCCGGAGGTGGCGACCAGGACGTCAATGCCCGCGTGCGCGGCGGCGTCGGCCAGCGCGGCGGCCGGGCCGTTGCGCGGGATGCAGACGGCCACCGGGCGCCACTGCCTCCTCAGCTCGGCCAGCCGCTGCACTACCCAGCTGGTGCCCTCCCGCGAGCAGCCGCGGGGGATCTCCAGCACGACCCGGGCCTGCCGGGCGGGCGGCGGCTGCCCCCTGCGCTCGGAGCCGTCCGTGGCATAGACCTTCGGCACGGCCACCAGCTCCGGCGGCCCCGGGCGCTCCCAGGCCGCCGCGATGGTGGCCACCGTCATCTCCGGGTTGACGTCGACCGCGAACGCCACGGGCCGGGTGGCCCCGCCGGGGTTATCCATCGCGCAGCCCTCCCAGGCGGCCTCGGTGACGACCGCCCAGGCTTCCTCTTCCGCGGGCCAGTCACCAACGCCGAGCAGCTCCCGGTCAAACGCGGCGGGGGACATGGCCGCGAACTCACGCCGGACGTGATCGTAGAAGATGCGCCGGCCGAACGCCGGGTTGGCCTTGGCCCAGGACCTCGGGTCGTCCCGGTCATCGTGCCTGCCGCAGGTGACGTAATGATTGGACTTGCGGCCGTGGACCTCGTCGCGCGGGCACGTGTCCAGGTGGGGGTCAATCGACCATTCCGCCCCCATCACGGTGGGGTCGCCCCGCATGACGCGCCGCCGGACCGTGGCGAGCTGGACGCTGTCCTTCATGCCCGCCGAGGCCGTGTAGTACATCTGCGGATTGGGCACGGCGCGCATGGTGGGCATGGACGCGCCAACCTGCTCGTCGCTCAGGAACATGGCCTCGTCGTACACTACGCAGTCTGCCGTGAAGCTTCGCCCGGAGCCGCGGGAGCGGGCCAGGAAGCGCAGCCGGGCAGTGACGGACTTCCGGACGCGCGCGCCCCCCGGGCCGAAGATGAGGGTCGGCGTCGGCCGCAGCTCGATGGCCTCGTCGCCGTGGCTGGTCATGACCCGCTTGACGCGCCTGCTCAGCTCATCATAGGAGGTAATGGTGTCGCGGACGCGGCGGAAGTGCTCGGCGGCGGCCTTGAACTCGTGCGCCGTGTGGATGATCATCTGCTCGCCGAACAGGAACAGGCCGCCCAGCTCCCGCACTTCCAGGAGCTGGTTCTTCCCGTTCTGGCGGCTGCATATGTTGCAGACCTCGAAGGCTGCCCAGCGGCCGTCAGGCTTGACGCCGCACGCCTCGGTCAGCCACCAGCGCTGCCACAGGTCCAGGTCATAGCCGCACGACGGCGCCCACTGGAGCAGCTCAGCCGAGGCGTAGTCCCCGCAGCCGAGCCTGGGGTACCCGCGCTGGCTGCACGTACGGCAGTCGGGGTCCTTGACCCGGTGCCGCTCGGGCGACGTCCACAGCCGGGGCAGCTGGCTGCCCGTCAGCTCACCCTCGTAGACCGACCCGTCCGGAAGGTAGACGAGCGGCCGGGCGAACAGCTGGGCGGCGATGGCTGGCTCCAGGAATCAGTTCCCGGCTGGCTCCCGCAGGCCGCAGCATTGAGGGCCAGTCTAATCCAGTCTGTCCCGGCAACTAAAAAGGCGGCCTCCCGCTGGCACGGGAAGCCGCCGTTTCCTGAGTCGCCCCTCATCCGGAAAAACGCGGGCCAACGACAGGAGCACTCGTCGGTAAGACTTTAACATACCTTTGCGGGCACGACGGGCTACAGGACCTCACCCCCGCGCGCAGGTCCTTCAGGACCTTCACGACCAGGTCACCGCAGTCGCAGCGGACCAGGACCATGCGCCGGGTCTCGTGCCCGTACGGGCCCCTGGCCACCTCACGCTCGATGACCAGGTGCCCGTACCGGTCGCCCGGGGCGACAGGAGTCTGCGTGAACTTAACGCCCATCCCGGCTAGCGCACCTCCTCTTCTTCCATGGCGATGGCCTCAGCTTCCCCGGCCATCGCCTCCAGGATGGACCCCAGGTGACGGGTACCCGGCTCGTTAATCCCCCAGGTCCGCCTTCCGCCCAGGCGCAGGACGCGGGCGAGAAGCCGCCAGTCCTGTGGCCCCATCAGTGCGCCGCCGGGCCGGCCAGGTTGAGCCACGCCCCGGCTCCCGCGAACAGCAGGGACAGGAACGCGATGGCCACCATGATCCGCACGAGCCAGGGACTGCGGACGGGCAGCTCGGGGCTGTTATCCAGCAGCCAGTGCACCCGCAGCCGGTGAGCTGGCGTGCCGATCACCCGCCCGGTGGACAGGAACCCCTGCGCCCGCAGCTTCGCCGCCGAGCGCTCCGCCCAGAACCACTGGATGTCGTCGGCGACCCGCTGGATGACCCGGGTCGCGACCAGGCCGCCGAGGATGCCCATCACGCTGGCTATCCAGGTGCCCGCCGCGAGCCACTCGTTGGAGGCCGCTGCCGCTGCCCCGTACCGGGCCGGGACCTCCACGCCATGGTGCGTGAGCCAGGGCAGCTTCCAGGCGATGACGCCCACGATGGCGACGGGGATGAGCGCCGCGCCGATGGCCAGCGGCATCCTGGTCAGGTAGACGGCCGGCCCGGGGTTGTCGTCCACGCCGTACTTCGGCTTGGCGAACATCAGCCGCACGATGATGGTCGCGATCAGCGTGATGCCGACGTCCCGGATGTCGTGCCGCCACGTGATCCACCAGGCGGGCTCCGGGCCGCCGCCGGGGAACCAGTGCACGTGCCAGCCGGACAGGAGGCGCGCGATTTCCAGGGCCGTCAGGCAGCCGCAGGCCAGCGCCGCCAGGACGCCTGTCGCGAGCACTGCCTTGCGGCCCGCCTCACCTGCCCTGGCGAAGGCCAGGCAGCTCATGGCGATGAGGATTCCCGCAGTTGCCAGGCCGCACAAGACGGCGACTTCACCGGGGAGCCCGTTCTGGACGTGGACGGGCAGCCGGTCCCAGAAGTCCTTGCCGTACCAGAGCAGGTAGGGCTTGCCATTCCCGTACAGCGGCCCCGGGTACTTCAGCTGCCAGGTGGCAAAGTACCCGAACGAGACGGCCCACTTCACCAGGTGGGCAATGACGATGCCCCAGCCGGCCGACTCAATGCCCGCGGCGGACAGGAGGCTGATCTTCGGGATGCTCCGGCCCCTGGCAGCCCGCCTCCGGTCGGCGAGGGCATCAAGCCCGTTCTCCGCGGTCACCGGGCGCTCCCCGTGACGACGGCCATGATGTAGTCCGCCAGCTCCGGGACGAAGTCCTCGAAGTCCAGCGGGTCCAGGCCGTAAGACCAGCCGGGCCGGCCGGCGTAGGCCGGGTAGTCCCTGATCGCGACCGCGATGAGGCCCCTGAAGGCATTCCACGCGGCTTCGCTGCTGCCGGGGGGGTCCTCGCGCGGCAGGAACGACGGTCCGCTGTTGGCCATGCTCACTTCTTCCCTTCCTCGCTCTTGAGCACTTCCGCGGCCATGGTGCGCAGCATGGCGGCACCCTGGACCGACTTCGGGCTCTCGATGCCCGCCGCCACGACCCGGGCGCCGATCGCCAGCTGCCCGGCCAGGGCATGCGCCTGGTCAATGGTGACGCCGTTCTCCGTCAGGAACCAGTTATCCAGCGGGCTGGAGCCGTCGTCCAGGGCGGCGGCAGCCTTGCGGAGCAGCTCCGCGGTAGTCATCGGATCATCTCCATCCGGCCGCTGAGGCCCGATCGGGAGTCGCTGAACCCGGTGACGAAGTAGCGATAGCGAAAGGTCATGACTGCCCCCTGGCCATCGCGGCGAGCAGGGCGGGCAGGAGGTGCGCTGCCATTTCCTCCCAGGCTGCGTCCTTATCCGCCGTCCACGGTGCCTCGTGGCCGCACGCGCACCGGCCGCGCCAGCGCTTGTACTGGCCGTCCTCGTTCTCCACGCCCTCGAACCCGTGCATCGGCTCAGGCAGGTGGCTGGCCTGGCAGCGCAGGACCCCGTCCCAGTCCGGCGGCGTCAGAGGGTCCTCCTGCATGAGCTGCCGCCAGTTGCGCGGCAGGCTGCGCTGCACCCCGCACCGGGCGCAGGTAAGGGTGACGCCATCCTCGCGGGTAACGTCGATCGCCTCCGGTGAGCTCATCGCCAGAACTCCCCTCCGGTGATCACGAGGGACCCCGTCGTGAAGCAGCCGTCCTCGCCCCGGTCAAACCTGCCGATGTCCTCAATGAGGCGCGGGTCCAGCCGGACGGGGATGCGGATACCGTCTGCGAGGATGACGTGCGGGTCGTCGCCCTCGATGTGCGGCTCGCACCCGGGCCACATCTGTCGGCACGCCTGCGCGACCGGGCATTTTCTGGCATCCCCGCGCACGGCATCCTCCGTGCTGACCGGGAAGGTCCTGCGGGGGGCGTAAGAGCTTGAGTACGCAGCAGCGCCGGCCAGCCCCGGCGAGCGGTCAGCGACCGTCGCCGGGAACTGCTCAGGGGTACTCATGACGCGCTCGGGCCCGGCGTCACCGTGACCCCGGGGATGTTCGCGGAGGCCCCCGGGACGGGAACGGCCAGGGCCGTGGTGACGCATGCCTGCGCTCCCTGCGCGAACTTCGCCCTGGCATCAGCGCGGCCGACCACCCCGGCCGCGTCCCTGGCGAGGCACTGGCCAAGGGCCGTGCGCTTGTCCTTGGACACCTTGCCGAGGATGCAGGACTTCACGTCCGCGATGTGCGCCGCCGTGAGGCAGCCCTGGATGAGCTTCGCGGCGGCCTGCTCGTCCGCCTTCACGGTCGGGTTGGCCGCGATGCTGCCTGCGGCCGACCGCGCCGCGCCGGAGCTGCTGCCCCCGCCGCCTCCGCAGGCGGCCAGTGCCGCAGCCAGTGCCGCGGCGCAGGCGGCAGTTACGATCTTGTTCACGTAGTTCCCTTCCTTACTTCGGGACGGGGTAGTTCTTGAACGTGAGCTGCCCCCGCCAGGGCTGGATGCGAATGCGCTTCTCGCCCGCGCGCCAGTCGTTCCAGGCCCCGAACAGGTACGCCCGGCGCTCATCGACGGTCGGCAGCTTCCCGCTGTTGAGATAGCGGTACAGCTGGTTGCGCAGTACCAGGACGGGATTGGTCTCGGCCAGCTCAGCCCCGTAGGCCAGGCTGTTGAAGAACTCCGACGCGGCTTCCACGCTGATGCGGTTGAGAATGATAGTTGCCGTGCCCAGCACCGACTGGGGCAGCGGCACGCGGTGCCGGAGACGGTCGGCGTAGGCTGCCGCGGCCCGGATCTCGTCATCGTGGGCCGCCAGGTAGGCGTCCAGCTCCGTGCGGGACGGGCGCTCGGCCCCGCCTGCGATGGCCATCATGAGACGGCCCCTGTCCCATTGCCACATGGCGCGCGTGATTGACGACACGCCCATGACGTTGCTGTAGCCCTTCACCTTGAGCATGTCGAAGTAGTACCTCGGCAGGCCCGTGTCGAAAGTGTCCATGACGTCGGGCTCAACGCCCTCCACCAGAAGCAGCAGGACGGCCTGGCCGCTCTTCTCGACTCCCTCCAGGCGGTGCTGGCCCTGAACCAGGTTGCCGAGCTTGTCCTTGACGATGGTCTCGCCGTTGAACTTCCACCGCTTTTCTGCCATGTCGCGGGCGTAGGCGTTGCTGACGACCTCCCGCTTAGTGCGCTGCATGGCCTGCGAGGAAAGCCGCCACAGGGTGGCGATCTCCGGGGTCATCATGATCGCCCGCATTGTCACCCCCTCGGGGGCACCGGGAATCTGAACGGCCTTGACACTGAAGGGGTCCGGGTTGATCACTGGGACGCCTCCTCCTTCTTGACCAGGATGGCCTCCAGGCGGCCGGCCTCCTTGGCGAGGATGCTGCTGCGGCTCTTGAGGGCGGCCATCAGGCCAAGCGCCTCGTCCACGGACAGGGGCCTGGTCCCTGGCCTGGTCAAGCTGGTGGCGGTATGGGCATTCCAGCCCTCGTGCCCCAGCTGCTGCATCGCCCAGGCGATGCGCTCGGACGTCCACCCTGCCCTGATCTGACGGCGGAGCATGTCCTTGACGGCGTCACTGACTGTGGTCGCCGTCACTATCCGGGAAGTCATCGGTACGTGAGTCTCCTTGCTGAGGGGGCGTGAAATCTGACATCACCATACCCTAAAAGACTCTTACACGCTACCGTCCCCGTGCCGCATCAACAAGGACTTCCGGGGGTAGCCTCCCGTAAGGAGGTGACCTGCATGTTCGGCATCATCAGCGCGATCCTCTTCGGGGTCGCGTTCATCCTGTACTGGGCAGGCTCAGGCGGCCATGTCCCGTTCACCTGGCAGGGCCTGTCCGTCCTCGGCCTGCTGTTCCTCGCACTGCACTCCGTCTTCGGCTCCTGGTGGCCGCACCGGTAAGGCAAGCTCACACGTCACGGGTGGAGGTTGCCGTCCGGTCCGGCTGCGGGCAGTCCGGTACGCCACAGCGCTCAAAGTAATAGGTCGTCCGGACCTTCACCCAGCGCAGGCCGCGCCGTTCCCTGGTCACCGGTCCCTCACGCGTGCCGTTCGGCTTGTAGTCATGGCGATGACCCTTGTGCTTATTGCCAGGATCAGCTCGCGGAGCGTCAGTCGGCCCGAACGGGCAGTTGCCCGCGTGCTTCCTCGTCGTCCCCCCGCAGAAATCACACGGCGTGGCCATTGCGACATCCTCCTAATACCAGGTCACCTCGCAGCTCGGGATGTTGCAGACGTGCGATCCCGGGTGAGGCTTGCCGCCCGTCAGCAGCTTCAGCGGGCACTTATGGTCAATGTGGCTTGTCAGCTTTCCGGCCTTCCGGGTCGTCGCCCCGCAGGTCCCCGGCTTGCCCGTCAGCCCGGGACCGTACCCGGCATGAGAATTTCGCGCCTGGCTGCACCCTCCGGAATGACGCCGCGTCGTACCGCCGCACTCACTACAGGGCGCCTCCCTGGGCAGCCTCACCCGCCGCTTCCGGCCGGAGGGCGCAGCAGCTGGACGACGGACATCCAGTGCGGGTCGAACGGGGCCCGCTCCAGGGCGGCCTCCTCCGCGGCATCACTGTCCTGCGCGGACAGGCTGAACGTGACTACCGCGCCGGCCTGCGACTCAGCGCGCACTTGCCAGTAACCCATACCTGAACTATACCCTAAAAGACTTACCCGCCCTCGGCGAGACGGCGCTCGCGGCGCTCCCGGACCTCATCCGTCGTGTCGCCCTTCACCTCACCAGGCGCCATCTCCCGCAGCTGGGCCAGCGCCAGCCGCAGCTCCCGCGCGTACGCTGCCGCATCCCGGGGGGCAAGGCCGTTCACCGCGGCCGAGTCGAGCTGCTGCGCGCAGAAGAGCGCGATCCTGGCCACGCCGCCCTCGCGCATGTCCTCCGGCAGCCGGGCCAGGTCATGCAGGACCGAGTCCTCGACCGACTGGCCCAGGTACCCGAAGACCGCTGGATCGCTCATGATGCCTCCGCCAGTGCCGCCTGTACCCCTTCAGCGTACGGAACCGGGCGCAGAGCATGGGCGGATCGTAGTGAGCGCGCATGAAAACGGGGCAGTACGCCCAGGTTCCCCCGCGGCGCGGCGCCGGGACGTTACCGCAGCCGGAGCAGCTGCCGGAGTAACCCGCCGTGAACCGGGGGGCTGGCCGGAAGTGAGCCATGAAGGCAGCGTACCCCGGGTGTTATACTCTAAAGGACACATGTGGGGATTTCCGCACTCCTGGCACTGTGCGGAAATCCCCGCATGCTGTCAGGCCGACTGCCCGGAGGGACGATTGACCAGCCTCCCGCACAAGGAGTACTCGCTTCCCGAGGTGAGCCTCAGCCACGACGAGGGCGACCCGCGGTGGCACGCCGCCGGGGGGAAGAGGAGCATCCCCGCCTATGACGACCAGGGCCGGGTCTTGCACTACACGTGGACCGGCCTGAATCCGGGTCACTACGCGGAATACTGGCGCCTGTGCGTGGCCGGCCCCTGGGAGGAAGCCGTGCGCGCTTACGAGGCGAGTCCCGGGGACGCCTTCAGCGCGTGGACGTACGTCGACCGCCACCCCGTGTTCTGGAAGTTCCGCGGGCGCCAGCAGGCGGGCTACCCGGCAAATCACGTGACGCGCCTCACCGAGAGCGGCGCACTGACCCGCGGGTGGCCGGAGATCACCCCGCACCGGGTGTGCCCGGAGACCGGGCGGCACGAAGATGACGCGGCCCGCAACACCGCAACCCAGTGGTGGTATGAGCTCGGCCCGGAGAAGCTGCTGCCAGACGGGGAAGGGGACTGCCCCTGGCACGACTGCGCCCTGGACGGCGGCGCCGGAACCTACGAGGACGCCGTCATCGCGCTGGCCCGCGTGATCTACGACAACTACGGCAACGACCGCCAGGTCATCGACTCTGAAGCTTGGCGAAATGGCGGATAATCATGATCCATTGACGGGTACTGCTGGTCCTGCGGCCACTGGGCCGGGCTGGACCGCTCCGCGTACTGCCGGCCGTGCCTGGAGAGCTGGATGAGCCGGCAAACCCATCCACGTCCCGTGATGCTTGACGGGTGCTGCGGAGCCGGCGGGGCTACCCGGGGATACATCGACGCCGGATTTGAAGTATGGGGAACCGACCTGAACCCCCGGCACGCCCGCGATTACGAGCTATCGGGCGGCCACTGGCTTGGTGCCGGGAACATCATGGAGCTACTCGCCAGCCAGCGCGACCTGCGTGACTTCAGCTTCATTCACGTCAGCTTTCCCTGCCAGTTTTACTCGCAGATGAGCCGGTGCCGGCCAGGTCTCGCGACAGGCTACCCGGACCTGATCGGCCCCGGGCGCGAGCTGCTGGAGCGCACTGGCCTCCCGTACGTCATCGAGAACGTCGCCGCCGCCCGGCCCTGGCTGAAGGACCCGGTCACGCTGTGCGGGCAGATGTTCGGCAAGCCCGTCTACCGGCACCGCCTGTTCGAGGCCGGGAACGGGATCACGCTCACCCAGCCGCCCGCGCCGCCCTGGCAGCAGCACTCGGCAACGCCGTTCAACAAGTGGTGCCTGTGGAATCACCCGGTTCCGGCGGCGAAGGCCGGGCACTGGAAGCCGGGCATGTACGTCAGCGTCTCCGGCCACGAGCGCAAGGAGCCGGTCCGCGAGGCCATGGCCATCGACTGGATGCGCAACCGCGATGACGTCGCCGAAGCGATCCCGCCGTACATGACGCAGGAGATCGGCCGCCAGGTCCTGGCCCAGCTATGACGGGCCGCAACGTGTTCGACCCGGGGACCGGGCAGCCGCGGCTACTGAGCGAGCAGTGCTCCTCTTGCATCGGCCGGGCGGGCAACCTCATGGACCTGCGCGCCGGGAGGGTCCAGGGCATGGTCCGGGAGGCCCTGGCCGGCGGCGGGGCGATCATCTGCCACCAGACCCTGGGATACGCCGGGCAGCTGGCCGCGGGAGCAGCGTACTGCCGCTGGTTCTATGACAAGTTCGGATCGCGCTGCAACCTGCTGCGAATCTACGACCGGCTTGGCGGGTTCCTGGAGGTAACTCCCCCGGACGGGGGCCATGAGCCGCAGGCGCAGTGACTGGCTCGCCCAGCACGGGCGCAAGCGCACGTACCCCAGCCGTGCCCGCGCCTGGCTGGCCATCGCGCGGATCTGCATCCGGGAGCGGGAGCTGGTATCCCGCCGGCGCGGCGACGCACGGTACCTGGTGCCGTACGCCTGCACCTGGTCCGGCGACTGGCAGGCCGGCCGCGGCCACGTGCCGCACATTCACATCGGGCACCGGTCCTGGCGGAAGTCCCGTACGCGCCGCCGGCTGCACCGCCTGCTGGTCTACCCGGCTCGCCGACTGGTGATCTGGCCGTGCTACCGGGCGCGGTCGCGCTGGCGCCAGTTCCAGAAGAAGAAGAAGAAGAAGAAGAAGAAGGTGCAGTCCCCGCTGAAAAACGTGAAGCCCCCGGCACGAGCCACGTAACCGGGGGCTTCTCATTCTTGATTACGCCAGGGCAGGGATAGCCGCCACGGCCATGTCCTCAGCAATCTCCGCGGGATTCGCGACGTTCTCGAAGTAGTACGCGTGCACCCACGGGTGCGTTCCGGCGATCTCCGCGTACTGGTCGTAGGCGGCCTTCCCGCCGCCGCCGGCCTCGCCGAGGATGCAGATCGCCCAGACCTCGTCCCACTCGCCGTGTGAGCCGTAGCCCTTCGGGCTGAGCGTGGCCTGCGCGAGGTACTTCAGGAACTTGGCCGCATCACTCAGCGCGCCGTCCGTGAACACCACACGCAACCGGACCGGCCGGTCACCGCGAGGAGTGTCGTAGAATTCGCCCTTATCGCGGGCGTCACCCAGGTAGTGCGCGTCGCCGGCCTTGATAGCCGCCATGATCTCCGTGCCGCCGCGGACGGGGTGCGTCCCGCCGTCGAAGTACTTGCGGTAGAAGTCCCGGAGCATCTTCTGCTCGAAGTTGGCAGAGTTCAGGTCGCCGTCGTCGTCGCCCTTGCCGATCGGCAGGAAGACGTTGCTGAACGGGTAGACGTACACGCCGCCGTGGCTGGCATCGCCGTCCGCCTGCTCTCCCGCAGCCTGGCTGTCCAGGGCCTCGAACGGGACGATGAGCTGCCGGATCGCCTCGATCTGGACATCCCAGGTGCAGACTGCGGAGTTACTGCTCCAGGGCCAGCCCTCTGACTCCGAGCAGTCGGCGTATACCTCCGGCTCCGCCTCTGACTCCTGCGGCAGCAGCGCGACGATCTCCTCGCGCCGGGTCCTCGCCGGGCCGCCGGTCGGGGTCTCCGTACGTACGATCTGCATGGGGTTCCTTTCCCCTCGGGTAGTACAGCCTACTATACCGTAAAAGACTCCAGGCCACCTGGGGGATCGCTCCTACTTCTTCGAGGACGTGGTGTACGAGTCACCGCACGCGCACGTCCATTGCAGGTACACCGTGTCGTTGTCTTCCCAGCTTGTCGTCGTATACGAGTGAACGTGCTCGTCGTCATCCGCCACCGGGGACGTGCCCTCCTTAAAAAAGCGGGACCCCCGGCACTACCCTGGCCGGGGGTCCCTGTTTGCGTTTTATGATCGCTTATAAGGCGATTGCGTTTTCCGATTACGCCACAGCGAGTGAACCGCTGGAGGGACTCGAACCCTCATTGAGCACGCAAGTGCTGTTCCGCTTGGCTGCCATCAGGAACGGCCCGTTTTCTTGAGTAACGACGCTCTGCCAATTGAGCTACGGCTCCACGGGAGGAGCCGGCGGGAATTGAACCCGCACTTCCGGTACGCAGGCCCGCGGCCTGAGGACACACGGATCAAGGAGGCTGAAGCTGGAGCGATATGACGACGACGAGGCTGATTCCCGGCAACACGGCCGGGAGCGATCAGGAAGCTGAGGCTACGCTCGTAGATACTGTACCATACTTCAAGAGCACGGGTGGTGCCCGAACGCGGCGAACCACTTATTGGCCTTGCGGAACTTCCCGTCCCTCCAGAAGCCCCAGGCGCGGGCTGGCCGGCCGGTGACCAGGAACGTCCACGCACCCTGCGGGCCCGGAATCACGGTGTGCTGGTAGCGGGCGTGCCGGAACCGCACGGACCCCGCGGACAGGTAGTCCTCCCCCGCAGGGGTCCGGTCGGCGTAGCCGCCGCGCAGGACCAGGGTGAGGAACCACCAGGGATGATCATGGAAGGCCCGGTCATCATCCGGCCTCAGCCAATGGTGCACCCGGACAGAGCCTGCCGGGGTCTCCAGCCGCCACCTCACGACATAGGGACAACCGGGCAACCCGAGCTTCTCAGCCCAGGCTGCTCGCCATAGTCCGCGGTGATGCTTTCGAGACACCGGCCTCTGCGTAATCTGCGCAGCGCTCTTCCATTCTGAGCTACCCGCGGTCGAACGCCGGAATCCGCCTAGCCTCGCAGGCTCCCAGCCTTCCATGGGAATACTATAACAGACTCAGCAGTGATGAGCAAACTGGTGCCGCCGCCTGGAGTCGAACCAGGCACCCGGGTTTAGGAAACCCTGGACCGAATCCGCCGGCGGGGGCGCAGAGTCGCGTTCCGGGGTCGAACCGGACGTCAGCCTGGGTTGCAGCCAGGCCCCCTCACCGGAGAGTAACGCGACATGATCCCCGGTACTTCTTTGTCATCAGCGCCCCGGGGAGGCCCCTCGTATCCCTGCCCGGAGTCGAACCGGGTAACTCTCCTTCGGAGGGAGGGCAGCAGGTCCGCTGCCAAGGATAAGTATCGAGCCCCTGTCCGATTCGAACGGATACTCACTAGCGTCGGCAGCGTGCACGCCGTCAAGCGCCGGAGACCAATCCAGGGTAGGGGCACGGTTGACGAGGAGGGATTCGAACCCACGAAGCCGAGGCGCCGGATTTACAGGCCGGATGCTTTGAACCACTTGCATACTCGTCAGTAAAGAGGGTTTCCGCGGCCATTGAACCCGGCAGGTCACGGCTGAACGCGATTTGCGGGGCCGGGAGCCTGCCTGAGTCCGGCTTGCCGTCACGAGGATGCCCTCAACCCCGGCTTACGGGCGACGAACGGGATTTGAACCCGCGAATCCTTGCGGACACAGGGTCACAACCTGACGCATAATGCCATCCTGCTTCCGCCGCCATGAGCGCCTTCCGGCGCAGTACCCACTGAGAATTTCGAAATCCCGGCCCGCTGTTTGTAGGACAGCCGCTCTGCCTCTGAGCTAAGTGGGCTTGCTCGCCCCGGAACGTTTTCTATAGCGCCATCCGGAGTTAGCGCTGGTACAGCCACCGGGAGTCGAACCCAGACCGACAGGTTCGTAGCCTGTCATGATATCCATTTCACCATGGCTGCGCGGGACTAACCGGATTTGAACCGGCGGCTTCCACCGTGACAAGGTGGCACTCTAACCAGGCTGAGTTATAGCCCCATTGGTGAAGCAGGACGGCTCTTCTCTCGTGCCAGACCTTCCCTGGCGAAGGCGTACTCCCTTCCTGCTTCCGCTCTCCCACCTGGACTCGAACCAGAATTAAGCGGTTAACGGCCGCTCGTCCTCCCATTAAACGATAGGAGATTGGTAGCGGAGGCGGGATTTGAACCCGCGATCTCTGGGTTATGAGCCCAGCGGGGACACCGAGCTCCCCTACTCCGCGGTCGTCCTACAGGGACTCGAACCCTGTTCTCGGCCTTGAAAGGACCGGGACCTACCCATGATCGACAGGACGTCATGAATCCAGGGAACGCGGCGACGGAATCGAACCGCCCGGCATACGTTCCTGATCGGCCAGAACCGCTAGCACAGTCCGGACTGTGCGCTTCCCTGGAAACGTGCTCGTACCGGGATTTGAACCCGGGATCTCCTGCTTGAGAGGCAGGTGACTTCACCGCTTGTCCACACGAGCATGAGTCGCGCGCCGGGGAGTCGAACCCCGTCCTCTCGGCTTAGAAGGCCGGCGTGACCATCCGGTACACCTGCGCGCAGTACCTCCCCAGGGACTTGAACCCTGACAACGCGGGGTAAAGGCCCGCTGCACTGCCTTATGCTAAAGAGGCATAGTCGGGATACCGGGGATCGAACCCGGGCCTGACGGGTTATGAATCCGCCGCTCTTCCGTCTAAGCTATATCCCAGTAGGAGCGCCGGGAATCGAACCCGAGTCACGTCCGTATAAGAGGCGCGTCCTTACCATTGAACGACGCTCCAGTAGGCCCCCAGGGAATTGAACCCCGATTACGTGCTTATCAGACACGCGTCCTCACCGATTAGACGAGGAGCCCGTAAGAGGAAGGTAGAGGTGTCGAGCCCCCAGGTGTTACCCCGCCCTCGCTTTCGAGGCGAGTTGCAGCGCCGGCTGCGTACCTTCCGGGGATCGGGCACAGGAAATGTTGCCCTTGTCCTGTGCCCTGGCGGGATTCGGGGTTAGCCGTACGTCGCGCTCCCCAGGAGTTCAAGGCAGCAGGCAGGCAACCTCCCCGCTGTCAGGGTTTCCCGGCCTACCTCCGCGGAAGACGGAGAACTCGAATCCCAGCGCTCGCGCGCCGAACCGGTTTCCGGCCGGTCCCTGACTCCTGCCAGGTTCATCTTCCATTTGAAGGACTCACGCTTCACAGGCTTGCGCCATTTCGGTACCTCACGCGAATCCAGAGGAAGGCGCGGGATTCGAACCCGCGTCGGTATTATCCGAACTGCCTTAGCAGGGCAGCGCAATAAGCCAGCTATGCGAGCCTTCCAGGGAGTGCCCGGATTGCGGTTGCCGCGGCAGCGCCACGTTTACCGGGTCACCTAGTGCGCGAAGAGGGACTCGAACCCTCACGACCTTGCGGCCACACGGGTCTGAGCCGTGCGTGTCTGCCAATTCCAACCACCCGCGCGTGGAGCAGACGACGGGACTCGAACCCGCAACCATTACCTTGGCAAGGTAATACGCTACCGTTGCGCCACGTCTGCAAAGAGCCTGACATCGGATTCGAACCGATGACCTTCGCCTTACCATGGCGACGCTCTACCGCTAGAGCTAGTCAGGCGCGGAGCCGCTTGCCGGCCTCGAACCGGCGACCTGCCGCTTACAAGGCGGCTGCTCTAGCCATCTGAGCTAAAGCGGCACTGCTGCCCCCCGGGGATTCGAACCTCGACTACCGGGGCCAAAGCCCGGCGTCCTGCCGTTAAACGAGAGGGCATTGGTATCCAGGATGGGATTCGAACCCACAGCATCACGCCACCTCAAGGCGAGTGGTCTGCCAGTTGCCTACCCGGACATGAGCTTCCCTCCGAGGACTCGAACCTCAATTGCCTGATTCAGAGTCAGGCGTCCTGCCATTGAACGAGAGGGAAACGGTGCGCAGCCCGGGACTCGAACCCGGATCGCCCGGATCTTGAGTCCGGCGCCTCTGCCATTGGACTAGCCGCGCGTGCGCCACCAGGGGATCGAACCCCGCTCCGAGGATTAAGAGTCCTCTGCATCACCACAATGCTTGCAGCGCAGATGGGACTTGCCAGTGTAAGAGCCACGCCCGGAGGCAGCCGGCTAACGACCGTGATGTGGATGGCTTAACAAGTCCCGGGTTCGCAGCGGCCGTGCTTCCCCTCAGGGCCGCGCTCCCTGTGACAGTCGCGTGGTGACCTTACGAGCAGAGCCGCAACCCGGGGTCGAACCGGGCCGTCCCCCGTACGAAGGGGGAGTCGCAGGCCGTGCGCTGCGGCATAAACACTCGCTTGGCTCCCAGTGGGCCAGGCCATTACGCAATCCCGAAGAACCGCGCCTATCCTGACTGCGAGCGTTTACCGAAGGGCAGACGGGATTCGAACCCGCAGTCAAAGCTTGGAAGGCTCTTGGTTTACCGTTAACCAACTACCCCGTGCACCCCCACGGAATCGAACCGCGAACCCCTGGGCTTCAACCAGGCGCGTTTCCCCTTACGCCAAAGGCACATGGCGGGCGTTCTTTTCACAGCGGCGCCACTCGGCCACGCCCGTTTTTAACCCCCTGACGGGGGACCGCTTCAGTCGGATACCTCAGGGTCGAACTGAGTTTTTCCTGGCCCCAGACCAGGCGGGTTATCCGTCTCCCTCGTATCCGTAACTTCCCGGTGCTCCAGGAAAACAGGTGTGCTGTTACGCCAGGGCGATTCCCCGTTTACCCTTCCGCCCGCTAGCGTGCCAGCTCTTACCGCTGGCGCCCTCAGACAAAAGGCAGCATGACCGCGCTCTTTAAAGGATGGCTGCTTCTAAGCCCACCTTCCTGCTTCCCTCGTCGGGCAGGCAGGATTCGAACCTGCGCTCTCGCGGCCCCCAGCCGCGCGCTTTCACCAAGCTAAGCTACAACCCGAAAAAGTCTAGATAGCAGGATTTGAACCTGCGGCCTCCGAGTCCCGAACCCGGCGCGCTACCAAACTGCGCCATACCTAGATAAGTGCCGTCCTCTATCCGTTGAGGTACGCACCCGTGCGTGGATGCGACGAGAGTCGAACTCGCTACCGCGGCCGTGGACCAACAGGGATTCGAACCCTGGCCTAATTGCTTGCAAGGCAATCGCTCTACCGTTAAGCTACCGGCCCGAAGTGGAACCTGCGGGAATTGAACCCGCGACCCCCTGCGTGCCACGCAGGTGCTCTCCCTGGCTGAGCTAAGGTCCCATCTGCCCAGGCAGACCCGGTCGAACGGACACAAGGCCCTCCCGCGATCCCTGAGCATTTGCTCATCACTGTTGAGGTATCAAGTTACGGTTCCGTCCAGCCCGGTCGTGCAGCGTGGGAACCAGCAGGCCACCCAGGGATCGAACCCGGACCAAGAGGTTTGGAAGCTCTTGTGCTACGCCATTACACCAGCAGCCCTTGCGTTATGAAGTTGAAAATGAGAAAGGCCCCTTGGGATGTCCCCCGGGGCCTCAGTCGTCATTGACTTCCGGCCCTACCTGGGACGCGTCCTCGCTAGGAAGGAGTGATTCCAGGCATCACGCATCTGCGGGGCGGCGTAAGTGCCGTCCTGCTTCGCGATGATCCGGGTCGTGCTCATGTCCCTACCGTAGCTCATGACCTGGCCGGTGCCAAGTCCTTTTTCAGACTGCCTGAGACTCTTGGTGCCTCCGGGGGGGAGGGCGGCCCTCCTAGTGCGAAGGGCCGCCTGCCCGATCCCCTTGAGGCAATTAATACTGTACGAGACTTCCGGAGGTCCCGCAACTCGATTTGCCCGGGAGCCTCCGCCACGACCTCCAGGCCGGCGAGCGAGTCCTCCATCATGGCCAGCACGTGCCGGTAGCAGGACTGCGCGTCCGCGCCGCCGTCCCGGTACAGCACGAACCTCCTGCGGGTAGTGCAGTAATCGCAGAATGCCCGCAAGAGGCGTGACTCCCTGGCCACCCGGCCGGCCGCGTGCCTGCGCAAGTACCACTCACGCCGGCACGCGCGCATCATGCCAGGGCATCCCCCTTCTCCGGCTCGCAGTCCGCGGTGTGGGTGACTCCGCGCTCCCCGAGGGGAAGTGCCCAGCCGTACCGGTCGTTCAGGTAACGCAGGACGCGCCCCTTGGCCTCCCCGCCAATCAGGCCGTCAATGGCGCGCGTGCACCGGGCGATGGCCTCTGACTCACGATCAATGAAGCCGTCCGTCATGCTCATGACCGCTGCCCGCTTACCCCGCCGAGCCTCAGCCCGTCCCGGTAGTGCTGCCGGGCCTCCTCGATGATCGCGATCCGGTCGCCGCGGGCGGTCTCCCGGCCGAGCGTCTCCCCCGCGATCACGTCAGCCAGGTACCAGATCATCCCGTAGCACTCCTGCGCCGCCTCGTAAGCGTCGCCGAGGTTCTCGATCATGCCCGTGAACGACTCGTTGCCGAGCAGCCGGCCGTTACGGTTCACCATGTGCTGGTAAGAGCCGGCCATCAGGCACCGCCCTTCCGGGGGACCGCCAGCCGGCCGGCCCTGGCAAGGTTCGCGAGCGCGTCCCGCCAGTCACCGCCGTCCAGCACCTCCACGCCGAGCACGAACCCGTCACTGTCGACGTCAACCAGGGCAGCATCATCGCGCACTGAAACCGTGCGAGCGACCGCGCCTTCGCGCAGCCGCTCGTAGTACACGCCGTCGTTGCCCGGCGGCCCCGCATGGTGCGCCTCACCGTGCGCGAGCATGCCGCGCGGGTCCGGGCCGCACTGCGGGCAGGCATAAGCCTCACGGGCCTTCCGGGATTCCTCGTCAGCGCACTGGCAGGTCCCGCCCAGGCGGGAGCAGCGATCCCGGTCCGGGCAGTCATTCCGCACTATCAGCCACCGAAGACGTACCCGAGGATGTCCTCGCCGGCCTTCCGGTCGTCCACCGTCAGGGTGTTCGCCTGCTCACGGGCGTACTTCACCGCGTGCAGCACCGCAGTGGCGCGAGCGCGCATCGCCTGGATTTCCCGGGCGGGCAGCTGGCCGCTGAACCTCACCTCAGTCCAGTAGCCCTCGATGATGTCGGTGTCATACTGGCGGACCTGCGCCGGGTGGTGGTCCGTCGCCGCGTACAGGACCTGGACCTGCGGGACCTTGATCGTCCGGACCGTGCGCTTCGGCGCGGCCTTCCACACGCCCGCGGGCAGCGCCGGGTCCTCATCGTCCCAGTCCAGGGCGGGGTTCAGCTGCGGCAGCTGCTCGATGAGCTTGATCAGCTCCTTCAGCTGGGCCTCCAGGAACAGCATGTAACCGGCCGGGACGTCCCGGACCAGGACCGTACCGTCCGGCAGGACGATGTCGCCGCGGGCCGAGCAGTTGCCCCACTCGCGCGTGAGCTTGAGGTCGAACAGCCGCGTCATGTGCGCCTGGGCGCGCTCCAGCAGCTCCGTGACGGTGAACTGGACCCGGCGGGCCTGCGCGGGCAGCTCATCGCCGTTCTCCCGCGCGGACTCATACGTCCGGGAGATGCCGGTCAGCGGGTCGTTCTCGCCGCCGACCGCCAGCACGCGCCTGATGTCGGCGACGTGCTTGTCCGTGTCGTCCGCGACGCCGCGCTCAATGGCGATGACCTGGTGCAGTGCAGTCATGACGTTCCTTCTTGCCGGGTACCGGGAATGGGAGAAGGCCCGGGAAGGGGCCGCTGTCACGCCCCGCGCGGGCGCTTCCCGGGCCTTAGTAAAGGAACAGTACCGAAGACTGCGTGATACTGCAAACCATTACGTGAGGACAAGCCAGGCGACGGCCAGCAGCAGCGCCACGGCGAGCGGGAGCCACGCGTCCCTCAGCAGCGACCTCACCGGCCCTGCCTTCCGCGCCACTCGCTGACCGCCCTTCCGCGCCACTCGCTGACCGCCCCGATGATGACGGCCAGCAGCAGGCCGGCCATGCCCGCGGCCATGATGAGCTGAAGGCCGGCCAGCGGCCCCGCGATGGTGATCACGTCACTCCCCCGTCCCGGGCGATCTGCCGGACGCGCTCCCGGGTCAGCCCGGTCAGGCTCCCGATGTCTTCAAGGGTAAGGTCGCCCTGCGCTCGCAGCTGGCAGATCACCGCGTCGCGCAGGATCATGCTCCCGGCAGCTGCTCCCAGCAGTGCCGTGCCTTCCTCACGGGCCTGCTCCCGGCGCAGCCGCTTCTCCTCGCGGGCACGGCTGGCTTCCGCGCGGGCACGCCGGGCGATCTCCATCCGCCCGCCCGCGGCGAGGTACTCACGGCCCGCGACGGTGATGAACCACCGGCGGTTCGGGGTGTTGTGGTAGTACGCGGAGGGCTCCATGGTCGCGGACCTGGTGATGTTGCCCATGCGCGCCTGGGTGGCCAGCAGCGTGTTCGCCTCCGCGAGCAGGCGCTGAAGCTCACCGCCATAGGAGTCGCGGTAGGCGAACTTGCGCGACAGCTCCCCCGTCGCCATTCCCGCCTCGCCGGCCTGCGCGAGCTCCGATAGCATTCCGGCCACGGAAATGTACTGCTGCTGCTTAGCCTCGCTCGCAGGCACTGGCCCTCAGCTCCTCCTCAGCGCACTCGCAGGACTGGCAGAAGACGGCCCTGGTTTTCCCCTCGCTCATCTCAGCAGGCTACCCTCGGTCAGCCAAGACCGCAAGATACCCGGAAGGCACGCCCTGATGCTCCTGCATAACCTCACGCACCGGCACGTCATCGCGTCCAAGGACGGCCTGGGCGTGTTCGCCTTCTGCTCCTGGCGCCTGGTGAACGCCGGGTGCCGCGTGCACTTCCAGCCCGCCCTCGACGGCGCCGGCTGGCACCGGCTGCCCGACGTCTCCGGCCCTGACGGCGAGCGCGTCTACGAGCAGATGCTGGTCGCCGGGTCCCCGATGGAGGCCATGGCGATCCTCCGGGGCACATCCTGAATCCGAACTACATTAATGTAACTTTCGAATACTCTTAGAAAGTACGGAAAAGTGATCTAAACTTGACTGTGAGCTGGGAAAAACTACCTGAATCTGCGACGCTCCGGCTCTCAACCACTTTTTCGAATTATTTCCCCCTCTCCTCGCGCGCAAAAAATGGAATTTTTGAGCGGGGAGAGAAGCGCGGGAC